TAGACCATGACCATCAAGTGTCTTACTCAACACATAGTCTTTGCCTGAGCCAGGACCACCACCAAGAAACACTGCTTTGAAAATGCCTTTGTCATGTACACCTTCACGAATGATTTCTTCATGTAGTTTCATACCCTTGCGTACATCATTGAACATTTGTTTGACATGTGCATGTGACATTGACGATGGTGCACCTTTCTTGAATGAATCAAGATCACCACTCTTTGCATGTTCACGCATCTTTGATGCTGAGATGCCAGTCACACCTTCTGCATCTGGATCACGTTCACCAGCCGAGTGTACTTTAATTTCTTTGAAGTTGAAACGAGCACCTTCATGTGCGCCATTGTATTTGTGCAGCAATCTGTGATATTCTTCTGTGCGATCAGAACCACCGACCATGTGCAGATGCGTTACACCTTTCTTGTGTAATGCCTCTGCGTGATCAAAGAATGTTGGTTTCTCTTTGGATGCTGCTGTGAAGTTTGTGCCAGGAAAGGCACGTTTGGCGTGTTTGACTTTTTGGTCTGCTGTAAGGGGATTTTTCTTTGCGTCCTGTGAGTGTGACAGGACGATGTGATGAGAACCACCGACCTTATCGGCAATTTCTTTGACTTTATTGACTAATTTTTCGTGACCATTCGTGATCGGATTCATGCGCCCAAAAGCCAGGACGGCATGTTTTTCCTTTTGTTCACGTAGAAAATCTCTAAATTTCATAATCCCCCTACCTCTGCGGCAGTTGTTTACGATATTTAGTATTTAGTAAACTTCTACATCTCCTGTGCCTGCCATGACACCCTGACAGTGAATTTCGTCAAGTTCAACAAGTCGGTCTTTCTTAATGTTTACAAAATGTGCATGTTCAGTGTCAATTCTGGTTTGAATCATCAGATTAATATTATCTGTGGCTAAAGCGATATACTCATCAATAAGTGATGGGCACATAGAGAAAAATCTGGTAATTAATAAATCTGTTGCAAATGACTTTCTATTGTCCTGAATCCATGTTGGCATTCTTTTTTTAAAGACATATTTACCAAAATGAAGATGATCATCAACTTTAAAGGAAGAATGAATGTCTGTTCTTGCTGATAATTTAAAGATGCGATTCACTGAATGCATCAGCTTCATCATTGCGGGTTCTTTTTTTAATAGCATCATTGTCTTTATCATCAATACATTTTCAGCCTCACTTTTGCGATGATTGATAGCAAATTTTACAATCTGCTCATCTCCAGACAAATCAACGATAAAATCAACATGTTCTGATATTTCTTTAATTTTAAAATCCTGAACAGGTACAGGTGAGCCATCAACAAGTAAAATAATTGCTTCTGGTACGTATTTTCTTAAAGTTTTTAATCCATCAAGTGTTTGATCTAGTCTATCATCTTGATTAATAACCCCCATTTGTGAATTCAAAGCGGAACTCACAATGAATAAAGGTTTGTTGGGAATAATTGAGTTATGTTCTATTGATGCCATTCAAACTCCGAAAATAATTTAATTGTTTTATATGTTGCTTTAGAATTTAATACATGAACTATTGTGTTGGTAATTTCTTTTGTATCCAACAATCTATCTTTGTTTGGATTTGTTCTCTGCATTGGCGTATCAATACCACCAGGATGGATGCTTGTTACTTTGATCCCATCATTACGAAGTTCTTCACCAAGAATGCCTGCAAACGCCGTAAGTGCATGTTTTGATGCTGCATAGATTGATTCATTTTTTATCTCATACAAACCAGCAACAGAGTTGATAAAGAAAACATTTGAACCACGTGACAAATATTTCTGCGCTGCTTTGGTCACATACATCGTACCCTTGACATTCAAATCAATAATTTTATCAATTGTTTTCATTGACTGAGAAGAAAACTCACCATACTCAAACACACCGGCATTATTGACTAACACATCAATGAACACGCCCATCTTTTCAAATGCCAACCTCACTTCTTCTGCATTCGATATGTCACATTCTACCCATTGAAACGTGTCTGGAGCGGCAAACAATTTGATTGATGGTTTAGTACGTGAAAGACCATACACGAAATACCCTTCGTTAATTAGTCTGTCTGCAATCTCTTGACCAAGACCATAACTACAACCTGTCACCACAGCCACTTTACGCATCACATCTCCTCAAAAATAGCAATACCATACTTTATATCTTCATCTGTGATATCATTTACGATCTTGTAATTACCAATGTGAATTGGCAATGGTGCAAACTGATTACCGTTACGATGTTTTGTTGCATCACTCAAACTTTCCTTCAACATCTTTATATTCGTAAAGTCTGGATGAAATGTTTTGAGTTTTAATCTCTTTGCTACATCAAATATACGTTTCAATTCATCAGAGCCAATATATGTTCTACTAAAAGAGATACACGAACTGAGCAAGCAATCAAGTGCTACTGCTTCACCATGCAACAGATTTGGTATGTTTGCCATCTCAATCACTGGGCTGAATGTGTGACCGAAATCTACACAACGATCCAATCGTTTCTCCCACAGATTAGGACCAAGTTCTTCTATCATATCTGTGATGGCAAGATTGATTACACGAACTGGCACTGCACCATGTTGAAACTTTTCTTCAATCAACATCTCAGCATTCTCTTCAAGCAACTTGAAAAGTTCTGGTGATTTGATCACTGCTAGTTTGAATATCTCTGCAATACCATTGACAATCTCACGCTCACTTTGTGTTGCAATAAACTTTTTATCGATGAATGTTGCTTCTGGTGGATAATACGCACCAATACGATTACGACGACCTAAGTGATTAACTGCTACTTTTGACCCAACTGAGGCATCAACAATTGCCAGAAGTGTTGTGGGGATTTTGATATATGGAATTCCACGACGATATATGCTGCAAGCAAACCCAACAATGTCAAGGAGAACACCACCACCAATGGCGATAATCTTTTCACGACGAAGAACTCCCTGTTTTTCAAAAAAGGTGACAATTTCATCTACATTTTTCCAGTTCTTGTTTTCTTCTTTACAGTCAATAATCAGTATTTGTGATTCAAGTTTTGTGACACCAAAATATTCATCGATTTTTGATTTATATAAATCCCAAACTTCAGTATCTATCACAATCACTCTACGATGACTATTGGATAAATTTGCTATATCTTGGTTACTCGGATTAAATATGTCAGCCGAATATGTTAATTTGAATTCTACTGGTAGTTCTGTTTTTACTTTCCAAGTTCGTTTGAACTTGTCATAGTCCATCATAAACTCATCACTCATCTAAAGCCTCATGAAACAATTTTGCCGCATGTACATAAAAATATCTTGCTTTGTTTATATCGCCAGCAATTAATTTGAATGGAAGCATACGAATAAATTGTGATGCTTCCAATATATCTATAAGTTTCATTTTATCTTCTGGCAGTTCGGACATGAAGTGGTTGTTGAATACTTCAAAGTTACTTGGTATTGTATTTGGATTGAAGAAGTCATTTCCGACTACACGAATATCACGATCATTGATGAAACCATAATGACTACGTGAACACTGAAGAACTTGTGCATAATCAAGATATTTTGTGTTCCACATACTTTCTTCGTATGTGTCAATGAACATTACACGGTCCTCTTCAAAAGAATACATGATGTTTTCTAATGTAGGATTGCCATGAATGTTACACTCATCATCATTTTCTAAATTTGAAAAGAATTCATACACAGGACCATGAATTGCTAGTGTGCCAGTAAGACCAATTACTTCTTTACTGTTTAACCAATAATTACCTTTTTCGAAGAATTCACCAAATGCTGGTATCTTCAATGCATCCATCAACTTTTGATGTATCTCTTCACGGAAGTAAAGTGATGGCGCTCCAGAAATTGGCGTTCTACCAAAAGAATGTATTGTGTTCAAACCTTTCCATACTGCTTTACTGATTTTGAATATTGTTTCTTCTTTGAGTGGTTCACCACTCAGAATAGATTTGATATCACGAAATCCTTCTAGATATTTTAAATCAAACCATGCATCAACACCAGTAGAACCAATAGCAACAACTTCTGGAAACAGACCAGGATAAATCTGATTGAAGTGTTGCAGTTTCATCAACTGTGAATACCAACGAACAAAACCATATTCACGATTCTTCGTGCGTGATATTTCTTTACGAACAATGTTCTGGTCTGGTATCCAATAAGTTTTGCTCAGTGAGCCACCTTTAAGTTCAATCGTTTTCATTTCGCACCCAATGTTTGTCTTGCTACTTCAATACCATATTCTTGTGGACTACCTAAAACAATTGTTTCTTGATTTGTTGCTAAACCATTCATGAACGCAGACTTATCATCTGCAATCATACTCTGAATTACATTTGAAATATAAAGTTCGTCATCCGAATGAAGTTTGTTGTAGTATTCAAGATATCTATTGCCAGATTCAAAGCCATACAGGCCTGATGATGCGTATGGCGATATCTGTTTCTTCTCAACTATTTCTGTAACGACGCCTTCATATGCACGAACATAAGAATATTTTGGTGAGTTGCCAATGAATACATCAACATATGCTGTATATGGATAAGCCAACATTTCACTTATCGATTTCAAATTACGACCAGTCACAATCGTGTCTCCGTTGTGAATGAAAGTTGGCAACTCTGGATGATTCAGATAATCAATACCAATCGCTGCTGTATGTGCTTGGCCTTTTGTGTCACCAATATACAGAATATTCTTTTCATTCAAATCAAAAGGTGCAATCGTTTCAAGAAGTTGATCTTGAAAATAAACATCACGTTTGTTCGCAACAAGAAGCACACGGCAATCTGTGTGTAGATTCTTTATGATATCATGAATGATTGTCTTACCATTCCAAGGCAACAGATACTTTGGAATATCAAAACCAACGTCATGAAAGCGGGTGTTGTAACCCGCCATGCAAATAACAAGATTTACTTCAGCCATTCTTCCATGTCCTCACGTAGTAAAGAGTGCCATGTGCCATTGTATTCGCCTGGAGGAAATGGATGATTGACATCACAGTATACTAGTTTTTCACCAACAAGACCATACTTTTTCCAGTTAGCACTCATGAAATCTTCCATCATAAACTGTATGCCTTGTTTATAAAATTCATCATAGTTTTTAAACACCTCAGCATACTTGTTCATATTCTCTGATGAAGAAAATGCAAACTGATCATTACCAAAATCACGATCTGGTGTCATGCGACAGTTTGGTATATGCAACTTAGAGTTGTCTAATTGATCAAAAGGTATACGAGTATTAATAGCAAAATCAAATCTTGAACGAATAACCCAATCAAACTTCATTGAATTATTTTTTTCATATTCTTGCTTTAATTTCATGGTATGATAAATTGCATACATTTGTGCATATGTTGACATACGACCATCCTTAACCTTCCAATTTGGAGAAGGAGGAGGTGTGTTAGTATATGCTGATAAATCTATTTCTAAAGGCTGCTCAACAATTGCACCAGCTGGTTGATACAGATCAAGGGCTTGTTCATGAAGATCGTTTTCATTTTCCCAAGTGTGAAGAAAAACTGTTACATCATTTTTATACAAAATATTTTTCAAATGATAGTAATGCCCCGCTTCAACCATTCTTGGTTGACCTGAAATACAAAGTGCTATTTTACTTGTCGTCATATTTTGCCTCAATCACTTTACGCCACTCTGGAACACGATCATACTGATGTACAATAGTATACTCTATTCCCTTTGAAGTTACAACCTTATCGCCTTCTAATTTCGGTGATGATTCTAGTAGATGCGGTCTGAATTGATCAATCTTACTCGGATCGGCAGTTGTACCTAATTGACATGCCCAACCGTATTCTGATTCAGTATACATTGACGAATCAATATATGGATGTCTTGAAATCATTACATTGAATACTGCTTGATCAACAATTGGTATTGGTCTATTAATACAGTTTAAAAACAGTTGTAATGCTAAATCTTTCATTGCATAACCACGACCTGCAATCACACCAACATTAAAAATAGTATTGTTTTTAAAATCTTCATAGATACCTTGTCCATAACATTGTGTAATGTTTTCACGACCCCATGGTTCATCTTTGTATTTCATGCTTTCAGATGAGAATACCAAATCTTCTCGGGTAGAAAGATTTTCTTCTAGCCAATCAACAGGATTTTTTTGAAAGATAACATCTCTCACATCTGTGGTAATCACATAACGATAGTCGTTGTCTTTCAGAAGTTTGTAAATGTGAACAAATCGCTCAACATGCACCATCAATTGTGATTGATAGCTTAAATTACCATCACCATCTTGATTGAATGCTATGATTGAGAAGCCTGCGTCAGTTACCTTTTGTACGGTATCTTTGTCGCAGTTCATGAGAATCAGAACTTTATCACCTTCAAAGCCTGATGCGTTGATTGAGTTTACCCAATATTTTAACTTCGACCAATCATAGTTGGTCGAACACCCCACGATACAATCCTTCATAATATCTCCAATAATTTATTTTCTGTCTGTCGTCGCCCAGTTTCCTGTAAACTTTTTGTATTGTTTTGTACTTTGACCTGGCGTGTCAGTGAGATATTTATCTCTCAGTTCTGGACGACCCCATTCACCAGCACCAGCCTTTGATACAAACTCTTGTTTTTCACGAATATTGTTAAATTCTTTTACCCAACTAAACTTGGTTGATGCAGGAATCCATTTTTGACCAATGCTTTTCTTACCTCTGATATAATCGGTATCAATCAATATCCAATCTTTATCTTTACTGAAAGCAACGGTGTGTGCTTTTTTCAATATCTGAACGATCTTTCCAGTTTTTTCTAACTTACCTAAAGTTATCACATCTTTATCATAGATACTGGATTCTGATATATGTTCTTTAAAAGTTTTCATACGGCAAATGATGAACCACAACCGCAAGTTGCAGTTACATTAGGATTTTTGATTTTGAATTGTGAACCCATCAATGATTCTTCATAATCAATTTCCGCATCATTTACATAATGCATACTAATACTATCTATAACAACCTGTATGCCATCACGTTCAAACACATGATCATCGGCTTCTGATTGCTCTTCAAGTGTAAAGCCATACTGAAAACCTGTGCAACCACCACCCTGTACGAACACACGTAGTTTCAAATCAGGATTTTCTTCATCAATGATTGATTTAATTTTCTTTGCGGCAGTTGATGTAATGTTGAACATTAGCCCCTCGTCAATGTAAGAATCTTCTGCATTTGTTTCTCAATAATAGGACCACGATTAGGCCAGTGAATGTATGGTTGATTTGCAGTCTTATATAAATTTGTCAGAAAAGGCATGATAATCTTTTCTACTTGTTGAAGTCTTTGTTTATATTCCTCAACAGTTTCATCTTTCTCTGCAATGACTGCTTGATATTCAACTTCATCTACGGTGCTGAAGCCAAAGTCATCATCTGCATATTCTGCTAAAATCTTATTGATATCGTAACTCATTTATCCCATGCCTTTTGTGCGTTAAAGTTTTGTCTACTGAATTCTAATCTATCTACCAGTTTTAGTGCTTTACCAAGATGATCTACAGCAACAAATCCTTCTGGTGCCGTGATACGAAAACCATCATCGGTGCGAACGAATGTGCCAATACTCTTGATAGTTTCTAACTTACGAATAACCATTAACTTGGCATCAACAATTAAATTCATTAGATCGAAAATTGCTTTCAGATTTATAGCGTTTGAACGATAAAAACGCATCACTTCATTCTTTTCTTTCAAACGTTTTTGTTTCGTATCTTCTTTCTTTGCTGCAAGAACTTCTTTGTTTAATTTTGCTTCCACCCAATTTAATAATTCTTGTGTATGAACTCTGGTATCAGAAATCTTTTTACCTTCACGAACTTTGGTGTTGTTAAACGTTTTAATCTGCGTAAGAAAAACATCAGATGCAGCAATTCGATTCAACGTCAGTGCGGGTATTGTATTAAACAATCTACCTGCATTTGAAAGTATTGATGTGATTGCTGCCGTTTCTTCTTCGGTGAATGTGACAGAGCCAGATGCGTCAGTGAATGATGCATCACGAAACCAAACATCTTTGGTTGGTTTTAAATGTCCAATGTCAATGTTGAATGATGCTTTCATTGTCTCAAGTGTTTTACCAGAGTACGATGTATGGAATACCACGCCAATGTGTGCAGCAAGCATTGTTTGTGCCAACTTTGATTTTGTTGGCACTGCGTATACGATTGTATTTGGTTGAAAGATGATATAATCTTCTCCATCGATTGTCTCATGTTTGATATCTCCTTTAGAGAACATCATGTCACCTTGCAAAACACCTTTGATGCCTAACTTAGGTAAGAATGCTAATGCAAGTTTTAGTTTTTGATTGAGTCCTTCGCCGGGATGATTCTCATCAATATCTTCATCAGTATAATTCAATTTTGCATTTTTTGCAAACACTGATTTAGTACCGACAAAAAATTTGCCGTTCTCTGGATTTGTGCCAGCAAAGATTGCCGGTGCACCATCCCATTTTGTGGTTATGTTTATTTTATTGCCAGTATGACCAGCAAGCATGTTTCGTAAGGAACGTAAGAATTCAATTGCTTCACGTGCGCCTGATACACCACCATTTAATACATTATCTTCAAGATGTTCCAAGTGAACATTCTTACCTTCTTTACTCTCTGTTATGAAGTCCATGAATTTCATTTTACTTTAAATTTTCTAAATCTTTTGCGGTTACGTTACCAAATAGTTTTAAAAAATCTCCTGGTTTATCCAGTGAGTATGGAGATTGTATTTTTGTTTTACTATCAAGTCGCCCCTGTGCTCTAATATTTCCACTCGCAACATCAACGCCCAAAGTTTTATCCATCTTTGAACCGGCTCTACCTAAACGCAATTCAATTGCCATAGGTATTTTTAATTGTGGTATAGGAAGATTTAATGGATTTTTTTTAAGATAAAAAAGACCTGCTCCACCAATTTGAATATAGTAACACTTTTTTTTGTTGTAGTGATCGTGTAAGAAAGTGTGTGGTACTTGCATCTTTGCATTTAAAGGTACTAAAAATCTTTCTTTTGTTAATTCTTCCCACATAGTTTTAGTTGCCTTTAGTGGTAATCCCTTCACATCTTCACTCAACAATTTTGCATCATTTTTTTTAACATAATTTAGAAGTTTATCCAAATCTTTTTGTTTGGTACTCAACACTTCCTTTAATTTTGAATCAATCGCAGGATCAATAACAGTCTTTGCAGATAAACTAAATTTTTTAGTTTTTATATCATAATTATAAGAACCGCCTCCCATTTGCGCTTTGTTGTCTTGTTTGATTTCGATGTTTATTTGATAGTTATCCATCAATAAAACTAAATCAGGTTCAGTGGCGGCGAAAGCAGCAGTTGATGCTCCTTCTTTAAGTTTTAAACCTTTGATTTTTTTTATTTGGGGCTTAATCTGTCTAAGAACTTTGTTCTCATATTCTACACCACCTGCGCCTACGGACATATAATTTCCTTACAAATTTACGGTTATTAGTGTATTTATACTTTGAAACCCCCGAACTTATCATTTGAGCGTCTTTCACGATCTCCGAAGGTATTCAAAGGTTTATCGGGCGGTACCTGACCAGCATCTATTAGATCATCTTGTGCGCCCTGTTCAACATCATACAGTTTCATTTTGGCTCTGTCAATACCCACGACAAATCTTTTGAAATAATTCGGATCATTGTAACGATTCTTGAGTTGCTTAATTAGTATCTGATTCAATTGTTGCAACTCTTCTGTGCTTATCAAAGCAAACATGAAGTCGGCCGTAGCTGGCAGACCAAACGATTCTGAAGTATCTTCTAGACCTGGATCCGAGCTTGTGAAGCCGCTTCTGGTGGTCTGTGTAGCAGAGACTATAGGAACATCAAACTCGACCGCTAGACCCCTCAATTCCTCTGCAATGGCCTTAACATAAGAATAACTATTTACGTTAGCACCAGGCTTGATTCTAGCACTTGCACAAATGTTAAGATAGTCAATAAAGATGATGTCAGGTTTGAAACTTTTCTTTAGTTGCAATTCATTTAACAAAGCACGAAAGTGTAATGCAGATGCCGCAGCGGTCGGATACTCTTTGATGATGAGTTTGCCTTGTGTGTTGACTTTGAGTGCAGAGAACTTTCGATCATAATCTTGTTTACTGATAGAGTTCAGGTCTGCAATATCAATGTTCAATAGATTGGCATCAATACGTTCAGCAATTCTTTCTTCGGCCATTTCCATCGTGATGTACAACACATTCAGACCTTGTGATAAACATGAACCAGCAACGTGACACATGAACAGTGACTTACCAACACCAGTACCAGCAAGTGCAATGTTCAGTGTTTTCTTTGGCAGACCGCCTTTGGTAATCTTGTTAAATAGATCAAGATCAAATGGTATCTTTGTTTCATGACGATGATAGAATTCAAAACGATTATCCGAATCGTCGATATAATCATGACCAACAGAATTGTCAAATGAAACACCAAGTGCATCAGATAGCATCTTTGGTATGGCACCTTTACCATCTTTGTTTTCTCTATCATCAAGAATTTTGACAGACTTCATGATGGCATTATAAATTGCTTTATCTTGACAAAACTTTTCAGTTTGTTTGATAAGCCAGTCTGTATCAGTAGGATTTTCTTTGTCGGCGTTGATTTCACGAATCATTTCAACTGCATCTCTGACTTGTTCTTCTGTCAGTTTACGTGATTCAGTAAAATTAATTACAAGTGATTCGTAGGTAGGAAGATGTTTGAATTGATGAATATGTTCATTGATTTCCTGAAAAAGAATTCGATCAGTCGTATCTGAGAAGTATTCGTTTTTTAAGAACGGAATAATTTTTCGTGCATAGTCCTCATTGAATATCAAATTCTTCAGGATTGTAGTTTCTAGTTTCATGATTTGTTTGAGCAATTAGAATTTCTGTTAGTATTTCACCTATAAAGTCATGAAATTCTTCGTCAAGAATTAAATCGTCTATGGGTATTTTAGGAGAAAACATTACTGTGTATCCAAAAGTCATTTTAGCATAATCATCAACTTCTGTAAACTTTGCTGAATGATAACGATACAAAACTCCTGCATATTTTCCCGTTTTGATTCCGACACCCGTTTGGGTGCCCTCTTCGTTGTCTATCAAAACATAATCGATATTATGTCTCGGCTTCATCGACCTCTTCCTCCAGAATTGCATTTTGTCCCATAATGCTGCTATAAGTGATTTCATATTTCTTCCTCACAAACTCTTTGAAACGTTCATCTGCAAGAATGTCTTTCCAGAATTCTTCTGTTTGTGTATCCACAAAACGTTTCTTCTCAAGCACTTCACCGGTGTTCTGATCTACTTTGGCATACCAACCATTGCTTGGCTTAGTGACGAAATTGCCTTCGAGTGCAATATCCAATAAACCAGACCACTTGTTAATACCACCGTCAAAAGATACAGTAACAGGTATCTTTGATTTTTCTCTAACATATCTACTCTTTTCTACGTTGATGATAAAGTTGTAGCCGACGATTTCTGTACCATCTTTGTCTTGTTGACGACCAAGAATCCAGATTGTGTCTGCTGAATAATATGAGCCTGTGCCACCACCAACAATGTCTTTCGGGAACATACCAATCTCTTTGTATGTGTGATTGACAACAACCATAGGAATATCTTTGATAGTCAAGTGTGGTGTTACCATACGGAATAACGACTTCATCTGTTTTGCTCGGCTCATGTCAGCAACAGATTTGCCTTCGATTGAATCTTCGACTTCTTTCTTTGATGCTAGATTGCCAATCGAATCTAACACAATAATCACTTTGTCAGTCTTTTCGATGTTCTGTAATTGATTCATGATATCATGTTTCAACTGCTCAACATCAGTAATTGGTGTGTGAAGTACACGTTCAGTATCAATACCAAAAGCATCAAAGTATGATTGTGGTGTGCCAAACTCAGAATCATAAAACAAAACAACGGCATCATCATACTTGTTCATGTATGATTTTGCCATGAGTAAAGCAAACGCTGTCTTGAAATGTTTTGATGGACCTGCAAACATCGTCAGACCTGGTGTAAGACCACCATCTAGACTACCTGATAGTGCCACATTAATAATAGGCACATCAGTTTGAATCATATCTTTATCAGTAAAGAATTTCGATTTAGAAAGCACCGATGTTTCTTTAATTGTTGATGCTTTCTTTAGTTTATCAAGTACGCTCATTCATATCTCCAATATCTGCAATTTTGTCTTTTGGTATCACTGCATGTTTATCATCTACAAAGAATGATTCTAAACTACGTGTGGGGGTGTTGTCAAGCTTTTTCTTCTTTATAATTTTTTTAGAAGGCTCCATTTCTTCTTTGTACCCTTTTATCTTGCGGTAAGTTTGATTCGCTGCTATCAACAATAATACCGCTAAAGGATCAAATACGACAATGATCACAAAGATCACCAGACGAACTGCTTTGTCAATTAAGTCTCTATCTTGTGTGCCATATACAACTTCGGCCACATACTTTATAGGCCCCAAATCCGATTCAGCCTTCTTAACTTCCAAGGATAAAGGGAGCTTCTCTTCCGTGAGTAACTGTATCTCTTTTTGTAGCCTCTTAGTCTCAGCAATGATTCTCTCACGGTCTTTCTGTTGGGCTTTACGAATTTGGTTCGCTCTTTCAGCCCCCTTTTCATCTTTCGTTCTGCCCATAATTTGATCGACAGCTTCATCATACTGACTAAGGTTCTTGTTGTTCCTCTCAATCTGCGATTGAATAACTTTGATCTTTTCATCATAGAGTTCTACCTTTGCTACTTGTGGTGCTACAGTGCTTGAATGTTCGATGTGTGCTTTTGACAAATAACCAAAAATACCCATCGATGTGATGCCCATCAACAACACAACTGCAATTAAAAAATAAAGTTTGAGTGCAGAGAATGTTGTTTTCCAATGATTGTATACCCATGATACAGTTACCAATTTTGCTGCTTCAAGCACAGAACCCATAATAATAATAGGCCAATATGAACCTGGAAATATCTGTGCAAGACCAATCACTGAATAGTATGCTGCAATACCAGACAGTGCAAGTGCAGTTAAAAATGGTAGTATTACGTGTATCATGGATTGTTTTTTGAGTGTGGTACATCAAACACTAACACAATTCTATCGTTGTCTCCGATATTTTTTGCTGAGTGTTCTTTTTTATTGTCAAACCAAAACAATGTGCCAGGCTTGACAATGATCGTTTCATCTTCAACCGTATATTCGTATGTACCTTGAATTGATAGATGATATCTATCTTTAGTCAAATAATATTTTCCAAAGTCAGTGTGTTTGCCTGTTATGCCTCCTGGCGGTAAAGCAAGAAATCCAGCACGTTTAAAATTTTTAAAATGTCTTTTTAAGAATGCCACTGCTTCTGTATGTCGATAATATGCTGGTGATGGCATACAACCTTCAGAATCGAAAACATATTCATCTTCATGACTGATTGTTCCAATCACAAGTTGAAGAACTGCGGCTTGACTTATATAAACATGTGGGTCCAAAACTTTAGTTTCGGGAAGTTTCTTTTGAAAGTTCCAATCTTCAGGATGCTGACTCAGTTGTTTCAATATTTTTGAAACGTTAATATCGGTTCTAATGATTCTTATATTCTTCATGCAAAAAAACTCTCCAAAGAATATTGCTTTTCAGTTTTCCAATTAATACAATCAAGAATCAGTCTAATTGGTTCTATGAATGTTTTCTCAAACTGAGTTTCATAATCAACGTAATCTTGAAGGCCAAATTCTTTTGGCAGTCTCATTGGAAAAGAAACAACCGTATCTTTGAATGGATTCGGCACTTTCAAGTATGTGAATTTAAGTTTTTCTCCTTCTTGTATCAAAGGATACTTAGTCATCAAGTCAGCTTGTTTAAGGAAATGATTATATAGTATTGCCCCTTTAACATGAATTGGTGTACCTTTCTTGTATATTGTAGTAGGATCGGCATACTCTTTCAAGCCATTACAACCACGTGGAAAAGATATATCTTCTACAGGTAATCGTTTAAACTCTTCTTTAAAATCAGCAATAAATTTTTGCACCGTTTCTTCATTGGTGTTCACAATCAAATCAACCAATTGATACATCTTGTCACGTACAGCAGTGGGTGTTGATGATTTAACCATCTCAAGACCCATGACTTTGATTTTTGGTTTTGCATACTGAACACCTTCATTGTTATACACGTTCAGAATGTATCGTTTCTTTGCAGTCCATATACCTTTATCAGACAAGCCCTCACGTTTCATTTGCATCTTTTGGTCGAATGCGTGAACATACGTAGCAAGTTCCTGATAACTCTGATCGATATATGGTTGAATTTTCTCTTCACAGATTTTATCCATGAAGGTGATAACTTTCTCAGTTGATGATTTTTTCTCATACACAGAATCAACCAATGGACCAAGATTGAGATAGATAGAATCTGTATCCGAAGCAATAACATAGTCAGTATTCGTTTTCAATAGTTTGTTCAAATACTCGTTGAGTTTATTTTCAATCCAACGAATCGATAGTTGACCTGCTTGTGTGACAGCAAGTGCTTGGCGCAAATCATAAAAACGAAAATACTGAGAACCCATTGCACCGTAGGCAGAGTTAAGTGAGACTTTCTTAGCAAGTTGTAGATTGTTGTATCTTGCAATCAATTTTTCAATTTCTTTTTTCTTTGTTTTATCCTTCTCGTTTTCATATGCCTGTTGTTCTTTCAACATTAACTTCTTAAACTTTTTACGATCTTCATACATTTCAACCATCATCGCAGGAAGAAAGCCTTCTTTATCTGTACGAAAGAATTGACCGTTCGGTGTAATAGTTACATCTTTCAACACGCTCGTATCAAGTTTCTTCTCCAACAGACTTTCAACAGATGCCTGTGATGCAAGTTTACGCATGTCATCTGTATAATCATGATTGTTAATCAAAGTCTCTGGTGAAATATTGTATTGCATAATCAAATGTGGATACAGACTGTTCAAGTCAAATGATGCGACCCAATGATGCAATCCAATTTGTGGTTCTTTGACATATGCACCTTCAAACGCTGCCGTTTTATTTGCAATGCGTCGTGGTGGTACGACGATCTTTTTTTCTAACAGATAATTATAGATCAGTGCATCCCACATTCTTGTTTGTGCAAATACATCGTCATAGTTGCACTTTGTATCATAGGCAAGAGTCAATGCAAGTTCAATCAATTTCAATTTATCTTCTAGTTTCAACACCAATCTAACATCTTTGATGTTATAGTCGATAAATTTTTGATAGTCAAGTTTATAAAGTTGATGGAGGCTATCATATTCATCATATGATAATTTACTCTCACCAAGTTCTACGCTGGCAACTGTATCAAGACGATAGTTTTCAATGTTTCTACCACCAGGCGCATACCACTGATACAGTTCAAGATAGTCAAGCGCAGATACGCCAACCATATCATAAACTGTTTGTTCTTTACCTTTGAATACTGTATTGCGTTGTGAAATAACAGACCAAGGTGAAAGTTTCTTTACGTCATCCTCTCCAAGTATACGGGTAAAACGGTTGATAAGATAAGGAATATCAAAGAACTTGATATTCCAACCAGTAACAACGTCAGGATGATTGCTTGACCAATCAGCAAGGAAGCGTTCACACAAATCGACTTCATCTTTACAAGTAACATAATCTACACTTTCATCATTATTACGATATGAACCACAACCATACACTGTAGTACCACCATTTAACTGATGAATGGCAATTGCAGTGATGGGTTCTGTAGCTTTGTAAGGATCAGGAAAACCATTCTCCGAACCAACCTCAATGTCTATGAAAACGACAGAGAGATGAGAAATATCCCAATCAACAATCCCTCTAAAATTGTCAGCAATGAATGCGTATTCATAGCGTGTATTGCCGTAGATTTTAAAGTTTGCAACATCTTCATAACGTTTGACAAAATCACGTGCCTCCCGAATTGTTTCAAATTTCATAGGTTCTAGAGGATCATTGAATAGTGAATGAAACTGATCAGAACCCAAAGATGGTTTGTTAGATTGTAAAAACAAAGTCGGAGAGTATTTGACTTTGCTCTTTACTCTCCGACCGTTTGTTACGCCACGAAACAATATATGATTACTATGAACACATACGTTTGTATAATATTTTGACATTAAAGTTTTAATCCTGCTGGTGCAATTTCGATACGACTAAACATTTTACGATATTGTGCTAAAAGATCAGAAACAGGTGTATTGATTGTTAAAATATCTTCATGCTTGAGTGTAATTCCTTTATCAAACTCTTCGACAAAAGCAAGATATGGTGCAAAGCCAACACCACCTGGATCATTTGCTGAACGTGGTGGTACGGAAATTACTTGCACTGGATTTTTAACTAACACAACAACATCACCTTCGAGTGATAGTTCGGCAATAATAGTTTGATGTGTTTTAAACGTGATACATTTTATGTTCATACTGTTACCTTTGTTGTTGGTTCATAAACGTCAAGTGTGACCCATTTTTTGGGAAACAACATTTCACGACCACGAAAGTCGGCAATGTCATATGTTGGATCATCAACAAGACCAATCAGTTCGACCATATTGTCAAAATCACGCAATACAAGATCATACTTGTATGCTTTAGGGAGTTTAGGATTTGCCTCGGCAAGTTGCTTGGCTACTTTTACAGTTGTGCTCATATTATATCTCCTTCACCTGTTGTACATTAACTTCACATTGTTTCAAAAAGTTGATTCCTGCATTGCTTCTATAATCATGCCTATAATAAACCTCCTTGATTCCTGACTGATATATCATTTTAGCACATTCTAAGCATGGTGCGTGGGTAATAAACATCGATGCCCCATCACTTGAATTTGTTGACCGAGAAACTTTGGCAATAGCATTGGATTCGGCATGTAGCACTTCTGGTTTGGAACGCAATCTTGTCCATCCATGTGCTGTTTCTGTGAAACCATTAATTTTCATCCACTCATCAGTTTTATAACATTCTTCTTTCAGAACATACTCTACTTCTTCACACATGTTATTCCAACCAGATGGCATACCATTATAACCAATGCCGATGATGGTATTGTCTTTGACGATTACACATCCCACTTGTAATCTCTTTGCGGTAGAAAGTTCAGCATATACACTTGCTGCTTTCATATGGGCTTTTACGTATTTTTGTTTCATTTGAAGTAAGCACTCACTCGTGCATGAGCGCAAAATGAAAAAATCAATCCTCGGATTTTTCTTCTTTGGATTTCTTTTTGAAGTCAATGCGTGGAGCAATGATTGCTTTAATCATTTCACGCTTGTAATCGAATTTACTTTCACCCTTGAGACTTGATAATATAATTTTCAAGTCCTTTTTCATTTTAAAATTTGAGTTCGATTTCATCACCATGTCCAAGAAACGTAAGAGTATCGGGTGCCTTTTGTCACCATATCTACTTTATGTGGGTACAAAAAATTAGAAGGAAATATCATAATTTCACCTGCTTTGAGCGGTACAATACTATCTTCCCAAAATACAAGTTCTCCACCTCTGTATTCATTGTTTAAGCTACCTAAAACAGATAGTGTTGGTATACCTTTACGATGACCATCAAACATGGAATGAATATGATCACAATGTAATTTCATATTCGTGTTCTCACGATATCGATTGAAACGGACTTCTGTGTATCCCTTCCAAGCTTGATACCATGTACATCCTGACTGTGTAAGTTCTTCATGATACCTTTTTAGGGCATCCCATATTCGTTGCATAATATAATTTTTGTGCTTCACCTCAGACCATGTTACAGAAAGTTCATTTTCTGTTGAGTGGGAAGTATCTGATTGATGATCGTAAAATGTATGTGTTTGAAACTGTCCTTCAACTTTTTCAAGTTCATCGACAGTCTCTTGGCACACTTCTGGTGTTAGCCAATCAGAATAGACTTTGAGATATGATCGTAAATCTTTATCCATTATATACCTTTCAACAAGTGGGGCTTGCGCCCCACTCTATTACGCAGCCTTTTTTTCTTCTTGTAGAAGTTGTGGCTGGAATGTTTTTAGTTCATTACCAATTTCAATCTTGCGTGGTTTCTTGTGTTCAGGTACGATATTCTCTAACCCAACACGTAGAATACCATCTTTGTATTCCGCACCCTTTACTTCAATGGTGTCGGCGATAGTGATTGTTTTGGTGAAGGAACGTGTGCCAATACCACGATGTAGATATTCAAGATTTGGTGTACCTTCTACCTTTTCACCTTTGATAGTCAAAGTATTTTCTTGTACCTGAATATCAATATCATCTTTACCAAAGCCAGCAACAGCAAGTTCGACCACATATTTGTTATCATCTAGTTTGACAATGTTATGTGGAGGAAAATTGTTTACTGGGCGTGTATCATTTAGAATGCTTTCAACATCATGAATGAATTTCTCAAAACCAAGTGTTTGATGAAACAATGGTCCAAAAGCAATACGTCCTACTGTCATAGTTTTCTCCTTTTTAAGCAAGTTAAAAGTAACGTGATCCATTAGGCATCACGACTTACTTGGCAACCGAAAATGCTGTTCGATTGACAAGATAAGTTCTTTGTGGATTACTTTGATTGAACACCTTAATAAACTCGTTGGAGCCTTCTTTGATGACATCATCGTAATCTCTAGTATACACCTCTTCTTTGGTATACTTGTTGATCAGTTTCACAGGATTCTTTTTCACTTTGTGCATGATATATCACCATTAATCTACTTTACCTTTTTTACCTATGTTATATTTAGCAATCAATTCCCAATCATCCTTCTCTTTAAAAGCAATGATCTTGATCTGATGAATCGGAGCCATGTTATGTTCTACTATATCATAGTTTACAATTTTTAGCAAGCCCCACTCTTCAAGTAAATTGGCAATAGCGTTACGTCTTTGTATATCATTCTCGGTAATTGTTGACAACTTACCGTCTAATGCAAACAGTTCTTTAAAATGTACAATATAATACTTGCCTTGCTTATGCAATATATGGCAAGATTGATAGAGTACCTTTTCTTTGCGTGATGAGACACCGATACGTGTTAGTGTCTCACGCACTTTAAGGAAGTCATCTTGCTTGGGCAAAGTGACTTCGACAAATTTAGATAAATCAACCATGTCATTTTCCTAACCCACCTGTATAGGTTTCTTGTTTTAGTTTTTGGATTTGTTCTTTGCTAAGTAGGCGCAAAGCATCACGTGCTTTGGAGTCGGAAAGGCCATAGACCAATTTTACACATTCCAAATCATCGTTTTTTTCAGCCTTTGCCCACTTCGCAACAGGTCTTTTCATAGACCTGATGGTATTTAGCAAAAAGTCGAATTGTAGTTTCTTTTCAAGATAGTGTCTACTATTCATCTCATTTGCAAAGGCCAGACAATCCTTGTGCTGAGACAAGGCTCGGTTGATTAGAAAAGGATTATAGTCCTTCTCTGTTATTTCATCTACAATAAGTTGTTTTTTAGACTGTAGAATGGCGGTAGCATAGTCAAATGGATTGCTCATTTATTAAGCACCCAATCTTCAGCATGTTGTTCTGCGGTCTCTTGATGATTGAACATCAATTCATTTTCAGTTTCGAAATATGAATCAATCATGACAAGTCTGTATCCACCATAGGTACGTGAAAATATCATGGCATGTTTCAAACCATCTTCAGAATAATATTCACTAATCACTTTACTCATTTGAACTCCACGTTGGCCATGATCTCTGTAAGACAAGCAACCAGATTGATCTCTTGATCAGCAACAAATGCCTGCTTGTACTGATAGTCAGCAAGAATCAACACTGCTTGTGGTATACTCTGTGGTTTTACAATGTCATACAAAGCGTCATACAGTTTACGAAAGAATGTCGTGCTATCAATGTCTGTCGTTGCTGCCCATTTACGGACGGATGTAAAGTCTTTTTCTTTCAGATGTTTGACGATTTGTGAGATGGATATGTCACCAATCTGAGAGAGGATGCCTACATCAATCTTGCCGAGTTTGGAATAGCGTTGAAGTTCATTGATAACACGACGAAAATCTGGAAAGTGTTTCTTGACTACTTCAGCAATTACCTTTTCATCAAATTCAACTTTCTCTGTGTCTAGTATGTGTGTGATTCGTTTGAAGAATGCTGCTGCCATCTTCTGCTTCTCACCATTTTTCAAACCAAATTCAATCACCGCACATCGACTGTGCAACGGCTCAATGATTTTACTTTTGTAATTACAAGTGAAGATGAACGAACAGTTTTCAGCAAACTCTTCGATTGCGTTACGCAGAATCGCTTGTGCGTTTGGTGTTAGATAATCTGCTTCATCTAGAATGACAACCTTGCGGCCACCAGAAAAAGACATTGATGAAGCATAGTTTTTGATTTTGACACGAATAGTATCAACACCATTCTCATCAGAACCATTGAGTATCATGAAGTCGCATCCGACTTCGTTGCACATTGCCTTGGCGATTGTTGTCTTGCCCACGCCTGCTCCACCAGCCAGAAGAAGATTTGGTATCTGCTTCTGGTTCACGTACTCTTGAAATACTGCTTTCAAGCGTTCTGGTAGAATACAGTCCTCGACTGTTTGTGGGCGATACTTTTCTGTCCATAGAAAATGTTCCATGGTTACCTTTCACATAAATCATAATAATAAAATTATATCAGTTATTCAGAAGATGAACAACATCTTCCAGACTTTCTTTTACACGCCAGTCGATATTATTCACACCATAAATGACTGTATATGGATTAAGTTTGTTATCTGAGCCACCAGGTTCTATCAATGAGAAAACTGAAGCGACAATATCAGCGTTGATATAAAGATCATCATCATCAAATCCCTGTGCAGCGTTCGTAAATTTTACAAATTTAGACATGTTTATACCTTTTCATATTTGGAACCTTTTTCAGTAGCTATCCAATACTGAAGATTCAAGTTTTTGTGTTTAAAATTTGATATACCTTTTGAAGATATCTTCACATCATATGAGCCTGTTATCATTTTGATGTGTTCAACTTTAAATAACATTGAATAGATATCACCATTGCCTTTTGCAATGTCAATTGAATCTGTATGACTTGAATCATTCACAGGATCAAAAGCCTTTACAAAGATTCTTTCGCCGTCAGATTCAAAAGCAATGAAAGGAGAAGATAGAACGGCAGCAGCCTTCATCAACCAATCAAAATCTTCTTGTTTGAACTCAAAAGATATTTCTGGGTTAGGCATGTTTATAGGATTTTCAGGTGGCGCCACAATCATGTTTGGCGCACAAAATCTATATTTGATTTTACTTCGTCCTTGCAGACCAGAAATGATGACATCGTTGTCCTTAAAGTCAAGAACAGGATCATCTTTGTGTAAGGTCAAGACAGAAAGAAAATTGTTGAGATCATACACACCGAACTCAGTGGGAATTTCTTCTGAGATGGTTGCTTCTGCCATTAGATTTTTCAAACTAGAGACAGTTCGAATCGTCTTGCCTTTTTTAAATATGATACCCTGATTGATTGTTGCAAAATTCTTCAACAAAGTTATTGTATCATTTGATAGTTTCATAATTTATTTCCTCGTCAAGTCATGATTATGTAAGGCCATTATAGCATAGTGAACGACTTTTAACAAGTCATCACGATTGTAGCCATTCTTTTTGCCATAACGCTGTGCATACTTCATGATGTTTCCAATAAAGAATCCTTCACCGTGCCCACAGTCTATAATGAATTCTGAAGTTTGGAATTTGTTTAGTGAATAGTGTTGACCGTATGTCTTGTCGATATATTGTTTCAACTCGTCAAGAATACGGTCCTCACTATATTTGTAATCAATCAAAGTCTACCAGTGTACTGAGCAACAGCGGGCATGTTACCAGTAAACGCATATGTACCAATGTGCTGAGTTCTCATCCATGGACATAGATAAACTTTACCACCCATCTTACGCCACATCTGACAGAACATATAATCTTCTGATAGATAACGTTCAGAGCCACCACCAACACATGAATCTTTGGTATCAATTACAGTATCAAAGTAAGCATGAATGTAACGTGAACCATCAAAGTGTGCTTGACCAATATGATCTGGCTTGTAACGAATGAAGGGATATTCTTTCTCCATCTTCGTAAACACTTCACGTTTCATCATCATGTGACCAGTACCAATCTCCATAACCTCTAGAGGTTCTGATACTTGAAATTGTTGTGTGCCTTTTACCACATTGAAAACATATTCACCAACAAGATTCTCAAGTTCTTTCGGGTCAAGTTCTGGGTGCGCTCTAGCTGCTTGTGCAATGTTACCCCAATTGATTGACTTTTTAGGATATGGTCCACCAATAATATCTTTATCAAGAGCCATCAAAGCAATGATATCATTCGGATCGAAATGAATATCAGAGTCAATGAACATCATGTGTGTGAAATCTTCACAACGTAGAAATTCATCTACCAGATAATTACGAGCACGTGTGATAAGTGATTCGTTAAATAGGAAAGAGAATTTGACTTCAATTCCATAACGCATCATTACGGTTTGAAGATCAAGGCAAGATTTAATATACAATCCATGTGCCATGCCACCATACATTGGTGTAGCAACGAACAGTTTATTTTTTCTTAGTTGTTCAATATTGACTTGTATCTGCATAATTTATCCATAAAAAAGAGTGAGAACACATAATATATATGCTCTCACTCCACCATTTTTCAACCTATTTTAGGCAAACGCCTGACCACCAAGAACTGCATGTGCGGCAGCGATCATTTTCTTGGTTGGCTTACCGAGTTTGTAGTAAGTGATACGACGACCATCGGCAAGAGTTTTCTTGTTGGTGTAGATGCAGTAACCCTCTGCACGTAGTTCTTCAATACGAGCACCAACATTTACGATACCGAAACGAGCACGTGCTTGTGCGGCAGTCAAGGTATTGTAAGGACCGTCCTTAGAAAGGAACTTTAGAATTTTCTCTTTAGCAGACATTCAATTTACTCCATAAAAAAATTAGTCGCACAAAAATATATTAGTAGAGGCGACTTTTCTCTACATACTTAACATTATATAAAAAAAGAGAGAGTGTGTCAACACTCCCTCAGGCAAAGGTGTTACTTATTTGCCACACAATTGTGGAAAGTATTTCTGTTTGTAATCTTGTGGAGTCATTGTACCCATATTGCGGTTGTATTGTTTACGTACCAAAACATAGTTACTTACTACATTCTTGCCACCAAGAGAACGTGCAATGATATGTGCTGCTTCAACATCATCAATACTGGCTTCTTGTTCATCAATCCAGCAGGTATGCTTCTGCTTAATCAAAATTTGCATCTTATCGGCATCACTGATCTTACCATAATCCATTTCAACTATACCAAAATAGTCTGGATCGGCATAGATAGCATCCATAAAATATGCAATCTTTTCTAGAATCTCATGACCAGTGCCACAACCTAACAATCTTTGAAAGTAAAGAGCACCGTCTTTATTTTTCTTTTCATCAAGGTGTGTGGCAAGCACTTCTTTGACACCACGAACAAATTTTTTAAAATCTTTCACACAGTTTTTACCGTAAACATTTTCGAGTTCATAAGAAAGATCATATAGTGCATGTATCTTACCATCAGTCTTAAAAAACTTTTTGTTGTTTTCAATATCAGCACTAAGACAATCGTGAACAAACTTAGCACGACGAATCACTTCTTTCTCAATTGAAGCAAACTCTTTTGGTTGTGCCCATGTATAATCAGCAAGGTATACAGGTTTACCATCAACATACTGAGATTTCAAATTAGCATCACGATACATTTTTGTTGTATGTGGTTTGTTGATACCTGAACCATGAAAGGCTAAGTTGTTTGGATTTTTCTGTTTATCGTATTCAACTGTATACCATCTTGCAAGCAAAGCATCATATGCCAAACGTACACCAGGCAACATTCCAAGTCCATTTTTAGGACGGCGTGTACCTTTAACATCAATATACGTTTCAAACACAGGCAGTACAGATGTAGTTTGACCGGAACGTGCCTGGCTACGAACTGTTTGTGATACATAACCAGGAATAGCATTAAGCATTTCTTGATCATTCAGATCATTTGCATTATTAATACGACAAAAAGTTTCACCCGCCTCTTCATCTGTCATAGTTTCAGCATAGACATACAATGTGAAGGTGTATGAAAGAACATTTTCTTGCTCTTTTTTTGAGAGTTCACGAAAAAATTTTCCGTTATTATCATCAAATTTATTATTGACAAAATTGATCGTAGTAGAAAGTCTCTGTAAACCATCAAGACATTGATAGGCAAAACCAATCTTAGACGCTTTTTCTTTATCAAGTTTACGAAAGTGAATTAAATTAGATGATAGACCATTGTAGAATGAATCTATAAGATCACGCTGCCATTTCAGCGATGCTATAAAGTCACGCTGAAATTCTGGCGGCATTACTTGAATTTTTTCTGTGGGTGAATTGATACACCGAATAATCTCTTCAATTGACCACTGTTCAAGATTGAACGTTTTGTGATTAAAAAGTACAACTTTACTCATACATATTACTCCTAAGATACGCCGACGGCGTTTGGTTGGTTGCCACAATTGGCAGATTGTTTTACTACACTACAAATTATAACAGGAACCGAAGTCCCTGTCAATAATTAAAACGGCACTTCTTCGCCCTCAGTTGCGGCAGGCTTCACTTCTGGTTCTGCCGTAACGGTAGGATCAATACCAGCATCGACTTTAGTATACAAGTCAAAGAAAGTTGCTTTGGTATCGGCATCAAAACGATTCAAGCAATACTCAATTGCTTTCTTTTTGTCATTGTAGATACCAAACGTTTTGACAATGTGTACCAGACGGCGTGTAGAAATAACTTCATCACAGCCACCATCGGCAAACGTAGTACGAATTGCATTCGCCCATGTTACAAGATTCTTGGCAAATGTTGCATCAGCACGACCAACTGCATCAAGTTCTTTGCCGATGATCTTTTCTTCGATCTTAGCAGGCGGCCATTCTTGTTCCATAGTGTTAGGGAAACGCTCAAGAAACGCTTCGTTCAACACATTGGTAAACATATAACGACCATCTTCGGAGCCTTTACCTTTTGTGTTAGCAGTAGCAAACACGGTAAAGCCAGGTGCGGGTGCAACCAGTTCATTCTTTTTCTTCAGCAAGAATGGCTTACCTTCAAGTACACGTTGTAAGCAAGAAAGATTCTGAGCACCATAATCAATCTCATCGATACACAGAACAGCACCCTGACGGGCAGCAACAGTCACAGGACCGTCACGCCATTCCATCTGACCGTTGATCAGAACATAGTTACCAAGCAAGTCACCCTCATCAGTATCAGGTGTCATTGATACGCAAACGAATTTGCGTTTTGCTTTGGCACAAGCCTGTTCAATGGACATGGTCTTACCGTTACCAGATTGACCGGTGATGAATACAGGAAAGAATTGTTTTGATTGCACAATTGACAACACATCTTCAAAGTTGCCAAAAGGTACATAGTTGCTATATTGAGAAGGAATCAGATTTTCAATCTCAAGATCAGTTGTCACATTAGCAATACGATTGCCTGTTGGATTCTCAGTCTTTGTCATTGGGATTACTTGTGCTGAGAGTTCAATAGCGGGCGTTTGGGTGGCTTTAGGAACACGATATACACCACGCTTCACCTTATTAATTTCATCTTTTGTGAACCATTGTGGCACTGGTATACCCATGTTATCAGAAAGATCACGAATTTCATCAAGTGAAACTTCTGCTTTGCCAGTTGCAATAAGAGCATCAAGAAACAACTGGCGCTTGTCAGAACGACTTGTCATAATATAAACTCCATCTCACGTTAAGAACTTCCATTATAAAGAAATGCCACCAACTTGTCAAGTGGCATTTTATTATCACATTGCTATCATACCGATGAATCGTGACACCAACACACGGTTGACTTGACGGCTCTTGGCAAACTTAGAGAATGCCTTAGTCAAAGTTGCCGTGGTAACTTTTGTTGGCGCTTCGAATTCTTCATCATCAACACCAAGATCAGTACCACCAGGTAGAATAAAGAATGATTCATAACCATCATTCTTCGATTCAAGATACTTATCTTTCTTCAGTACCTTTTGATACTTAGCTATTGTATCATGCAATTCATACCTTTTGCTTGGATCATTACGAAAACGATTTACATCTTCGTTAAATAAACGGCGGCGCAAGGCACCTTTCATTTGACTATTCGGTGTCAGATAAAAACCAATAATCTTTACGCCAGTTGTTTTCGTTAACCACTTTGAGATAGCAATTCGCATACCATCTTCATCAGCAGGTACCTCTTGTTGCACTTTGTTTTTCTTATCTACCAAGAAAACATTTTGATATCTGCTATTAATAAAGTTACGGCGCATTGTTTCGTTGTAGTACGAATTGATATCGTCAGCATCACCGTCATGTACAACACAGAGGTTTACAATATCAAGATTATTTACTTGACGAAACTCATTGATTAATGTTTGACTAGCAATCAATGCCTCTGACAATGGGGTATTAGATAATCCATCTGACGGTGGGCGGTAAAAGTTTTTACCATAATAACCATATCTGGATGCCATTGACCAAGCATCAGCAAGGCACAGAATATTTTTTGTTGCCTTAGAAAATTCTGAGTTGCTCATCTTGGAATTGATCATCTCACGCAGATATACAGGTGATACAAACATATCTTTATAGTTTTCACTGAAACAACCATTTGAAAACGGTTTGGTTTCACCACCAGGAAAATCTAGTTCACGAATATTGTCAGCGTTACCAAAACCATATGCAGCAAACGGTATGTTTACTTTACGGCAAAAGGAAGCCAACACTAGAATTTGTTCGTATGATGCCGACAAATTCTCGGTCATTGAGCCAGACTTATCAAGTAACAGAATCAAGCCATGTGATTTACCCTTTGGTACACGCATAACTTTTTTGAAGATAGCATCATCAATCTGATATTTGAAGATACGGCTAACGTCAATATCGCCTGTGTCGGCAGTTTTTGCTTTTGAAAACTTATCAGCCGCTTTACGCATCTCAAATTCTTTTGCCAATAGCGAAATGAATCGTTCGTTCTTACGGCGAAATTCACTGTACAGATTGTTAGAAAGTGTTTCATAATCTGTACGCTGATCGGAAAACTCAGAGGTAAGAATTTCATGTACACGTTTTGCAGGTGTAATAATTTTCTTCAGATTTGGTTGCGGTATGTTGACATACACATACTCACGTGCTTTCTTGTCAATCAAAGAAGATTCGTTACGACGAAAGTTTTCATCCGTTTCACAACGTGGCTCAAAGTTTTCGTTTGTGCTACGTGATTCTTTGAAACGATTGATAACATCACCATCTTCACCACCATCATCGTCACCTTCTTCCGTGTCGCCACTTGATGATTGTGATTCTCTTTCTTGATCACCATCATCACCTTTATCACTTGCTTTAGACTTATTGTTGCCTTTTGCTTCAGTCTCAGCATCACCTTCACCCGAACCTACTTCTTGTTCATCAGTGGCACTGTTATCATCAAAACCAAAACTGTCTTGTGGAATGTTAGTTTGTGATTGTTCTTCTTTTGAATATTCCCAAATCTCATCAGTAACTTTGAGAACATCTTCCCATGTTTCACAAGCCTGAACACGTTCAACGAACTCTTGCTCTTTTGCATTGAATGTAATTTGCATTGTATAACCAGATTTGGTATACATGTTCAGTCGATCAATGAAAGGAAATGTATTGACTTCACGTTCACCAATATTAAAGAAGTCACGCTTCATCAATTCATTGAAGCCGTTGATAAATGAACGGCGCAAGCCAGGGTAACGGCGTTTCTGACGTTTCTCAATACGTGCATCTTCAACTACATTCAAAAAGCCTTTGTAGTTTGAACCACGATCATGTACAGCACCATGCCAACCGTCGGCAGGTGTATCGATAGCGTGACCAACTTCATGACCCATTAGCAAGTCATAAAGATCGCCAGACATTTGTTCCCAAATAGGGCAAATGAGAACACGGTTTTTAGGATCGAACATTGCCGTTGAGACTTTGGAATGTTGAACTGTAAGATTCTCGGTCGCCATCAGTTTGGCAAGACCGGATTTTTGATTTTGAATGTTATTCATTTGATAACCCTTGCATCATTGAATAACCATTTTATCAGGTATGGAAATACTTGTCAAGTCCAAGGCTTGAAATACTATTTCGATACCATATGTATCTATTGCATTTTTGACATCAAGTAAAGCAAATTGATAACCTATTTCATTTTCGTCAACAAAATCTTGCAATTCTGACATGTTTGCCTCCTCATTCATCTATCACTGTACCAGTGTAGCAGAGGTGGTTTTACTTGTCAAGGTTTATAAAAGACAAAAATAGGTTCGTATTTGAGCCACATGTTATTAACTTTGCAAAAGTTTTTTGCTTTAGGTAGTCCTGTCTCTGAGTCAACACGATTGCCTCCTGGCATTTGTGCCAGTGACATTTTCAGTTTGCCTTTATAGATCAATCCATACTCGGTAAGTATATCAATTGAATCTTGTTCTAGTGGAAGCATTTCACTATCAAACACTGCATCAGCAATATTCCATAACAGATATCGATCACTCTTTAGATACTCGGCACAAGTTTCTAATGTCTTACGAAGAAATCCATCACGCCACAAATCATATTGACTAAATTTTTTATACGATTGTGCGTCATCTTCAGAGTAGGCTTCTTTAGCAAAGTATGGTGGTGAAGTAAAGATCAAATCTAACTTACCTTTATACTTTTGAAACGCAGGATCATTGTGTATTTCTTCAGAACCGTGTTGAAAGATTTCATATGTGTGTGTTTTAGGAAACAAACCAGTCGCTCTGTACGTGTTCGTATTAAAAAAGTCAGCGAACTCATGGTACTTTGTTCTACCGCTGTGGGTGTTATGATCTGTGTTAGGATCAGTTCCCACGTAATGTATGTTTCGATTATCGTCAACCGACAATGCGCCAAGTAAACGACCACCCCAACCAGAAGATGGATCGTATATGATTATTTGCTCTTGATTTTTAAAAGGCTCCGTGTATCGTTCATACAAGTATTTGGCTGTCAATGGAGGAAAATTAACCGCATACTGACAGAACGACACACGGAAAGCTTTAAGACCTACAGGAAAAAGTTTTTGTTCTTTTTCATATAGTCTAATTCTATATGTGTTGACACCTTCCTTGGCATCAATATTTGTTATACAATGAACAGGTATGTTCAAATCAATAATTTCATCACGTGAAACAAACAAATACTTTTGATTCTTCAACTCTTCATTGTATCCTGTGTATTCTTTATCTTCATCAGCAGGTTCTAACCAATAGTCATGTGTGCCATAGCCTCTTGCTTTAGTTTCGAACCACTCAACAAACTCTTTTGTTGTTTGTGGTACAACCTGCAATGAACCAATCTGAATTAGTTTATCAACTTGAATTGGTGAAGAGTAATGATAAAAAGAATCTCGTTTGAAATGCCTTGAAGCATACGTTACAAACGTATCAAGTAAGTCATCACGTGCAAAGTAATCGTATATTGATTTGCCTTTGTCAACATCTTTGGTGTAATTGATTCGTGTTTTCATCATGGTAGGAAACCATTGATTAACTGCATTCCCAATCACACTTGTATTACGAATTACATTTTTTTCATTTGTGTATTCATCTTCAACCAAAAATTTATGAACAGGAAATGAAGTCATCTCATTGAACTGATCGATGATTTCTTGTTCATCATATCCCACACGTGGTGGTTGACCTTTTTCATCCCACAGATAAACAACTTTTTTGCGTAAGTCAATAGCCCATTGACGAAATTCATCCTTCGTCATAATAAGAACTTCATCAAATGTTTTGTTTACATTTGATTCAAGTAACTCTGTATTCTTTTCATAAAAATATTTCATGCAACATTCCAAATCAGTGCGCCGGGTTTGGCGTGTTCAATAACAAATGGCCATATCTTTGCATCATAATATTTTTCTGATGGATATGGTGGTGCTTCTTCTTCTTTGATAGGTTGATCGTACTTATAAGGTGAGCGCATAGTTATTGCACGACCTCTTTCATACTCACTCATTTTGTGTCCAATCTCAACTGCATACACTGGCAGTTCTGGAAACGCTAACTGTAATCCTCTACTTAATGTTCCACTTGATGCTACTGTCCATATTTCTGTTGGTGTTACTTCCAAACTCTTTGCAACTTTAACTATCGATGCTAACACTGAAGGGTGTTCTAGACCTAAAGGCAACACTCTACGATTGACTGTATCTTCTTCATAATACTTACGTGCTTTTGCTTTTGTCACATTCAACATTCCATTATCGACCCAATGAATTGTGCCACCCATGTCTAACACTTTTTGTTGGTGCCAAGTAGGTTCTTTTCTTTTGGCCATAAAGAATGTTGCTTTTTTATTGTATAAATTACAAACATGCGTTAGTGATATAGGTCCCCAACCTACTTTGTTTGCGCCACCAAACACCCACTCATTACCCTCACTTTTAATCAGGTAATCAATGAATCTACTTTTGCTTCCATATTCTAATAGGTCATCACGCACAACATAAAAATTATTGTGCATCTCAATAATAGGTTTTGGATTAGGATCACTCCAATCATTCAACAATTCTAGCATGTAAATCTTTCTCTGTCATTATATCGACTACTAAATGAATTCGTTCCTCATCACCACCATTGATTGCTCTATGTGGCTTACGTGTATCTAGAAACCAACACTCACCTTTTTTCATTGTTACTTCTCTAGGCACACCATTTGTATGCCAGACAGTAAACTTAACTTTATCATTTGTCTTGATTGGAAAATGTAACCTTGCAAGTTTACCAAGTGAACCTCCAGAGTCGGGGTCAACTTGATCGGTGTGTCTTTCTAATTCACCACCGCCAGGTTTCAATTTCATAAATCTCACTCGGTGTATATTCTGACCAAACGGTTTAATCAATTCACGAACTTCAGGAAACATTTCAAACAAAGGTGTGTCTTGCATTTCAAAATGCACCTCTTTATTTTCTTCTTTCCATTTATCATTCATCTCAATTGGTTTTGTAATAAAGGCAGGATCGGCAGTGTAACCACGAAGGGATAGTGCGGACCATGATTTGCCTTTATTGTAATTGCTGTAATGATTTGTAAACTGAGGTAGTTCATTCAACTTATCTGCAATACTATCAATTAATGATACATCAATATCTTGAATTTTGCAAATACTTTGATATTCTGCCGGGTCAACTTTTGGAAAATCTCTTTTCTTACCACGATAGTATACCATATACATCTCACCAAATGAGGTAATCTTTGGTGCAACTTTACAAAACCCAATAGACTCAGCAAAATCATTCATCACTTTATCTTCTGCCCACACATACATCCATGCATCCTGATTGTATTTTGAAATTTCCATGTTCAAAATTTTAGGATCGCCTGTCATCTTTGAGAATACAACATCACCTTTTTGTTTTGTACCAATTACTGTGTCACCATGCATGGTAATGCTACCCTTCGATTTGACATGTACCACATCAAGAAGTGTATCTTCATACAAGTGAATCAGTGTGCCCTTATGCAAACCTTCTGCAATGTTATTCTTTTTTACTTGTGCAAAAGGTGAGTATGTATAAGAATTGTAGTGCTTGTATTTTTCGGCTAGACTTTTTAGATAGTCTAAATCATACCCGTGTTGCCAGTCTTTCATTTTTATTTTTCCTTACAATCTTTTTAACAAGTTTGTTTGCTCTTTGTCTTGCCATTCTAAGTGCAAGGGGTTTTACAAGTTTGGTATATCTAACCCCATCTAAATGATCTAACTCATGAAGAAAACATCTTGCAGTGATTCCTTCTAAAGTCATTTCTTTTTTCTCACCATCCTCTGTTAAGAACTCAACTTCAATAACTTCTGGCCTATCAACAATTAAAAATAAACCTGGGTGTGATAAACATCCCTCTTTTTCTTTCGATCTTTTTGCAGATTGTGCTTTCAATTTTGGATTTAAACATGTCAGTTGAAATTCACCAGAACCTATTACAAACATACGTTCAGCAACGCCACATTGATTAGCCGACAAACCTAAACCAGAATATAGTTTCATAGTCATACGCAATCGTTTGGCTAAATGTACCATTGCCGCATTCGGAAACTCCCCCTTGTATTCGGGGATACGAACATCTAACATGAAATAATCTTCACCATGAACAGGTAAAGGAGTTATGTTTTCATTTTTCCATGTTATATCTTTTTCAGTATCAATTGTAATGTATTCACTCATTTTATTGCTCCACAAATTTTAATTTTTTCTTTACAAGTATTTCAAGATTAATTGAAATTCTGTATTCTTCGCAATTGTTTTTTGTAATTGAATGAAACAGATCAGATTCAAAGATAATGAATTGTCCCTGCTTCGGATAAAAGTAATCAATCAGATGCCATTTGTAATCGTAGAACTTCAAACAACCATTCATCAAATTTGAGTGCTTGGGTACATTCAAATAATATACACCAACATATGTAGATGTAGGCATATGATTGTGTATATTTTCTCCTTTATACCAATCTTTATTGTTTAAATAAACCCATGCCTCATATCTAGAATCATGAATCCAAGGATGATCTTTTTGTTTTAAAGATTGTTCCTCGAACGGTCCATATATCTCTCTACATTTTTGTACGAATACTTCGTTGAGTTCTGTCATGAAGGGGTGGTTCACACCCATGTTATTTGATTCTTTTAAATAAACGTTTGTTTGGTGTTGTTTCACCAAAGTGTCATACATATCTTTTCGTTTATTTTCATCAATGATATAATCAAAGACGTATACTTTATTGGTTATCATATTGTATGTTAAATGCTATCGAGATTCTTTCCTCTTCAGTTTCACTTGGCTCGACCCAATGTTTCAGCCAAGAAGGAAAGAATAATAAATCATTTTCTTCTGGTACAACGTTCCAAACACCAGAATTAAATGAGTTATAGTTTTCAACTGTATCTGGTACTATAACATAATCATGATGTTGAATAGGGTTTTCAAAGATTAGTTTACCAGAATTTTTAGGCACCTTCGCATAGTAAACAGCAGACATTAAAGAAAATGGATGTATATGTGGTATATTAAAATTGTTTTTACCATTTATGTTTATCCAATGACTTCCAATTGAAAGAGAAACGTTTTCTTTAAGACCTAACAACTTTTTCATTGGTGTAAATCTGTTTTGCACTTCTCTCAATAGAGGTTGTAACTCAGATGACAGGTGAGTAATTTTATTGCTTTGCCAACCACCATAGTTTGTTATAAATCTACCTGAGTCTTTTTGTCTTAGACTCAAACAATATTCTGAAATTAACTCACTATTTAAATTTACTTTTTCTTGTATGTAAAAACTGGAGAACAAATAATTAAAAATCATTTTACTATCCTTGAAAAGTTTTTCACTTTTTCAAAACGAATAGTATTCATAAATTTATCTTGTAAAACATCACCCTTGTGACTTATAACAAATAAATTAACACCATTCAATTCATGAAGTATCTTCATTAAATCTTCAGTACCACTTGTATCTAGGCTTGAATCAAATATCTCATCCAGTATAAGCAGATTAGTGTTGGTAGAGTTCTTCAATTTAGCAACTGCTCTCCATGTCAACATCAATGCCATATCAATACGCTGTTTCTCACCTTCTGAGAAGTTGTGATAACTAAAGTCATCACGATGGCGTGACTTGATTGTTTCTTTGAATGCTTCATCAAGATTGAAGTTCACAAAGAAATCCATGCTGGTAAGATACTTGTTCACCAGTTTGTTTATCACAGGCAAATATTGTTTAATGATATTAGTTTTGATGCCTGTATCTTTCAATAATGTTGATGCTACATCAAGGTACGCTTTATCATCCAATAACTGTTTCAATTCTTCTTGTGCTTGTTTTATCTGTGTTTTAATTGTTTCTAATTCGTTTGTGTCTGTGCTGTTTTCTTTGGGTGTTCTTAGTTCTTTAATTTGTTTTTCTAATTTGATGATTGTTTCATTCAAACCTTTCACACTGGTTTGTGTAGTTGCTAATTGAATGCGAACGTTTGATAAATCTTTTTCTTTGCCACGCAGTTCAGCAACAACATTTTCTTGCGTTGTGATTTTTGTTTGCAGTTCTATTAAAGCACTAGCAAGTTCGTGTTCTTTTGTGCCAAGTTCTGTAAGTTGCCCCTCTTTAAACTCCAAGGTAATTGCTTGCCTACAGGTTGGGCAATCAGCATTGTGTTCATAGAAACTTCTATCATCTCCCACTTTGGATATCTTGCTCTCAATTTGTGACTCAATTTTTTTAAGCGCAGCAATCTTCTTTTCATTTTCAGGAATTTTGATGCAGGTTTCGTCAAGCGATTTCTTCGTTCGCTCCAAGTTGTTAATCTCATCATGTAAGGTGCGAATGGTTTCTCTGTGCAAAAGTATCTCTTTCTCATGTTCTTTTACCTTTACTTCAATATCTTCATTGAGTTTGTCTTGGTATTCTTTTTTGAGTTCATGCTTTTGTTCAAGCAATGCTATCTCACTTTTCTTTGCTGCTGTCAACTCTTTGTTGGTAGATAGTCTTTCTCTAACCAATCCATTCATGACAGAAAAGATTTGAATGTCTAACAAATCTTCGATGATTGCACGACGGTCAGCAGCCGACAATTGCATAAACGGCGTAAAGGATGCTGAACCAAGAATCACGATCTGTGTGAAAGACTTATAGTTTAGTTTGAGAATAAACTTCTCTAAGTAGTCTTGATAATCTCTTACAGCCGCATCTTGATTCAGCAAAACCTTGTCTTGATATATCTCAAACACATTCGGTTTGATACCACGAACGATCTTATATTCTTTATTACCAATAGAAAATTCAATCTCTACTACAGTGTCTCTACTGTTAATTGAATTTACAAGGTTTGGTTTGTTAATTGAACGAAAAGGCTTACCAAACAAACCAAAGCACAAAGCGTCAAGCATCGTTGACTTACCTGAGCCATTTGTTCCAACGATGAGTGTGTTAGGGTTACCATTCAGTAATATTTCAGTAAAATGGTTGCCCGTTGAAAGTAGATTCTTCCAACGCAGACGTTTAAATAATATCATTCAGTCTCGGTATTCAATGCTTCTACGTAGAGTTCTTGTACCACTTTCTTTAGTTTATCAGACTCGACATTTAATGTCAGGTTATCAATATATTTTGATAGAATGGTCATGGTATCTTCGGCACGGTCAACTAGTTCTTCATCGGTATTATTTTCTACCTCAGTAAAATCTTCTACGACAGATATATCAGCAGCACCAGCCTTGTATAAATTATCAATCACAATATCAAAGAGAAATGGATTCAATTTAGTCAAAACAACCACTTTAACATAAGAGCCTTCATAGATTGAATAGTCCATACACGATGATGTATATCCTTCAGCAAAGTGTTCCAAATCATCTTTATAATTTAATTTGTAAAACATGCGATATGGATTTTGTATGAACTCCAATTCACGTGTATCTGTATCGAAGATATGAAAACCACGTGGGTCATTGTAGTCTGACCAAAACATTTCGTATGGCGTACCAACATACGTGATAGAACCATCGGTTGATTTGTGGTGATAGTGACCAGTAAGAACTACATCATACTTGTTTAATAGAGCACGGTCAAGTCCTTCGTGATGAATTATACCAGGTTGTATTTCAAAACCAGATAATTCAAAATGACCAAAACAAATTTGAGAACGTGATTGTTTTATTTGTGAAAGAATTTCATCTTGGTTATCATCACAGAGCCAAGGTACAATGTCAACATCGATACCCCCAAAATCAACTGTACTAAAAGAATTATATACAGTAATATTATCATATTCTTTTAATAGAAGTTCGGATGAATTAACTTGTAAGGTGTTTTTGTATGCGACATCGTGGTTACCAAGAAGCGTAATGAACGTGATGTTGTTTTCTCTAAGTTTATCAAAGAAAAATTTACGACACAAATAGAGTGAATTGAAATTAATGTACTTACGGCGGTCGAATAGATCGCCAAGTTGTACAACGGTAGTAATACCATTTTCTTTTAGGTATGGAAAGAACGTGTTCTCGTAGAACTTCTCAATGTATTTATGAAAATCCAATGAGTCATTTCGCATTCCAAAATGCGTGTCGCCAAGTATGCAAATTTTCATTAACTATGACCAATTTAATTTTTGTTCTTCGGCTCGTTGCACCCTCAATCTGAGTTCGGTGCTACTGTAAGAATGTTTTCTACTATGATAGTGTATTTCGATTCCGTTGTCAATACACCACTGTCTGCCAGTAAAGTCTTTACCTATATAATCTTCGCCAAGAAATCTTATGTCAATGTGTTGTGTTTTTAACAGATTTAATAAATCTTCTTCGGTAGAATATACAAGTATTTCATCGACATATTTGCAACCAGAGACTTGCACAAATCTTTCATAGATTGATTGTATAGGTTTATTTTTTTCTGGCCTATCAATAGTAGGGTCAGTTTGTATTGCTATTATCAGGTAATCACAGTGACGTTTTGCTTCTTTGAGCATAGCTACATGCCCGGCATGAAACAAATCAAATGTGCTACAGTTGAATCCTACTTTCATTATTCAGCCTCACCATCAAGAAAATTATCAAGACCAACAATTTTTTTAGCTTTCTTTTTCTTTTTGTTTTCTTCGAAGTTATGAATAAACTCTGAGATGTTGTCGTACAACTCAAACTGTTTCATGTTACCATTCTCATCCTCGTACATTTCACCTTCATCAAGCAAACCGAACTGTTGTGTGGCTTTGTACTTCACATACAATTGTTTCTTCTCACGCATAATTCTACGCAGAAATGCATAGTAAATTATCTGTGTGAAGTAAGCAAATGGATTCTTAGACTTAGCTGGATCAAAATTACGAAAATACATCAGACAGTTTTCTACACCATCAGATATCATTTCATCACGATATGTGTAAGAAATAAAGTTTGGTTTACGTGATAGATGTTCTGCAATCTTTAGAAAACACTCACCAATATAATCTGGAACTTTTGGCTCTGAAGTATTATTTTTTTTCGCATCTTCACAATCTGTTCTATACTTAATTAGTGCTGCCAGAAAGTCTGCGTTGTTTACGTAGTGATTATTGGTTGTCATTTTATTCTTGTACTCCAACTTTAGGAAAGTATCTTACATACTTATCCCTAGAATCTACTCTACGATCTCTAATTCTTTTAACTATCTCATCAAAGAAATTCCATGCCAAAGGAATGAAGCAAATAGGTTCTTCTACATCATCAAGTTCGACTACAGAAGTAATTGGTATATTAAGTCCAGGTGTGTAATGATACTGCTTCAAAGGATTATCATCAATAATAAAATCTAGTTCTTCTTTTACGTAATTCAGAAGAGTCATACCTTTAGCGGCTGCACCATAACCAACAAGTCTATATCCTTTTTCTCTATACTCTGCACAAACTTTTTTAAATTCATTTTTAATCTGTTCAACACCAAAAGCCCACAGTGTATAAGTTATAGGTTTCTGTAGTTTAGATTCCATCTCAATCAGATTCTTTATGTTTTGTGGTTTTGATTTATTTGGACTCAAAATAAAAACATAACTTGTACCATGTATAGGTGTTTTAACAACATCAACAAGATTCCATCCAGAACGTGTGGCCAATTCTCTCATTGAGTTGATGTTATAGAAACTGATATGCTCATGATAAATTGTATCAAACTCTCCATTTAATACCATGTCAGCTTGACTTGTCTGAATGAAAAACAAACCATCATCAGCAATCAATGGTCGTAGCAACTTCAAATATGTGTGTGGGTCTGGTATATGAGCAAATGCATTTTGTGAAACTGCTACATCAAACCGTGTAGCACCAGTATGTAACTCTTGAATTGTTTGTTTATTCCAGAAACCACAAACAACTTTATGTCCTTTTGATGTGCTTATTTGATGTAAGTTCTCGGCAGGATCAACACCATATGTTCTGAATCCTATACGGGCAAAAGCATCTAGTTGAGTTCCATCATTGCAACCGATATCAAGAACGTGACCATAGTAGTGACCAGAATATTCTCTTACCCATTTTGCAAACCAATCCATGTAATCAACGTATGTTTTTGTAGTACCGCTCACATACGCATAGTTCTTATAAATTAATTCTGGATCGACAATATGTGTTAGTTGAAGATGATTACAATTCAAACAACGATTGATTGCTAAAGGATATTCTTCTTGTTTTTCTTTCGTTGGTGTAAAAGAGTTTGCTAATGGTTGATTACCTAAATCTAAAGTATGCGATAGAGTATCATAATCACATGCAATACATCTATCTACTTTGGTTACATTCGACATATTATTCTCCACTCAACTCAATCCATTCTGGGTTTGCTATTGACCAATCAACAACTTCTTTAATACGATCCTTGAATGAGTGTTGTGGCTCCCATCCTAACTGACGCATAAAGTCTCCTGATAATGCATAACGCAAATCATGACCAGGTCTTGAAGTGTGAAAGTCAACCATCTCATATTTCAATTCTTTGTTTTGTGCTTCAGCAACAAGTTTGACTAATTGAAGATTGTCAACTTCTTCTCTACCTACAACATTAAACTTAGGACATTTAGCACCACCATAGTCTGGTGTGTAAATTATTTTGTTTTGTTCTTCATTCAAATGTAACAAGAAGTACATTGCTTCTGCAACATCTTTGGCGTGAATATAGAATCGTGAGCCTGGCACAGTTTTAGAAGGATCGGAATGAATGTAGATAGTTTGTCCATCACGAACTTTACGAATGCTCATGGGTACAAACTTCTCTGGATGTTGACGTTCACCAAACACATTCATTGTATGTGTAATAAAAATAGGTAGCTTGTATGTGTTTTCATATGCTACACAAAATTCTTCGGCAGCAGCTTTGGATGCAGAATAAGGATTGGTTGAGTTGTAACGATCACGTTCTGCATATGCAACACCATTAGGTGCAATGCCAAAAATCTCATCAGTTGAAAAGTAAATCATTCTTTCAAGATTCTTTAGCTTACGTGCGAAATTTAAAACATTCACTGTGCCTACAGTGTTGTCCATCAAAAATTCCATAGGGTAAGTAATTGATCTATCAACATGTGATGATGCAGCCAAATGAAGAATGATATTGACATCACCAATAAGATTTTGTGTAAGGTCTTGTATCTCAGACTTTAAATCGTGCCAGACAATCTTAACTCTTTTACGAACATCAGGTGGGTATCTATGAACTACATCATGTAAACGATTTAAATTACCAGAATAATCTAATCGATCAAGTGATACGATTGTCCAATCTGTTTTTTGTAAAAACAAATCAATGATATGATGGCCGATAAAACCAGCACCACCTGTAATAAGAACACGCTTTGACATTATATACCTTTCAATTATTTCTCTGAATGTTTTGTATTGTACACTGATGCTGATTGTGACACGGATGCTCTTTTCTTGATAAGTTCTTTTATCGACTCATCATTTTTTTGTTCTTCTCTAGGAGCAAACAATGCACGACCACGCTCTTCAGTTATAGCAGGGGCAGCACAAAGATAATAGGCAGCTATAGACTTGCGAACAACTCCTAATGGACATTCTATACTATTTGGAAGCCCATGCCAAGAGTTTTGTGTTGTATCAAAAACAATTGCCCTATTGAATTTGTTTTCTATTGTGTGAACTTTTTGTAGAGGTTCCTTTTGTACTTCATCGTGTGACCAAAGTTCTAGTCCACCTTTCCATGCTGACTGCCAATCTTTGGTAAGATAAACAATAATATTAAGTTTGCGTTGAAGATTTAGTTTGGGATGAACATTATAGTCTAAGTGTATGTTATTATTGCCACCACGTGTATGCATGTGCCAACCACCGCCATTAAGGCCTGGGTCAGAAACTAAGTCATCTCTATCAACTAGATGAGATAGTCTCTCCACAAAATTACGTGAATTTAAAAAACTAAATGCTCTATATGTTGTTGGTGGAAAACGATCCCAACGATTCATTGTTTTTTTAATTTCCAATGGGCTGTGGTGATCGTTCAACGAAGAGTCGTAGAAGTCTGGAAACTCTTCAGAAATTTTATCTGCTACTTCAGGTATAAAAAAATTGTCAATCACAACATGATTAAAAGGTATTGATGATTGAAAACTTTCTTTTATTTCATACCAATTCAACTCTCGTATCATAATTTTCCTCATGATTTTTCAACATCATTTCATAATGTTCTTTTCTTTGGTTATACAAATCAAGATATAAAGAGTAGTTGCTACCAAATAATCGTTCGTAACTTTCGTTTTCAAATGGAAATTTTTTAATCTTTATATGTCTATTGCAAATACTGTGTATACTAAACAACCTCTCTATTACAAAACTAAAATTTGGAAGCATAGCGCCATTGTATAATCTTTTCTTTTCATACATAAATTCTTTGAGTTCTTCATCATTCTCAATCAAATTTAAACAATGATCTATAAAACTGATGTAGCTTTTCCAAAACTTTTTGTTTCCTACATGATAGTTGCATGTAGCAAAATCATCAGGATGATACAGTAGTTCTCTCAGATCAAAATTCAAACCCATTTTAGGTAGCAATTTGTTACCAAAATCTATCATTCCAGGATGCCATATGTCACCTTGAACCCATAGATTCATATGAGTTGAAGCAACATCTAAGAATGGATCAAGATGATATACATCATAGCCTGGATTGGCTAGTATCCATTCTTTAAATTCCTTCATTTCAAGTTTAGTTTTATCGTACCATCTCCATGAGAGTAAACCCCAATGATCATCTTCATTCTTTGCATGAATCTCATATAGATTTTTTACAAAAGGATATTCTCTTAGTTCTGGTGTTAAATTTGCTGTATTGTCGTAAGGAACACAAACTGAATCCAAGTGTTTCATTTGTGCTTTTTCGTAATACGCTTGATATAAAAAAAGATTCATCAGTGTAATTTTTTAGTGTTGGTGTCTTTTAAAAATTCTATTAGCTGCTCAGGCAATTCGTTTACTTCTTCTTCCTCTTCTTGCTCGTCTAATAAACTGTCAAGTATTTTATCTGAGTCTGCCATCTCTTCTAATGTACGCTCAACAAGTTTATCATAGTATCTTATCATTGCTTCTTTTGGTTCAATAACTGTGACGATATCGGAAGAATATATTAGGGCAGAGTTTTCTTTGATCAATTCAACTGGCAGCCATGGCATCATCATCATAACAGTTTGGCCTGTGGGCATACGACGAAACACTAAACGCATCGGATCATTGAGTTGTATCTGTTCTGAATCTTCCTGCTCAAACATAGAAGCCATAATATCTTCACCAGTCTGCATTCTTATAAGTTTTACGTTATGCATTCTTGACCTCTATATTGTAGAATTTGTATTTAAACTTTTCGTCATCGTATATTTTAACACGTTCTTGCAAGTGTTGCAACGTATAGTTGACATGTTTACCTATACGGAAATCATCTGCTATGTCATAAAGAACTGCTTCGGTTTTGTTATCACCAATTCGCAAACCTCTACCGATTGATTGTAGATTACGTACCCTAGACTTAGATGGTGATGCAAAGACAACATTGTGGAGATTACGAATGTTAATACCAGTGCTGAATGTACCATAAGAAGCAACAATAATCGCATCATTTTGCTTCTCTGTTATCTCACGAACTTGTTCACGGACTTCAACATCTGTTCCACCATACACAAAAAAAACATGCCTATTACCAGCCTTTTCTTCAATGAGTTTGTGGAGATGTTTACCATGTTTTTCTACCAAATTAAATAATATAAGTGAGTTGCCCTCTAATGACAACGCCAGATTACGAATGAATTCATTTCTTGCTTTACTACTGACTATGTAGTCTATCTCGGTTTGATAGTCCCAGCCTCTAGATAGTTTACATACTTCTTCTGAATATTTCAATACCAAACACTTGATACGAAAGTCTGCCAGTTGTTTGTTTTCAATCAGCTTGGCTGTGGTAGTAGATTGATATAACGGTCCAAACAAACCTTCCAATACCAGCTTATGTGTTTGTGTACCATCAATTGTACCTGTGCAACCTATTCTATACTTTGCATTCTTCAGACCAGTCATGATGGTAGTCAATGACTTTGCTTTGAACTGATGTGCTTCATCACCTAAAACAAAATCAAACTGCTCAAAGTATTCTGGTGGATTTTTGTAGATAGATTGCCACGTGGTAATGGTTAGAAATTTATTTGTATGCTTGTCTTTTCCCGAATACTGTCGATGGGCATTGTTTGCGGCATCGTAGCCATATGATACAAAATCAGCATACATTTGCTCAACAAGAGAAGTTGTAGGAACAATTAGTAATCCTTTCTTATAACCTTTGTGTTGTAAGTATCTTAGTATAAGATATTGTATTAAAGACTTGCCTGAGCCTGTGGGTGACAACAATAACATTCGCCTGTTTCGAACGGCAAATAAGAAGGCTTTGTATTGATATTCTCTAATGCCATCTGTTATAATGCTTTTGTCCAGATAAAGTTGCTGTAGAAACTCATTAGCCTCTATTGCTGAGAAACTCTCTGTGTTGTTTACTGGTGAATCAACTTCAAGTTTATAACCCCGTTCTTCACAAAACTTTTCAATGTAAGGTACAAGACCATGATAGATTGTGTAAGATCGAAGATCAGCAAGTCTTATCTTACCGTCCCAAAGTTTATTCTTGTACGCAGGCATGAACTGATAACCTGGTACGAAGAATGTAAAGTAGTCAGCAAGTTCTTGTGCAATACTTTTTTCACAATCAAACTTAATGAAGGCTTCATTTTGTTTGTAAAGAACAAGGTCAGTCATTTACCACTTCTTCCCAAGTGCTGTCACCTTTCTTTCGAACAGCAACTATAAATTCAAGATGATCTGGTGTACCAGAACTCCACTCATGAGGACCCAACATCATCATTTGATTTTTTTCTTTGTATTTGTTATTATAGATATAGTATACTCTTGTAAACAAAGGACTGAAAGTACACTCAGTAGAATGAACGATGTGTGTAACATCTAATCGACGCATTAAAGATTCGGCTTGTTCTTTAAGAACATTGACCTGTTCCATAATACGTTCATACTCTTGTTTAGCATGAAGCTTTGCAACGTTTAAACTTCTATCTTTTTCTTCTTTGACTGCAACAGGAGCAAAGACGGGTGCACCAACTTCCATTGGATACTCTTTACTGTGATGCTCAATTAAATCTTTACTTGGATCGATTCTCATTAAACACCTTGTATAAATTTTTCCCAATCAATGAAGGAACGTAGTTCCCATGTTCTATTGTTTAACTCTTTTAATATTGCTTGACAAACTTCCACAACTTCATCGTGCAACATTTTACGTGCAAGATATTTGTTGATATCTTCATCTGATTCTAAGTATGTATTGATCTCTGATTTGAGAGTATAAGGAAATGGTTGCCACCCATATTTTGCTAGATCATCTTCATCTAATCTACCTGTATAGTATTCCCATTTTAACTTACGCCATTTGTTGTATTGAAATTCTGCTTCACGTGCTAACATACGATGTGACGATAGAATATTCAAATATTTGGAATGTAATTTTGGAATGTCGATCAGTGCCTTACCTGGTTCGGTGCGGTCAATATTAGAATCGGCAGTCCACATCTGTAATACTTCATCAAGTTTGTTCATATTATACCTCCTATTAGGAGTATATCACATTTAGAATAATTTTTCTACGTTGTAATAGGTAAACCTAAACGTAGCGTCTGCCGTAACAATTGTGTCTGGTGTGTCGGTTGAAGATACGACAAAACCAGATAGTGAGATTGGAAATAAATCTTTGAAATTAAATCGATAATATGGTTTATTTGATGCCGATAAAAGTGTTACCGCAGCATCAGAATATTGAGGAGATTTTGAGAGAGTCGCTGAATTGAACTGAGATAATTTACTCAGATTTTGATACTCTTCATACTCGGTAGGGAATGTAAGAGCACGTAGCCAATCGTGTATTTCTAACCATGACAACATCTCAGCATCAACAATAAAGGTAATGTTAAGCACATCATAAATTGCCTTTTCACCTGGTGCATACAATTCAACAAATGGATTTTGTACCGGAATCTCAGAAGTAGAAATGCCAGGTAATGAAATGGTCTGACAAAAGTATTGTAGATTGGGCGCACGTGAAAAGTTCAGCGTGAACTTATTCGGCTGTAAACTATTTGGATTAATTGGATTTCTATTTAAGGCTGTCATATCTCTATTTATATACGTAAAAAAAGAGGCACCCGAAGGTGCCTCTCTAAATCCCACTCTACGGTGGTTATTTAATTACATCAGGTTTGCAATACGGAAACCACGGTAGTAGTTGTTTGACTGAGATGTCAAAGCACCAAGACCTTGATCTGTACCTTCTGCAAATGGATTTGCTACTAGACCGTAACGAGTCTTGAAGCCGATCTTTGGCTGGAAAGTACCAGTGTCAACTGCACGAACCATTTGTAGAGGAACGTATGGGCAGTAGAACATACCAGCATCGTATGCGTTTGTACCCTTGTAACCTACAACCGCAAACTCAGATGTTGAGCCTGTTGGGAAGTATGGATCGATGTAGACTTTGATACGACCGAAGATTGTACCAGCAAATGTATTACCTGTATCGTCAACTGTCAGTGATACTTGACCTGCAAGTGCTGAGTTGTAGTCAAGAATACCAGCCATTGCAAGAGCAGATGCTACGTCTGAAGAACAGATAACGATGTTACCTTTACCACGACGAGTTGTCTTAGCAATTTGGTTTGCTTCACGCTCAATCTGGAATGCCAGACCTTTAATCTTTTCAACCATCCAACGACCGTTTGAATCTGTGTCTAGGTTAAATGCACCTTTGGTTGTTGTACCTGCTTGGCAACCTGGCTTAGCAATCTTGTAGATTGTACGGATAACTTCACGGTTGATTTCAGCAAGAATTTCAGCGGACAGAATGTTAGCCAGTTCTGTTTCTGCGTCAAGACCATGAACTGCTTTCAAGTCTTGTGCAAGTTCCATTGAGTATTCTGCTTTCAGAGCACGTGTACGTGCTGTTACAGTAACTTTCTCAATTGAGAATGCCATCTCTTGGAATGTGTTACCAGCAGCGCCATCACCTAGTGCTTCAGCAGAACCAGTTGACATTGCACCAGTAGGAGCAGCGTTACCTGTAAACAGATAATCTGTTGTGTTACCAGAAATGCTCATTGAAGAAGCAACGATGGCGCCGTTAGCACCAGAGAATGCTGTGTTAGCTTCGTTGTAGAATGCTTCTGTACCGCCTTGTGATGAGTATTTTGTACGCATCGCAAAAATCAGACCTGTAGGACCTGTCATTGGCTGAACGCCGCAAACGTCATACGCAATCAGATTAGGTAATGAACGACGAACTAAGCTGATTAGAATTGGGTCGAAACCAGCAACAGGACCAGCAGCAGCAGCACCGCCACCGAAACCACCTGTACCAGCAAAGTTAGTTGGTGAACCTGTTTCTTGTAGAATACCAGATTCTTTGATCATTTCTTGAGCTTGATTCTCAAGAATAACTGCTGTTACCGCTTTACGGTATGGGTCAGCAATCTTAGGCATATCTGGATGATCCAGAACGCTTTCCCATTTGCTTTGTAGATTTTCAGACAAATACATCTTTGTATCTCCTTTTGTTTTTATTTAAATTCTTGTTTTAGAAATTGCTTGTACAACCGAAGCGACATATGGGTCAGCGGCAACTTTCTTTTCAGTGCCGTCATCTTCGACTTCTTCATGAAGTTGTGCAGCATCGGCTTTCTTTACGCCAGATGGGAAGTAGTTCTCACGGATTGTCTCAAGTTTTTCAACGAATTCTTCCTCTGTGGAGAACTCTACACTCTCTGCAAGTGTTTTGATTTTTTCTACTTGAGTTGCTGTAAGACCTTCGCAAACTTCATTTACCAGTTGTACTTTAATAGCTTCAGTAAGTTGTTTCTTATACTGAATATTTGCTTCAATTTCTTCGTTCAGTTTAACTTCCAGTTCTTCGACCTTAGATGCAAGTTCATCTACCAGTTCGACTTTATCTTCTGGAACGTTGATGTAGTTTTCAGCAAACAGATTGCGTAGACCAGCAATAAAATCTTCTGTGATTTCTGAACGCAGACCGCTTTCGATTGCGATTTCATTGTCGTCCATCCACTGCTCTACTACGTAGTTCAGGTAGTCATCTACCTTTTCTGTTAGTTCTGCTTTGATTTCTTCAACAGCTTCGGCTAACATACCAGCATATTCTGCTTCCATTTGTTCTTGAATTTGAGCAACACGGTCGAATACACGTGCTTCAAAAATTGTAGCAGCTTTTGCTTTGAAGTCCTCAGAAATGTTTGAATCGTCGGCAAACAATGAAGCAACATCTTCTTTCATTTGTGCTTTCATTTCTTCAATTGCTGACTCATCATCGAGCACCAATTCGCCTTCTTCATCTTCTGTTTCTTCAGGCATCATGTTTGTACCTGAACCATACTTCATGTTCTTGTCACCAAGTTGAACATCGCTTGATGCTGCTGAAGGCTTAGTCGTAGGTGCTGCTGCACTCTTAGCATTGCCTTTGCTTGATAACTTGTTAGAATCATCAGTAGGTTTGTTGTTCTGTGGTGTAGGACCGCCTAAATCTTCAGGTGTTCCAGGATTGCCTGGAGGTGTATTCTGAGTTAATTTAGGCATTGGCATACCAGGAGCAGATGACTTGCTTGATGCAAGAATTTCTGCTGCTGCTTCCATGAGTTTGTTTGTTGCCATTGAATATCTCCTTATGATTTCTTATTTATAAATTTTAAAGTTTTCGTAGGAAGTTTTCGAAAAGTTGTAATCCAACTGTTTCAATATCTCTGCGTGATGCTTTGCGAATTTGTTGTTTAGCATAGCTAATATCAGATTCAACAAAGCGTCCTTCTACGAATAACCATTCTTTATTTTCCATGATACCCTGGACAAAAGCGCCAGGAGCAGAAGGGTCAGCAACAATATCAGCAGCAGTTGCAAGGCGCAGGTCATCTTGTACCAGATTGTAACCTTCTTTTGTCATAACGACAGAACCTAATGCACGTGAAGATACACCCAGATTAACGCCAGACTCAATTAGATTCTTAGCAATTAAGCCATATGGTGTTTCCATGATCAGTGCTTTACCAACAAATGTATTGCCGTTCTCTACCAAACTTGTAATCTTGTGTGACACACGTTCTAGATTTAGAGATGGTGTGTCTGGATGTCCCAGTTCTCCTAACGCACGATTAGATTTGATATATTCATCTGTATATCGTTGTACTTCATTGCGGAGAGTATCCATTTTGTACATGCGGTTGTTGCGATTGACTGTATCGCCAACTAGAAATGTACCTTCAATGTATAAATGTTTCTTACCATCTTCTGTTTTTTCGGTAAGATATCTTACATTTTCAATATGTTCTTTAATGAGTTTCATTATAGACTTACTCCTGTGTATGGATCAACATTGTACGTTGCAGTTTTTGATAATTCTAGAATAAGTGTTCCACCAGTCACAATTTCAATGACAATGCTTTGTGTATTATTATTTGCAAGCGTATGTCCATACTCATCAAAATCCATGCTACCACCGTTATGTAATGCTAACAATGGAATACTGTTTCTAACAATACGAATATGCCCATTCGTTGACCATTTAAGATGGCGAATATCTGCTTCGGTAACAGTTTCGGTTGTTGCATTTGCTCTTAAATTATTAAGAGTAATCGTATATGTTCCAGCATCGACTGCTCGAACTATCGACGATCCTCTTAGGGTATTTGTAATTTCAAATGGCATTTTATTTTAGTCCCATAGATTTACGACGGCGCATTGACATTTTTCTTTTTAACAATGTTCGTCTTAGTTTTGCTTTTCTTGTTGTTTTCCAAGAACGTTTTAATAAACGTGCTTTACGTAATCTTACTGTTGCTGGTATACGTTTAACTGTATTACCAGATATTCGATATCCTTTGATACCTGATTTGCGTACATTTTTTTGTACGATTATTCTACCTTTTTTATTGCGACGAATGCGACGGCGTATCTTTGTAATGCGACCCATCTTAACAACATTAGGATTGCGTTTTTTAGCCGCCTCTTCTAGCACATCTTCATCGACTTCAATTTCTTCAAACATTTCATCGACAACATAAGGCTTTGCTTCTTCTAATCTTACAGAAGCAATGTCATCTAAACGTGCAAAGATTAACTCTTTGGCTTCGTCTAACTTATTCTGTAGAATTAAGTCTACAAAATTCATTTAGTTTTCCAAAAGTGATTACAGATTCAGTTAGTTCTTGCCAAAAAACTTCTTTACTTTCTTCATCTAACTTACTGTAAATGTTTATAATTTGTTGTTTTGTTTCTTCACTTAAAGACAATCTGTTACCATCATTTAATAATAGTTCTTCTGTTTGCAAAAACTCTTGCACATATTGTTCCGCTTGAACAACTGGATCAACAGCAGGACCATACGGTAAACTAAACACACGTTTTAATTTATCACTCCAATACATTGCAATACGTGTGCCATCTGGATATAATCTAACCGCTTTACGTTTGATTACTAATACAGCAGGTGGGTCTGGTAGCAATGGGTAAGCACTACCCACACTGTCCATTTTCGCTTCGGTTAATTCTTCACGCACTGCTTGTCTTGCTTTACCATAAATCTGTTTACTTGAAACTAAATCTACCATGCGATTGAAAAGATTGCGAAGAATCTCACGGTCAGCATTGTTAAATACTGGCTTCTCTTCTCCCATCTTGTCTAAGATTTTATGAATACGTGCCAACTGTGCTTTGTTTGCAAGACCCGCACGTACAAGAGCGTCAAACTTTGAATAGTCCGACTTCTCTTCTTCTACGATAGATTTGAATTCTAGTAACGATTTCATTCTTCAGTTACTTCTTCGGCCTCTTGATTGTCTGTGTTTTCTTCAGACTCTTGCTCTTTCCCGCCAAAAAGAGTTGAAGCGATTTCTTGTTTGCGACCTTGGAGCGCATCGAACGCTTTCGCTGATAAAACATTTTCTATACCTTCTTTGGCTGCGGCACTATCACCAGCAGCAATATTGTTAATAACGTCTTGAATATCCATAATAACCTCTCTTATCTGCGTCTATTATTTATGCTGACCACTGACTTGTTTACCTCATCGTCAAGTTGAGGTGTCAGTGACTCAGGTTGTTCAGCATTCTCTACCGTGTTATCTTCTGGCTCTGCTTGTGGTGCAGCACCCTGTGGTGGTCCACCCAATACTGGTCCTTGCATGTCATCAGGTAAAGTATCCTTTTCTTTTTGAATCTCTTCTTGCATCGCTTCAATCTCTTCATCAGTCATCATGAGAATTTTGTTCATGACATAATTATTAGAGAAGTAACGACCGACAAATGGATCAACCATACCAACCATTTGTAATCTGTTTTGTAGTAACTCTGCTTCACGCAATTCGGTAAAGTTGTTGTCTTTACGGAAGTCGTAGTAAATGTTTTCTTTGAACTCATCCCACTCTTCACGTGTACAGATGCCCTTGAGTGTCAATTGAATTCTCAATGCATCATCAAACACTTGTGAAAACTTATTACGCAAACGAATGACAAACTTGGCAAACTTCAGTTCATCACGTGTAACTTCTTGTGAACGACCAAGCCCTGCAAGTCCACCTTCTTGTGACTCAAGGCGTGAATAAGGTACATTTAGAGACTGAAGCAATTTCTTTTGGAAATACTTTACATCCTCTAGTTCACCAAGATTTTGTCCGGCTGGTAGAGTTGTAATCTCTGTACCTTTCCCTCCTTCACGGCGGGGTAACCAGAAATCTTCCAGCATAGACATGTGCTTACGCTCGTCACGAATCTCACCTGTGTTGGCATCGTAAACGAGTTTATTACGGTACTTAATCATGATATCACGCAGATATTGTTCTGCTTTACCACGTGGTAAATTACCTACATCAATGTAAAATATGCGGCGTTCTGGCGCACGTGAAATACGATAGATAACAATCGCATCTTCAATCATTCTAAGTTGATTGAGAGGTTTGATTGCTTTATGTAGATATGAAATAACAAATGTATTCTTGGCATCCATCAGACCAGAGTTCACATTAATAATTGAATCTGGTGCAATGCGGAGTCCTTGTCCTACATTTGCGGTAAATGTTTGTGTTGTTGTACCACGGTCATTATAAACGTAGTATTCAGCAACCGACACAATGATCATTGCACCCGTTTTCGGGTCACGATCTTTTTTAATCTCACGTACTTTACGAATCTTACGTGGATCAATGTATCTAAGTTCTTGAATACCAAGATTAGGTTGTTTGTCATTTACTACCACATGATAGAACATACGACCATCAATGTACCAACGCTTGAACAAATCGTCAGCCAAATTATTAAAGTTCAACATTCTTTGAACGTTGTTGAACTCTTCAATAATTTTTTTCTTGATTGACTCTGGTTGTTTTAGATTATCAAGAACGATGTCAACAACTCTGCCTTGATCGTCGTGTGTGATGGCCTCATTGACAATCTCATCAATTGCCATCTGACATTCTGGATGATTGGACATCTCACGATACCTTGTGATAAGTTCAATCTCATTACGAACTGAGCCTTCTAAGTCAACATAGGTACCGTAGTAAGCATTCTGTGTGACTGTAACTGCACCATCATCCAATTGTGCAGCAGAAGGCAGTGTAAAGGATGCCTGTTCGGGCTTCTCAGCCTTAACGACATCCCTTCCACCAAATGTGAAACCAAATAGTTTAATTGCCATTAAATATCATCCTAAATTAAAAAGTAAGGGTAAAACACCCTTACTCTTAGATCACACCATCTGCAACTGCTTCCCACCACTGGTAGGTCAGAGTTACAGAAAACTCTTCAATCGTATCATTTGAACCCCAATCAACATCAATTGGAGTGATGTCAGTTGGGAATAGGCCAACAAATTTATATTTCTTGATTGGGTTACCAGATTTACCAAACTGTGTAACCTCACCATTTTGAGTATATCCTAGAGGTGTAGTTGCCAATGGATTACGTACATTCAAATTATGACTGTTGATACCATTCATCCAACGCTCGAATGCATTACGTACTACGAAATCTTCGTCGTTGATAATTGTTACTGTCCAGTCAGCAAATGTACGATTACCTACAAACTTTAATTCACGACCAAAGTATTGAACTGGCACAACGCCCAGAGTTGCCCCTGGAAGTTGTGCTGTCTTACACATGAACGTCATTTTTGTTTGTGCGTTTCCTGGTATTGAGAACGCAGGAAACGGCATTGATACCTCAAATAGATTTGGGCGGGCACCGTCACCTTGTAATTGTGAACGGAATTGATTTACGTTAAATGCCATTTAATTTTCTCCTGTTTCTCTTTATTTAAACTGCGCCCACGACCTCATTGAAACTTACACCTGTACGTACTGCAACAAAGTTAAGTTGAATGAAGTTGATAGAACGAGCAGGTTTAATGTAAATGTCACCAACAAATTCATTACGGTCAATAATTTCTGCTGTGTTGTTTGTTTCATCGCAGACTACACGGAAGTCAGTGATACCACGACGACCTTGAACATCACGCAGGAATGGTTCTACTAATGCAACAAACTGAGCACGTGTAAACTGATCATTGAATTCGAACAGTGAGAAACGAGCAGCACGTGCAATTGCTTTTTCAAGTGTAATGAACAAACGACGAACGTTGATACGATCAAATGCACTTGGTTTTGCTAACAGAGTTTTGTCTCCAAAAAGAACTGTGCCTTCACCTGGGAACGATACAACAGGGTTAACACCTTTTGTATAAAGAGTATCACGTTCTGCCTTAGTAGGATTCCATGCCAGCTTGATTACGTTTTTAATTTGACCACGATTCATACCACCTGGTGAGAACCAAGGATCATTTTGTGTATCGGTGCGTACACACAAACCAGCAATATCACCGTTCAGAGGAACCCAACGATATACGTCTTTGTATTTGTCATACTGATATTTGTAACCAGAATCCATTACGGCATATGATGACTTCGTAATTGTGTCACTGAAATTTGAAATCGATGATGCTTCGTTTCCTGCATTGTCTACGCAGTTTGATTTTTCTGGTGAAAGAAAAACAACACAATCTTTACGAGTTTCAGCAATGTTACTGATCACATAGTCGGCAACAGTTTCATTACCAGTTCCAGTTACACAAAGTGAAATGTCAACTGCTTCTGTATTTTTGAATAAATCCCAACCAGATGTAATCTGTGATGAACCCACGATACCATCTGAACCAGAACCAAACGAATAAACAACGTTCGCTGTGGTTATTTTAAATGCTGTAGCATTTGCAGTTGAACCCCATGCTGTACCAGAACTTAGGTTTGCTGTTGCTGGATGTGCAACCCACCATACATACTTTGATTTTTTATTGATAACATCTTTATAGTAATTTGAGTTACCAGTATCATCTTTTGCATCGGATGCTTTTGAAACAAATGCATATTTTTCTAACACTGTACCTGCTGTGCCTGACCACAAACCATCTTCGTCAACAACAACAATGTGAACTTCGTCATTTGCACCACCTTTATTTGAAACATATGTTGATGTTCCAGTGTTTGCAGTGAATTGTGTACGATATGGCCATGTACCAAACGTTCCAAGATCGGCCACAGAAATTTTTAGAGAGTTACCTAAAGCGCCAGGCCAACGAGCAACCCATCCACCCCATGCGCCATCTGTATAACCGGTATGATTATCGTAATAGTCATCTTCATTTTTGATAACCAAGCCAGTTCCGTTTGCTGAAGAGTTTATGCCTGTGCTTGGTACGGCACGAACGACTTTAATATTGTTGCCATATGCTAGGAAGTTCGCAGCAGAGAACCAATATTCATAATTATTTTCGTCTGGTTTGCCGAATGTGTCCACAAGTCGAACTTCATCGGAAATAGTTGTTACAACACCACATGGTCCCCAATTAAAAGGTCCTACGAAAGCGCCAGTAGAAGTGGCAACTGAAGGAATAACTGTAGTCAGATCGATCTCTGATACATTCACTCCAGGTGATAATTGAAATGCCATTGGATTTCTCCTTTTATTGTTGGGTCAATTTTCTTTTTATTGTCTATTTAGTTTTTTACAAACTTGATGATAAATAGCCCGCTGGCGGCTCCCACATATCTCCATCTTCCACCTCAACTTCCCTACGCAATCCATCTTCAATAAAGCCAAATGGTAGCATATTTTCTTCACCCAACATCTGTTGTTCTTCTAACATAATTTTACGAATATCAATTCTTGTCTCATCTTTGAAGAAAGTCTGTGCTGTCAGCCATGCGTAGAGCACCAGACCCATGACGATATCATCATTATTGCCTTCTTCGGCAGCATAAGTGTCTTTAGTTCTGACAAAAGTATTCAGTTCGGCAATGGTATTAAAGTCACGAATAATTAATTTGTCGTTTTCTACCAACGTTTTTAGGTTGGCACAACCAATTTTCTTGACAGATTTGGTTGTCTTTACACCAAAAGCCACCGAGCGTTTGAAACCAGCAGAGATACTCTGACCTTTGATATGATGATGTTCCAACTTATAGATGTTCTCATACTCTAAATCATAGTGTAAAATGTCTACCACTTGCTGACCAACGTTGTTAGTTTCAATAAGCACATAGGCTTGATTATATCGATTGGCTAAAGAGTATATTACTGTTGGTAAAAATAACAAAGGTAGCTTATTATTACGATAAACAGCAACTTGTTTATAAGGTGCTTCAGTAGCATCAACCACATTAATGGTATGATAATCCAAAGCAACACCTTCGGCACAGTCTACTGTGGCAATATAGATACGCCCTGGGCGTGCATCTTCATAGATAAAGAGGTGACCATCATCTTCAATTCGCATTGGATCATTGAATGCAAGTGAACGCAATTTAGAACCTGAGATGAGCGTTGCGGCTGAGCCAATAAACTCAGTCTCAAACTCTTGACGAAACTGCTCTTCGGAGGTATTTCGTATTGTCTCTTCTTTCCATGTTTGATCACGACCCGGTACTTGTGACCAGTGAACTTCAAGCGTCTTGTAAAGAGAACGATTTTCAATAGCATCCATCCACATTTTATAGAATAGATTCAAGCCATTTGGTGTAGAAACAATAATAACTTTTGTTGTTTTACCTGATGAGATAACGGGGTAAGTAGAAGTAAAAAAGTCTACTGCCATGTTATGTGGCACGAATGCAAACTCATCAAGAAAGATTAGATTGTACGTGCCACCTCGAACTCCAGAATTTGATGTTGCATATGCATAAATTTTAGAACCATTTTCCAATTCAATTGAACGTTTGTTCCAATTAATAATACCTTGTTGAAGCCAATGTGGAAGATATTCATATGCCTTTTGAATCTTTGCTAGAATATCTTGTGCAAGTTGAAGTTTGTTTGCAAGAATACCGATCACAAACTCTTCATTGAACAATGCACACCATAACATGTAACCGACAGTAGTGGTTGTCTTACCAACCTGTCGTGGCATTTTTGCAATGCAGAAACGATTTTCGTGAAACGTTTTGACCATATCTTCTTGAAAGCCCCACATTTCAAACGGGACTAGTCCACGGTCAACGTTGACAATCTTTACGTAATTGCGAATAAAGTATACCGGATCTTCGGCACACTTTGCAAATTCTTTTACTTGATCTTCTGTGAGGGATAATTCAACACCAACTCTTTTTAGTCTTGCATTACCAAGATATCCGTCATCCATATTTTATTTTGTAAAACTCTTTAGCATCCAGCCATGCTTTTGATGTGCATCAAGAATGTCTTGTAAAAAGTTACCAACAGCAGGTTCATCTGCTGCATCTGCAATTGCAATACCTGCACGTAATTCCATAATGTATTTGTCGTTATCTTGAGCAAGTTCGGACATCATAACAAGAGGTGACGGTATAGCAACGATGTCTTGTACTTTAGAAAGTTCCATCATTCGTGCAAGTGTTGTCGGTGCATAAGAACCTAATGCACGAATATGTTCGGCAATAGAATCTGTTTGATCGAACACAGAATCATAGAAGTCGCCTAAGAATCCGTGATATTGTGCAAAGTCTGGTCCTTCCACATTCCAGTGAAAAGTATGTGCCTTGAAATACAAACCGAAGTTTGTTCCCAAAATCACTTTCATTTGTTCGATTAATTGTTCCATAGTCTTATTTATTTGATTTAATCATTTTTAAAAGTTCGGTTGTGGAGCCAACAAACACTGCTTTATCTATGTTGACTCCTTTTGTGGATTCAGATTGGGGTGCAAGCTCTCTTTTTCTTTTCTGAAGTTCCAACAAATCTTTATTCATCTCAGCCAAATTCTTCATCATTGTGGCTAAGACTTCATATGCTCTTGGTGATTCCGATTGATTAGCAACAGATGCTAATTCACCTAATGCTTTGTTACCATTGTTGATTAACTCACGCATATTGGTACGTGCAAACTCAGCATCAGCATCAATCTGATTTACGTTATTATCAATAACAACAGGCAAAGTTTCTACAGTTTGTTCCTGTATAGGTTCAACGTCAAAGATTTCAGACAAATTTTTATTTAATTTTTTCATGATAATGTATCAGGCCACTCTTTAATTGTTTCAATGTAGCCATAGTTAGTGTTTGGTAATGCTGTATTTGGCGTAGGCTCGGTAATAACGGCAGTAGCGTTGACAGAGTTGATGTCAAGAGTTGCAACGTTATAAGAAGCCCCTGAGTAATCGCCTGTAAGTGTGTAACCTTTTTCGATATATTTGTTGCCACCAGTAACAACAAGTGTACCGGTTGCTGTGTTACTAAAGTATTCTACAGTACCAATAAACCCATTTGCAGTATCACGAACTGTTTCACCTGTCGTAAATACGTTATTACCATTTGCATAATCAACGTAAATTTTTTGTAGTTCTTTAGATGTGAGGTCAATATTAAGATTAGTATTGGCTTGATTAATAATCTTGCCAGACTTAACAGGTGGCCAGATGAAACTCTTGGCTGTAAAATTTAAATCCCACAAAATAATTCTTGTTGTACCATCAGACATACCACCTTCATACTCAACTGTAGACGCAACAGAATTAAGTATGATAGGCACAGTGTATTTTTGACCCATCGACGGAATAAAATCTACGACCACACTAAAATCTGGTGTGAAAAATGGTAGAATCTGTTCTAATATCTGTGTGCCATCTTCTGTATTACGTACATAGATTGACAAACTAAACTCAAAGTTATAAGGTACAGGAAGAAACTGTGTTGCTATCCCGGTGTTTGTTCCTGATGCAAAATTTTGTAAAGTAGAAATTTGTTTTCGGCTCACATCATATTCAAGACTGTCAAGATTGAATGACATTCTTGGTATCACAGAGTTGACTGACTTGATAAGATTAGGATCAGATGTAATCTGTGTCAGATATCTTTCTTTCGGGCCATATGAAAGAGGTACTTTTAATTTTTCTTTTGGCACACCAGATTGTGTATAACGAACAATCTCAAGATCATTAAACAATGTACCAAACACCACAACCATTTTACGAATCGTGCGATGATAAAACTGAGCATTACCTAACATTACGGTTCTCCAAACGGATTGACTTCCGTAAAGTCAATGATGCCATCACTTGCTGCTTCGATACGTGCGTTGTCAATGATATCTTCAAATGCATTGTTTTGTGTTGGTGCATCGGTTGCAAGTGTCACTGTCCATTGTGCCGAACTTGTGTTGCCTTTTACATTAGCCGACGCAGTAAAATCGCCTTGCATACGATACACATCGATGTATGCGTTTGGTTCAAAATCATATACTAATGCTTGTGCTGTTGCGGTAGATAATGATGAACCTTGATAAACAATTTCATCATTTACAAACTTACCTGAACCTGAACCTAACGAAATACGTAGTTTTGGATAGTAATTACGAATGTTATTGTCAATATCTTTTACACCAGTTTCAATAATTTCATTTGAAAAATAAAACTGTTTCATTTTTAAAGCATAAACATAAACATTACCGCCACGACCACGGCCTAATGTATAAAACATTGCTTGATCGTTTTCATTTTCAACACTTGTAATTTCAAAAAAACTAGTAGTCATTGGTATATAAACCAAATCACCTTCACGTGGTCGTGTATAACCATTAACTGTATATCTAAATCTTAGTCTTGAAATTAACATGGTTACTTCATCACGAATTTCTAAACCAAATTTAGATATAAAGTCTTGCTCACCATCAAAGCCAGTTACATTTTCCAAATACATTTCAATAGCATGTGCGGTGCGATATTCTTTTAATGTATCTTCACCAAACAAATAATCTACTTGATCACGTGTTGTACGTGGCAAATAATATACATCAAGACCATAAATCTTGAGTGCTTCAATTACCAAATCTTCAACAAGCAGTTGCTCCGGTGTTACAGGAGCATCTGCAAGTCTTGTTGGAAAATTATTAAAATAAAAATTAGTTGCCATTAGCCAGTAAAGATTTCAGACGGCAGTGAACCCATCATGTAAATCTGTTCTTCCATTTCTTTGATTTCTTCGGATGCTTCATCATAAATCTTTTGACCGTTGAGTGTAACACCACCTGGCATTTGAATACCTTCAAACTTTTTAAGATTGTTACCCCACTGCTGTTTGATTTTTGCAGTTGCTAACTGTTTTAGAAAACGGTCGTTCCACACATCAGTTGTGCCTTCAATTTGAATTGCTGAGTTATTATGTGTCAGTGTTGGTGGACCGATCAATACCAGACTTGTTGGTGACACAATGTTACCGACTTGCTTTGATTCTGTACCAATGGTAATAAAATCATAAGGGACAATCTCTTGATCAAACTTAGTGCCATAACCTGTGATTGTATTTGATGCTGGTGTGCCTGATACTGTGCCAGTTAGTGTAACTGTTTCTGGACGAACTGTGCGATAACACTCAATAATAACCCAATCACCAGGTTCTACATCCCTTGTCCAATCAATATCAAGAAACACTTTGTTCTGATGACGATTGAATCTGAACTGTGGTGTGCCAGAGAATAACAGATTCAATGTACGTAAATGCTGCATTGTGATTTCGTATGACACATACGATACCGATGTGAAGTCATAGAGATCGTGTAGACGCAATTGATAACGCAAGTCAAACATATTGATTGATGCGTTTGACTGGTCAAATGAAAAAATGCCTGTGACAAATTGTACCGCATCAGGACAGTAAATCCACTGACGATCAATATCTGCTTGAGTGATTTGATGTTTCATGAACAGTTTTTCTGTTCCATCATAGTGATAATCACGCCAAAAGTTTAGCGCATCATCAATGCGATCATCAACTTGGTCATCATCAACGTTGATTTCAATTACTGGCCAGCCAAGTCGGCGTAGGCAGTAATCTTTGAATTGTTGTCTTGTGTTTATTGACATGGTTACATTCCACCAAATAAGAAAGCATCATCAAAAATATCAGGAGGAGAAACAATATTGTTTCCACTGATTGCGTTGTTTGCTATCAGATTGCCAGTGATTTGATTTGTCGCAATTAAGTTACCAGTGATTTGATTTACCGCAATTAAATTACCGGTGATTTGATTTTGTGCAATTTGATTGCCAGTGATTTGATTTGTTGCGATTAAATTACCAGTGATTGTGCTTGCCACAATATTGTTTCCACGAATAGCGTTAGAAACAATATTGTTACCAGAAACGGCATTTTGAGCAATCAGATTGCCTGTAATATTTGTTGGTTCTATTAAAGACGAACGAACTTTCTGTATCATTATCCCACACCATAAGATGACTGTGTTTGTAATATTATATAAGAATTGGTTGCAAGTTTCATTGTAACAAAAGAATAAACATCTATGACTTCTCTAGAAATACTGGTCGAAGTTGGTTTGGTGTTTGAACCATATCTTATATTTGCTGTTTGAAAATTACCATCAACAGAAACGTTTGCAACTTGCTGAGTAACATTCTGTGTGATCATAAAAACTGTTGACACAGATTGTCCAGGATTCAAAAGTCTATCTAATGTATAATTTGTATTACCACGAAGATTAAAAGTTAAAGCTCCCGTAGGATATTGCGTCAAATAGTATACTGAAGATTCTAAAACATCGATGTTAATGTTACCACTTAATTGACCTGGAATAATTTTAGCTTGCTCAATTAATCTAGTTAAAGGCGCAATTTTAGAAGAAATTATTCCTGAGTCTGCTATTGCCAAACCGGAAATTGAATTTGGTAAAAAATTTACATTGACCGCAATATTTAATGTATTTGAAGCGGGATTAAACGACAGATTACGATTGACGTACTCTGCCGCTGTTCTTCCTGATATTGCAGGCTGCAAACTGATATAGTGTTGTGTGACATCACTGACAGTTTGCAGTATTGGTAATGTAGTAACAGTTTGCATTTATGCTTGTGCTTCTGTCCATGATAGTCGTGAGAACACTGATGCTGCCGCAGTACCAACATTACGTGCAACAATTGTCACAATATCAGGACCGTCTGGATAAAATCCACTTCGTGGATCATTAGTACCTCCACCAAGAATACTATTACCAAGATCACGAACCAGAGGTAGATCCATGGATGTTGTAGTCAAGTTAGTCGAACCACCAGCGGAGTTGGTGAAGAAGCCGTAAATAACTTCACCACCTTCAATTCTTGTGTTTACAGCATGATTGACGTACTGAGCAAGACTTGAACCGCCAACGTTTTGCCAAACTGGTGCAGCATTTGCTGTAGAACCATTTAGAACAACTTCAATCAAGAAAGTACCACCTGATAACAAATCAAGTTGTCGAAGAACCATTTGCATACGATTGACAACTTCACGATCACCTAAAGCGGAACCAGGAACACCGTTATTCACTGAAGGTGAAACACGGAAACTCTGTAGTGCCATACGTTGACCAGCAGGCACAGATAACCCACCTCTCATACCTTGAGTAAACACAAATGATTTATCGTCATCATAACGACCATCCATAATAACTGAAGTGCCCCAATGTGCAATACGTGGTGCATATCCAGGCGCATGTAACTCAGCGTATGTTGGTGAAGTAGCACTATATGTAAACGTTTGTGCAACATTACCCATAGGAATAAATGTTACAACTCCTGTTCCAGAGATACCAGGTGCTTGAGAAAGTTGTACTGAAACGTTTGGATTAATACTAACAACTTGAGCAACTTGTGGAATGTTTGCGCTTTGTACAAACATACCAATTTGAATTCCTGTTGTTGCCTGTCCAGAAACCAAATTCAATGTTGAATTTGATGTTGACATGATACAGTTAATATTATTACCTTGTTGTCCACGAATAAGATTATTAAATGTCCAACCTGTAGGTGAATTGTTAGTTACACCGTTGTAGTTTACAAACTCACTTAAACCTGCGCCATTTGTGAGCCACAGCGTTCCAACAGTAGGAAATGCTGAAGCATTAGCCACATTGATTGAAGTGTCTCCAGATTGAATCGTCGCTTGAACTTTTGTTTTAGGTGCAAATGTATTTGTTTCATAGCGGCCTGGTAAGTTACCAGAACGCATGTACGCTTCATAGTTTACATTATTGTTTACCATCTTATGACAATAAACAATATTACCATCTGTTGCTCTGAAGCCCCAACGAACGAAACCTGCACCATACCAAGAGTAATCTAGGTAGAACATCTGCATCTTACGAAGATCAAGATTAAATCCTGAAGGACCTGTGCCATCACAACGATCTAAATTCCATTGAGACTGTGGAATCTTGAAGTCAATTGTTTTGGCAGCAACAGCTTGTAGAATTTGTGTGTTACCTCTATATGCTGGTGAAACATGCAGTCTGGTATCAGAGTTAATTTCAATAACACGATATGACATACCTTTGATTACAATGTAATCACCAACATCAAGTTCAGAAGAGAACTTGGTTGTTACACCATTCACAGAAACACCATCAATTTGTGTATTGGCAGTGTTGGCGCTGATGAATCCTGATAATTGTCTTGTTGAAGAACGACGAACTGCATATAGTTGTTGTCCATCATACTCAAAGAAAATACCATTTTGATCATCAAACATGCCAACACGATTAGATGCACCATACCAGTTATTAACTGACAAGAAATACAAACCAGTTGCTGGAGTTGCAGAAGGTGTACTGTTAGCAACATAACGAAGAGTGTATGGGTCTAAAACTTCTAAGACATTAAACGTTCCGTTATATGCAGTTTCATTACAACCGGTAATTGTAATTGATGTGTTTGTATCTACAAAGTGGGGTTCCTTTGTTTTTAATGTTACAACCGCACCAGAACTTGTCACACTATCCAAACGAATTGAAGGCTTCATCAAAGTGCCAGTTGACATTTGAATACCCTTACCAGATTGATAACGGAAGTAACGGCGTGTCTGACGAATCAATTGATTGTTATGTCCTTCTGCTGCGGTGCTAAACTCAACACCACCATCATAAGCACGATGAATTACAGTTGAACGACCTGAAGAGAATAGATTAGCAAAACCACCAGAACCAATACCAGATGAACTTACTGGTGCTACATTAGCATCGATACGAAACTCTGTATTAGAATAAACGCCAGTTACAGTAAATGCTCCATTAGGCGCACCTGATGTTGCTGCTGTTGTACCCTGAAGAATGATCTCATTACCAATTGAGATACCATGTGGTTGAGTTGTTCTTACGATACCATTTGCAAATGCACCAGTAAAATTAATATTTGATAAAGCAATATTTGAACGTGTAAAGATAGAACCATTAGCAACTTGTGTTACTCCCGGAATGTTAATATTCAAACCAGCAGTTACGCCTAGTGTTGCTTGATATCTTTGTTTTGTTGTGTATCTAAATGCAGTTGTACCAAAAACAGCATCAACAACATATGTACCGTCAGCGGGACCCCATGCACTATCAGTCACAAAAATAGGAGTGTTTACAGCTGGTGGGTTTGCAGTATATACTGTAACAAAACTTGAGTTAGAGTTTACAGTAATTGATGTTACATTGATTGGACCACCAATAGAAACGTCAGAGTTTGCCGCTACGTTCGCATAAGCAAAGGCTCTGTTATTTACTAAAGATAACGTTTCCCATTTTGTGGCTTGAGTTGAATATTCAAAGTCGGTATCAATCATCGACTGTGGCTGAGACACACGGAATTTATTTACCGGATCAGTATAGAGTTCATCAGGCTCAAACTTTTCGGCGTATTCATCAATCACAACTTGAAGTTTGTCGGTAGATGACATTGCTGCTGTATTATATTGCAATACAATTGTGGTTGTCGCCGAACCGCTTGTTGCGTTTTGTGATACCGAATGAGAAGTTAATTTCAGATTTGGGTCTGAAAAATTGTAAATTACCTGATTCGTAGTGACGTTTGTAATCAGAACAAAACGTTCACGTTGAATCACCTCATTAAACACAATCGTTCTTGACGAAGGTGTGAACGAATAATATGTGTCTACGATTACTTTTCTAGCCATTTTGACTCCAAAATATGGGAAAGGTGTTTATTTTTTTAAAATCTCTACTATTTAGTAATTAGTAACCCAAGAAGATATCGGTTGCTTTGAATGGATAAATCTTGGTATTTTGTGCTGGTGTCCCAGGCACAAGTCGAATCATAACATCAGAACCCGCTGGAGGCGGATCGGCAAAAAGAACACGACCATCATCATTTAATGTGTATCCTTTTGCTGAGTTTTTAACGTGACTCATCCAAAGAACTTCTTGCGTATTTGCAAAAGCGGACTGTAAAAGACCATTAATTGATATAATTAAATTCCAAGGACTTGATACAGAAACATTCGATGTGTTATATGTTAAAGGAAAGATAGTCGTCACACCATCGGTGATATAAGAAATATCATCGAAGTCATATGCATAGCCACCAAAATTAGTGGAGAAGCTGTTTACCGTAATAGAACTGTTGGCTATTCTACCACTTGTAATTTTCTGTGTCATGAATTAGCCTCCAAATACAATCGACATTGCAATTGCCTTTCCTGTTGTTGCTGCTGTATTTGCTTTATTGAATGCCGAATTGGCATATGAGCCGGCCGAATTTGCTGCTGCAAATGATGTATTAATTGAACTTCTAACACCAGGAGCCAATGCATCAAATGTCACTGTGTTCGGCAATACCGCATATGGATTCACTGCCGTATAGAAAGTTGCAACACGAACCAACTCACCGTTTAGTGGTGTGTCATCCAATGTAACTGTGTTAGCAGAAGTATCAACCGTGTACATTGAAATTGGTTGCACAATGCCATCAATTGTTACAGTTAAGGCTTCACGTGAAATTGGATAGAACGGTAAAGCAAACGTGCTAACATTTCCATTTGCAGTAGTTTCATACACCGATACAGTAACGTTTGGATTTGGTAAAAGAACTACATTTTCCAAACATGTAACTCTAACAATTTCACCCGCTGGTGGGATGCCATCAAATGAAATTGATGAATTACCTGGTTGTATTGAATAATCAACACCATCGGTTTGTATAACACCGCCAATTGAAACAACTAAAGCAGCATTCGAACCAGCAGGAGTAAACCCTAATGCAAACGTTGGCGTAGTGCCATTTGATGTTGTTGTAAATGTTTTCAGTGAAACATTTGCTGGATTTGCATTTGCAGTAAACTGTCTTGTGCCATCCGCAAATTGAATGTACGCATTTGTTGTAACATTAGCTGCTTGTAGATTCGCATTAATTACAACATTTGCAGTAATTGTTCCACCATTGTTTGCATCTAATGAATTATTCGCACGAATGAATGCGGCATTAGCTTGAATGTAAGATGCGTTCGCATGATCAAATGCAGCATTAGCAGTGTTAAATGCCGGTTGCACTTGCGGGAATACATTGTTAGCAGAATTAAACGCAGCATTGGCATGTACAAAAGCACTGTTGGCATAACTACCAGTAGCATTCTGTGATTCATATGACGAATTGGCATGTATAAACGCAGCATTGGCATACAATGCCGAAGAGTTTGCGGTGTAGCTAGGTGTGTTAGCCTGTAAGAATGCAGCATTGGCATAAACACTTGCAGAGTTTGCAGTGTAGCTAGGTGTGTTTGCCTGCAAGAATGCAGCATTGGCATGATCAAACGAAGAATTTGAATGAGCAAACGCTAAATTGGCCGTATTGAATGCTGGCTGAACTTGTGGGAATACATTGTTAGCCGAAATAAATGCTGCGTTGGCGTGTGCAAATGCAGAGTTAGCATAACTGCCAGTTGCATTCTGAGATTCATATGATGAATTTGCATGTGTGAATGCAGCATTTGAGTGTGCAAATGCTAAGTTAGCCGTATTGAACGCTGGCTGAACCTGTGGAAATACATTGTTAGCCGAAATAAATGCTGCATTGGCATGATCAAATCCAGCATTTGCATGAGCAAAAGAAGAATTTGTAAGACCAAAAATAATATTTGTTCTTGGTAATAGATCAATACCTTTTGCTAAAACATATGTTGAGTTTAGATTTGCATTCAGAGTATCAATTGTGAACGATGCATCATTAATATCAATATTATTGTTTGTGCCAATCTCAGGTGTATATCCTTTGAATAGATACCACTCTTTTGTTACAGAGTCACGAATCAGACCTGAGTGTGCGTTTGTACCATCATTATAATGTGCAGCAAAACCAATATCAGTTAAATCGGAGAAATAATTTCCTTCGGCTAAAATAATGACAGAATCATTTGAAACTAAAGTACCAGCATTAACACTGAATGTCTGTCCAGCTACAAACACATTACCAACAAACAGATTTTTAGTGATTGTTAAATCACCAGTAATTGTGCCACCATTGTTTGCGTCTACAGAATTATTTGCACGATTATATGCTGCATTGGAATGTGCAAATGCTAAATTGGCGGTGTTGAATGCTGGCTGAACTTGTGGGAATACATTATTAGCAGCAGCAAATGAGGCGTTAGCATGATCAAATGCTGCATTGGCTTGAATATATGAAGCATTAGATGTATTGTATAATACTTTAATTACATTTGCAGAAGTAAGATTTGCAAATGTTAAGTTACCAGCACCATCAGTTCTGATGTAATCATCATTAGTTCCACCAGTAATGTGAACATTGACAACTGGTCCTAAGAAAACATTTTTTGAAAGACTTATATCTACATTTGCACGAATATTAATAGTGTTGCTTGAGCCAATGATACGCATCTGCTCATTTTCAATATTCATACCACCTGCTGCAAATACTACATCATTCTGTGGTAAGAATGTACCAACTACAAGATCACCACCACCAGTTGAGGTGTTGCCGTGTGTATACAAGTAACCATCATTTGGTCCAACTAATGTAAAGTCAGGATCGGCATGTTGACTACTGCCGATGCCCATGTCAATGTAAGTATCATTTTCGTTACCATTATCAGCAGTAGCAACATAGTCACCGGATGCATCAGGTCCAGTATTGATATTCTGAATGTTTATCTGTGAGTAACCATCATAATTTGCAGATGCTTGGAAAACTGTTTGTGGCTGATAATCATAACCAGTTGGAATACCTGCGTACAGTGCGTTGTGACCATTCGATGCGTAGCCAAAGAATTGACCACTATTACCAGTAACTAATACCGATGTGACATTACCTACGAATGTAACATTACCTAGAACAGTAAGATTACTTTGAACTGTTACATTACCAGAAATCGTTCCACCAGTAGAATTAAACTTGGTGTTTGAATTATCAAATGCCGCCTGTGCTAATGTTGTTCCAGTATTGGCTTGATTATATCCAGCATTTGAATGATCAAATGCTGCATTGGCATGAACAAAAGCACTATTGGCGTGTATAAATCCAGCATTGGCATGTAGAAATGCTGAGTTTGCGTAAGTGCCTGTTGCATTTTGTGATTGATATGCAGAATTGGCATGATCAAATGATGCATTAGTTTTTATAAATGCGGCATTGGCATGTATAAACGCTGCGTTGGCATATACACCTGTCGTATTTTGACTTTGATATGCTGCATTAGCATGATCAAACGCCGCATTGGATTGAATAAACGAACCATTGGCATATAATGCTGCCGAATTAGCAGTGTAACTAGGTGTGTTTGCTTGCAAGAATGCGGCATTGGCGTAAGTACCTGTTGCATTCTGAGATTCATATGATGAATTTGCATGAATAAATGCTGCGTTGGCGTGTACATATCCCGTGTTTGCATAACTGCCAGTTGCATTTTGACTTTGATATGCGGCATTGGCGTGAACAAATGCAGCGTTTGAATGTACAAATCCAGAGTTGGCGTGTCTAAATGCTGCATTTGTTAAATCAAAAATGATATTTGTTCTTGGTAGAATATCTACATTTTTGATTAAAATATAAGTTGATTTTAAATTGGCACTGAGTGTATCAACTTCAAAAGAAGAATCATTAATGTTGATATTATTATTTGTACCAATTTCAGGTGTGTAATTCTTAAATAAGAACCACTCTCTTGTTGTTGAATCTCTGAGTAATCCAGTTTTTGCATTGGTTGAACCATCATTATAATGACCGGCAAAACCAATATCTTTTATATCAGAATAATAATTACCATCTGCTAAAATAATAACAGAGTCATTTGATGTTAATGTTCCTGCATTAACGGTGAATGCATTACCAGAAACATAAACATTTCCAGTGACAGTAAGGTTCTGTGTGATCGTCAAACTACCTGTTATCACACCACCATTGTTTGCATCTAGCGCATTGTTTGCACGAACAAAAGCTGCGTTGGCGTATGTGCCTGTTGTATTTTGACTTTGATATGCCGCATTGGCGTGTACATAAGATGCATTCGCATGATTATACGCACCAGTCCACAAAGCAACAGCATCGTTAGCTTGAATAAATGCAGCATTGGCATAAGAAGCAGCAGAGTTTGCAGTGTAACTTGGTGTGTTTGCTTGTAAAAACGCAGCATTAGCTTGAATAAACGAACCGTTAGCGTAAACACTTGCAGAGTTCGATGTATAGCTTGGCGTATTAGCCTGTAAAAATGCAGCGTTGGCATATGATGCAGCCGAGTTTGCAACTGCAAATGCCGCATTGGCATAAGAAGCAGCGGAGTTTGATGTATAGCTAGGTGTGTTAGCTTTTAAAAATGCAGCATTGGCATACGATGCCGCAGAGTTTGCCACATGACTCGGCGTGTTCGCCTGCAAGAAAGCAGAATTGGCATAAGAAGCAGCCGAATTAGATGTATAACTTGGTGTATTGGCTTTTAAGAATGCAGCATTGACATGAATAAATGAAGCATTTGCTGCAATAAATGCAGCATTGGCATAAGAAGCAGCAGAGTTTGCTACATGACTTGGTGTGTTTGCCTGTACATAAGCAGCATTAGCATGAGCAAAGGCAGCGTTAGCTTGTATAAATGCGCCATTGGCATATGTTGATGCTGCGTTTGAAGTATAACTTGGTGTATTGGCTCTTAAAAAAGCAGAGTTAGCATAAGAGCCTGCTGAGTTTGCCGCAGCAAAAGCTGAATTAGCATACGATGCAGCAGAATTAGATGCATAGCTAGGTGTATTGGCCTGTAAGAATGCGGCATTGGCATGTGCGAACGCTAAATTTACTTGAACAAAATTTGTATTTGCCTGAATAAATGCAGCATTGGCATAAGAGCCTGCTGAGTTTGCAGCATAACTTGGTGTATTGGCCTTTAAGAAAGCGGCGTTGGCATGTGCAAATGTTACATTAACTTGACTGAATGCTGCATTAGCTTGTACGAATGCACCATTAGCATATGTTGATCCAGACTCTCCACCCAAACTATCATAGTTTGTTCCATCGTTTGTGAAAGTCCATTTATTATCAACTTCATTCCAAAGTATATAAACATTTGCCTGAGCACCACGATCAATTTCAATACCTGCATTCATCGTCGGTGTATTCGACTGACCAATTGAAGCATTCAGCGAAATAATATTATCGCCAATTAATACGATGGGTACATTAGCGCCGATTGTTCCACCAACAATATTCAAGTTACCTTGAACAGTTAGATCGCCTGCTATCGTACCACCGCCATTTGCATTAAAAGAATTATTCGCACGAATATATGCAGCATTGGCATGATCGTATGCCAAGTTTAGCGTTGCATATGAAGATATTAAACGAGTATGATCATCATAACCACCAATAGCAATAGCGCCATCGCCCGTAGGATTTCCAATGAATAATGTATTGCTACTATATGAATAAGCAGGTTCACCAACATTTAATGAAGGCGGTGTATTAGTGGCTAGAGAATGTTTTAATTGTAGGGAAATATTTGCCATTTTAAATCTTAAAAGGTTCCGCCACTAAGTGTCGTATTTGCAAGAGAAAGTGTAGCAATATTCATCTCAAAACGATTATTTGCAGAGTTAAAAACTAAAGAATAACCATCTTGTACACCTTCTGTAGAAATGTTATTAATATCTGATAAAGAAATGTTTGGTTGAGGTCTATAATTTGACGATACAACCGTAGTTCTATTCGGTTGAAAAACCGTAACTTTACCTAATTCTGGCATAACTTACCTCGTAACGGATGGTAATACAACTGCCGTGCCTTCTACTACACGTGTTTTTGAATTATCAGTAGAGTTCGTAATAATCAAATCGTACACATAACGACCTGGTGTTAATGCCGATGTATTAGCTGCCGTCATGGACATAGTGATTTGTCCATTTGCATTGCCAGTGATTGTTGCTGTTAGTGTATTTGCCGATGAAGAATAATATGATTTACGTAATTGAGCCGATGCAGAATATGTTGTAAGATTTACAGCATCACCTTGTGAATCTGATACGGTAATCGTTGATGTGAGGTTTGCACCTTGTTCGATAGTAAGTTCTACATAAGCAGCCAAGATTGTCTCCTTCTAATCGTGTATTTAGTCAATCGTGAATGCCTAATAAAAAACCCCACCGAAGTGGGGTTTGTTTATTGATGATGCTTTATAGTCCTGTTGTTTCTGATAAATCCCAAGACGTTGTTTCTTCATTCCAAATATAATTTTTAGGAGGCTCACCTTGACCTGCATCTGAAGGCAATGGCACAGGTGCTTCCCAATTTGCTTCTGTGTTATTTAACACCCATGAAGCATATGGTTTAGGAGGAACAAATGCATCAAGTTCTGCGTTGTATGAGTATCCAATTCCTGCATAACGCTTTCTCATATTATGATTGTATGATGTTTGTTTCCAATTACCACCAAACAATCTTTGGCAGAAAGCAATGCCTAACTCCTCACTTTCTTGACCGTTAGCGTCAAGTAATTCATTGTTGGACACAACAATGACTTGAGTTACTACATTATTTTCATCAAGTTGTGCAAAATGTGCCATCTAAAAACTCCCTTTGTGTTAAAAATTACTATGTATTTATACATCAGAAAACTAAAGAACCCGAAGCGGTAAAAGTGTAAACTCTGTAGTCTCCAGACAACGTAATTGAAGGTTGCCCATTTGAATTCGCTGTGCCTGTTTTATATGCACGATTGTGTCTCATCACAACGATTCCAGAACCACCTTGACTTCCATATGCTCCAGCACCACCTCCAGTATTAATAGAACCCGTAAATCCAGGTTTGCCGCCACCACCATTTGAACCGGGGTTTACAAAAGTGGGACCGGGTCCTCCTCCAGCACCACCTCCAGCATAATATACGTTTGCTCCACTAATTGTATAAGCTAAGCCTATGCCACCACCAGCGCCAAGTGGAAAAGTTACTGGTCCACTTTGTCCTACTGCTCCCGCTCCACCACCTCCACCACCGTTTCCTGACAGATATTTTCCATTACCACCATTATTTCCTTGCCCAGGTGTTCCCGCACCACCTCCTCCATCGCTTCCGAACTCTCCGCCGCCACCACCAGAACCTCCTGGACCTCCTTCACGACCGGCTGGACTACTTACGCCGCCATACCCACCACCAGTTGCAGTAAGTAAAGTGCCACTGATATTCACACTTGAAGCCGAACCTTGTCCAACACCAGTACCCCCTGTACCTCCAGCACCAATTTGAACGACAACAGTAGTGTTACCAGTAAGAGGTCTTGCAGTATCATTAGCAACTTTTGGTATTTCTGCGCCATAATACAACAATCCACCCGCTCCAGCACCACCCATACCACTGGCTCCACCACCACCAGCAACTATTATTATTTCTAAGTCGGGCGGAATGCGGGAACCCGTCCAAAGACCTCCTTCGGAGAATGCTTGAATATCACTTAAAGAAAAAAATCCATTTGATCTTGTTGCAGTAGAACCATTATATTTTCCCAAGATTCCACCATTAAAACGACGAAACATTAACTTATCTCCTCGTAGCTACAAACACTTTGAGCAGTAGCATTTACACTAGACTGTAGATGTATACTATCACCTTCTTCCAAATATATTGATTTACTAATGATTTCAATAGTTGCTCCATACGGAACAGTCATATTTCGTGCAATAGAGTAATTGGCCGATGCACGAACAAAGTTTACGTTGATTAATATGCTATTAGCGGAGTCTATATTTGAAACCATTAAAGCATTTACTTTGAAAACTTTATTACTACCACTGGCATTACCCACAATAGGAGAACCTCCACTGGATACATTCGATACGTTACTTTTACCTCTAATATCTGTTACACTAACAATGTTTGGCGCTGCCATTTATTAACCTCCGAATATGATCGAACTTATAATGCCCGAACTGAAAATTTTTGTGTTTGCTTCTGACGAAAAATTATTCGATGAAATAGAATTTAATGCGACTAAGTTACCGGTGATTGTACCCGCTACAATATTGTTACCACGTATACTATTAATTGTCATCAAATTACCGGTGATCGCTCCTTCTGCGATTTTAATCGTAGTTACAGACCTATCAGAGGGAACCTGAGTGGCCATATAACCATTGCCCAAATGAAGCACAGAAATATTATTTGTGCCAGATGCTGGAGCCGAAGTAAAATTCAGATTTAAACCATCGGTAGTATAATCAATACCTGGTTTTTGATAACTTCCAGAAATAAAAACAGCAATCGATTCATTTGAAAAAGGAGCACGTGTTAAAACAAAAGTAGTTTGTGAGCCTGTGCCACTAAAAATATCAGAAAGAAATCTAACCGATGTGACTGTATTACCGATGTATGCCATCTATTTTCCTATTATTCGTGTGTCGGTCTTACTGGTGGATCGCCTTCTGGTCTTGGAAACTCATCATTAACTTCTTTAATTAGTTTATAAAAATTAGTCTCTTTACCTGGTATAGCACCAGAATCAATACCTTCCCATAAACTATTAATTAAAACTACAATATCAGGATAGTGTGTAGCACGATCAATAAAGTGTTGCCAATAGTCAACAAACTTATTCTGATATTCTAGTTCTGCAAAAATTTCATCTTTCGTTGGGGGCTTTGAATCTGTCTCATCTTCCCAACGAGTGAAAACGAAATGCCCACCAGAAGCAGACATGTCATAACGAGCGTGTGGTCTGAGTGCTTTAATTGCAGTGTCAATACCACATACAAGTTTGTTGTTATTGCCTACCAAATACTGTGCATAGCTAATATCTTCGTTATTCATTCAATCACCTTTAAATAAAAATATTTATACTACAACAATTCACCTCTAAGGTATATCATAAGTTATAATTACAATCCCCGATCCGCCAGAACCCGCAGCAGGATCACCTCCACCAGCACCACCACCTCTGTTTGCAGTGCCACTTGCTCCGGGTGTGCCGGAAAGAAATCCGCCGTTACCACCACCGAATTGTGGATGAGCAACACCGAAATTAGCAGGGTGACTTGGTGTAACTAATCCACCACCGCCACCAGCATAACCAACATTAGCACCAGAGATTGATGAGAATATTCCTATTCCACCATTACCACCAAAAGCGGTACCAGGCGTACTGGCGGCCAATCCAACGCTACCTGCACCACCTCCGCCACCAGAGCCCGTACCCGCTGGACTGAAGAAATTACCAGCGCCGCCATTATTTCCTTCTGATGGCGTGTAACCACCAGCGTTTCCGGAACCACCAGCTCTAGGACCACCAAACCCATCACAAGCGCCACCGCCACCAGAACCTCCAGGTTGTCCGGCATTACCTGGCGCATTAAATCCACCTCTACCACCACCAGTTGCCCAAGTTCCACCAGTTCCGGAAGGGGTGATGAAAAATCCACTATTTGAGCCAGAAGAGGAAGCACCACCACCTCCACCCACAGCAATAGAATATGATGTTCCTGGTGTTACAGGTAATCCTACTCCAGTTCTAAAACCACCAGCTCCACCAGCACCACTTCCTGCCCCTCCTCCACCAGCAACAATTAAATAGTCAATTGATGTCACACCAGTAGGAACTGTAAACGTAGATGCTGACGTATATACAACCCTTTGAGTAATTTCATAACGTAGGATAACCACACCAGAACCGCCAGAAGATAGTGCCGTTGCTCCAGTGTCGCCACCACCACCACCACCACCTTTATTTGCAGGTGGAGTGCTTGCAGCAACAGGTAAAGTTGGATGTGATATAGCGCCATTTGCGCCACCATAATCTGTTTGACCATTTCCACCATAACCACCAACACCTAAAGTGGGTGCCCATGTATATCCACCCCCACCACCAGCATAACCTACATTTGAGCCTGTTATAGAAGAATATATTCCAATGCCACCATTACCTGCCCAAGGCACTGCTGGTCTCATTCCATTAAATCCTGTGCCACCAGCACCACCGCCACCGCCACCGCCTACGTTTGTACCACCCGGATAGCCCCCACCATTTCCACCATTGTTTCCTTCAGATGGTGAATATCCCCCTTGATTGCCGGCTCCACCTCCATATGGACCGCCATAACCACTAAAGGCACCACCTCCACCAGATCCACCAGCACCACCCGCACCACCGGGAGCGTTAGCGCCACCTTCTCCACCACCAGTTGCCCAAGTTCCACCGGCTCCAGAAGATGTAATAAAGAATCCACTGTTTGTTCCTTTTGTAGCCCCACCTCCACCGCCACCAACAGAAATAGTGTATTGTGTTCCTGGTGTTACAGAAAGGCCGGTAGCAGTTCTAAATCCTCCAGCTCCTCCACCACCATAATTACCGCCACCGCCACCAGCAATAATTACATATTGAATTACTAAAACACCAGAAGGAGCAGTCCAATTACTTGAGGAATTAAAAATAGAAACAACGGCATTCGCTCTGCCTCCAACACGTGGTACAGACATTCTACTTAAAGAAAGTAAAACTCTGATAGAGTGTGCCGCTTTCTTAGTAGAAAGAGGATTTATTTGAAGTCTACGTTGACTCATTCAAAATACCATTAATAAATTTCTGTACCAAATGCAGAAAAAGCAAGTAATGAACTGTTAGCATTAACTGATACGATTGATCCAGCATTTAATGTTACACCCAATGTTAATGTAACTGTATCACGACCTGGTACATTAACACCATATGCAATATAACTAGCATTTGAAACAGCAGCACTTGATGTGTTCACTGAGATTCTAAACGCCCCACCATTTGCAGCAGCTTCATCTAAGTTGGCAATTGTGATTGATGACAAAATTGCAGAATTTAACGCCGGCACAGTGTAAAGTGTAGTCAACACGTTTGCTGATGGATTTCTTTGTCCTAAGATTGTATAATTTCTTGCCATTTAATTTTTCCTTTTTTACATTCCGCCAAATAGAAAAGCGTCATCGAAGATGTCTGGTGGTGATACAATATTGTTTCCACTGATTGCGTTGTTTGCTATCAGATTACCAGTGATTTGATTTACCGCAATTAAGTTACCGGTGATTTGATTTTGTGCAATTTGATTGCCAGTGATTTGATTTACCGCAATTAAGTTACCGGTGATTTGATTTTGTGCAATTTGATTGCCAGTGATTTGATTTGCTGCAATTAAGTTACCAGTGATTTGATTTACACCTATTTTATTTGCTTTGATAACAAAATTGGCCAATTTAGTTTCTGTTACCGCACCTGTGGCTAAAGCAGTTTCAGTTACAGAGCCGGGTAATAATTGTCCAGCATTAATGTTATTGTACGTGATAATACCAGAAGCTAGATGTGTAACTGTAATATTGTCAGCATAATCCGCTGAAGGTGCTTCAGTGAAGGTTAGTAATCCATTTGTAACACTAAAAGAATAAGATGGCGTTTGAACAATACCATTCACAACAACGACAACAACGTTTGCATCACTTATATTTCTAGCCAGCGTAAATTGTGTGCAGGCTCCAGTGCCAGAAAATTTTTCCGTTAGTAGAACAAAATTGCCAGGTAAATCTGGAGTGTTGCCGATGTATGCCATTAGGTAATCTCCAGAACTGACACGATAACGTCAGCAGAAGAAGCAACGGAAGTGTTCACTTCAATCTTGTCGCCAGCTTCCAATACTAGTTTTTGATCTCCGCCAATAGGAACTAAAGCACCACCAGGTGCAATCGTTGCATCTCTGATTAGATATACGTTCGGAGCAGCGGCGCCTGCACAAGTCAAAAATACATTTGCCGATATTGGAGTAGAAATAAGATTTGAAATTGTCATGCCGATGACAGTAGCCTGCACACCAGCGGCAGCAGCGTAAGCATTTTGTGCTGTTCCACCCACCGCTTTCAAAACGTTATTTTTAAAGTTATTAGCCATTAAATCCTCTGTTTTTTATTTATTTATCCCAGTGCTATTGAAAACGCCACGGACTGATCTTGTGCCACATTCGCCGCCACAAAGGCTCCATTGGCATACAAAGCAGCGGAGTTAGCAGTGTGACTAGGTGTATTGGCTTGCAGGAATGCACCATTGGCATACAAAGCAGCGGAGTTAGCAGTAAAACTGGGTGTGTTAGCCTGCAAGAATGCAGCATTGGCATGTATGAATCCTGCGTTTGCATGAATGAAGGATGCATTAGCATGAATGAACCCTGCGTTTGCATGTCTGTGTGCAGAGTTTCCATGAATGAAAGCACCGTTGGCATACAATCCAGCACCAATCGCAATGGTACGCACCTCTGTAATGTAAGCATAAATTGCTGTGTTTGGTGCACCAGTGAACGAAGTTGATAAAACTAAATGCGTTGCAGAGATGGCATTTGTAAAAGCAGAGTTACCAAAGACAGATAAACTGTTCGTGATATTTGCAGAACCATTGACTTGCAGATCATCAAAGCCAATAGAATCTAAAGTTACATTTCCACTGATAGTCAAATTACCATATATGAAAGCATCACCGCCAACCGAAAGATTTGAAGTAACGTTTGCACTTGCAATGTTTTGTACAATGTTTGCATATGTTACTGTCAGATTTTGACCAAACGTTATGCTACCATTGCCACTAATATTACCACTGGATAGTGAGATATTAGAGATGTTTGCAGTGTTCGCTTGAAGAACATTAATGTTAGCAAGAGTTCGAACGTTAAATGAAGCGTTTGCACCCTGAACCCAAATTGCAGTGTTGGCAATAAATGGTTGTCCGTTTATACCATCAGTCAAGCTATTTGCGGTAGTAACCAACAAGCTAGTGGTTGTCACCCACTCTTGAAATGTGTTTCCTGTTGATAGTTGATTAATTGCCATTTGAGTTTCTCATTTGTACTAGTTCTTGAAGAAGATTTTTTATTTGACCAATATCTTCTTCTAATTTATTTACTTTGTTTTCCAATGCCTGTCTCTCCTGCAATTTTCGCATGTCAAGTTCTCGGTCGGCATAATATTGTTCAAACTCCGCTTTGTTTGTATTTAATATAGCACCACTGTTTATATCACGATACAAATGATCACGATCTTGTATCTTCACGTATCCCATATGTTTACCTTATGTGTTAGTTTGAGAAACCGCAACAGCAGATGGTAAAGCAACTACACGTAAGTTAGAAATTTTAGGAACATTTGTTTTATTTGATCCAGACATAACAACTTTAATTTGGAATATAATAAAGTCTTTATATGTTGCTCCACTCGAAGCACCTACGTAAGAAACTTGCTGTGCAGGAATCCCAGAACCATACTGACCAGGTGCAAATGATAGTTCATTGAAATCATTTTTATTACCAGAAACAAATGAAAGATCATTAAGCTGAGTCATTAATTGATATGAATTATCATCAAAACGACTAGGATCAGATGCGGATAACAGTTTATAGTATACATAAATTCCAGAGCCTGGTGGTTTATATGCATCCATATAAACACGAATATCACCAGCATCAAAACCAGAAGCCAATTGAATTAACTTACTTATGTAACGAACTTCTCCGTTACCACCACTTGCTTGATCTTCACCATTGTAAAGAACGGTAGCGCCAGTTCCTCCACCACCAGATAAAGTAACAGTTGGTGATGTCAGATATCCTGTTCCCTGGTTAGTTAAAGTAATTGCAGTTACTTCTCCACCACTTACTGTAGCTACAGCGGAAGCACCTGTACCACCACCAACACTCTGATTTGTTATAGTTACGGTTGGTGCTGATGTGTATCCAGAACCACGGTTTGTAATAATGAAACCTGTATTCTGTAAAGGCATTTCATTAATTTTATTTTCAACAGTAATCACTCCTATTCTTTGCATGTCAATCATTGGTGATATGTCAGGATTTGAAGTTTGGAATGTTGCTTTTAACTGGAATGTTGAATTGCCAGTTTCCTTATTCAAAATTCTTCTTCCATATTGATCATCACACTCATAATTGGTATTTGGAGGAATACGAATAATTTCATGTTGACCTCCAGTTTCCATTTCCGAAATAAAATCATACTGTATTGAAGTGTTAGGCATTACAGCGTCGGTTGTTTGTAGATACAGCAGATCAAACACAGTATTTGCACTGTATTGTGATAAGTCAACTTCAAAGAATCCATATCCAAAATTATTTGAATATACACGCTTCTGAATTGTAAACATAATATCATTGTATTGATCAGCAGTCCATGTCGAACCATTCTGTGATAAGAATAATGATCCTGTATATGGTTGATCTGAAATCAAAACACTGGTTGCCAAGTCAGTATCATTGATACCTGCTATGAAACATTCATAACCATTACTATTTGACAGTAAAACAAAAGAATGTTCGCCAGGTAATAATAGAATTGGAACATCAAACTTAAATTCAGTATACTTGGTTGGGTCCGTAATATCAGGTATTGTAGAAAGTTTAACCTGATCTGGAGTTAAAGTTTTTTCTGCATATGGATATACTGTAGTCGCAGATGGATAACCATTGATAACAGGTCTTAGCTGACAAGTTACAGGAATAGTTCTATCTTTTGTTTTGAAACAAACACGAACAGAATCAATCACAACACCCTGAGGATACTGATTAATGTTAATCAAGAATGTTTGTGCAAGTGGGTCATAATATCCAACAACAACATCATTTTGAACCGTTTCTGCTGTCGTAATGATAGTGTCGGTTCTACTTACAGACCAACTTTCGTAAGCGGGTTCTCTAACCACTGTTGGTGTAAAGACTGTAACTGAAGTTTCTTGTTTCTGTAAGACAATACCAGATGCATAGAACATACAGTCGCCGTTTGTACGAGAGTTTTCAATGTTACCAAACTCATCATCAATTAGACGGAATAGTTTTTCTCCCGTTCTAAAGGTGTCAGCCGGACAAATAAACACGGCAGCCGTAGCACCTTCTTCAGTTGTTTCAACTAAACCAATAGAATACGTTGAAGTTGAGTCGGGAATTATATTCCAAGTTCCTTGAATGGTTATGGTACGAGTTGTACTATCATAAGCGGTAATAGTTGCTTGCTGTTCTTTACCTGTTCCCGCAATGATGTAAAGTGTTTGGCCCACATAATCGTTGGTGCCCCCACTACCTTCAGCCTGTGCGCCGCCTGCATGATAGTTTAAAACAACAGTTGATGCTGTAGCAGATAAAACTCTACCTGTTGTATGATACCAATTGCTTGCGTGATAGGTTTTACCTGTTATATTACCTCGTACCCAAATACCATTTGTACATTGATCCCATGAACCAAAAGATGCAACGGGGCTCATACTAACAATGAAGCCATTTTTGGCGGAAGTCAAACAAATGCCACCACTTCCAATAACTGTATCCGATGAATTGAATGATGTGGCCGAACTTGCTTTATAAATCGTTATGGCTTCAGCGTTGCTGATTGCAGTTTGAAACTGTAAATCACTTTGATCAAATTCGATTCTATTAATTCTACCAAGATATTTGTTTACTTTTACATTATCAAAGAATGCATTTAGTGATGTAAATGGTTTGAATTTTGTACCAACAACAAGAATATTTTTTTCTCTCATAAAGTGTACAACAGTTAAATCTGTCATACGATCACCTAACGACTTTGTTAGTTGTTGAGGAACAATTCTAGATGTAACACCAGTACGTTGAGCACTAATAGTTTGTTCTCTTGTTTCTGACACGGCCACGGTTGAAGTAACATCACCAATTACTGCTCTGGCACCGCCGGTGGCGCCGACTCTACCTTGAAGATTGGGGTCATTTGCAACGGCTCTTGTGGATAATGGAGCCAATCCTTCAAGCACTTGTGAATCCAATGTAACTGATTGCCAATCTGTTTGCCAAGCATTCCATCTAGTGCTTTCAATTGATGACCAAGCATCACGTGCAGCGTCACCACCAGAAAGATCAATATTCTGTGCTTCTATACGATCTTCTGATTTCCAAATATCAGAGTTTGGATCAAGTCTAACTGTACCAAAATAATTAACCACATTAAATGGATTAATGTTCATCGTTTTTGATGCTTTATTTTGAGAAACAAATGTTGTTTCTGTTGAACCTAGCATCATTAATGGACCATTTAATTCAACATTCTGATTGTAAATAGCATTATCGCCATTTTGAATAATTTTGGTTGCCGCTATATTATAAGAACCACGACATGTTTGTGTTAGAATATCAATTGCTGCATTAAAATCTGGAGCAGTGATTAAAGCTGCCGCACGGTCAACAAAAGAATCTACAAAAACTCCATTTTTGGGTCTTGATCTCCCCACTTGATCACGAATAGTAATGTCTGATTTATTCAGCGCAGCAATTTCTGCAATATTCAAAGATGTATACAATTCCAGATTTGTGATTCTCTTATCAAGCAAACCAACATCTTTCATGGTATAACGTCTATTACTGAAAGTTTGAATGCCTGTTGAAGAAGGATATGTCAAATATGGAAGATATCTTAAAACATAAAGAGTCATTGCCTGTTCTGGCTGCTCAGGAACAGTTGGTTTTAGAGATGGGACTCCTTGTATAACTTTTAGTTGTCTATTTCTATTCAGAATAACACGATCAATACGTGGTAAGTAATATGCATAATCGGTAATAATTTCTTGTCCCGGTTCAGAAATAATATTACCATAAGAAGCATCAACATCTAAAACAAAATTATTTGCTGTTGATGTGTTTACAGCATCTTTACGAACAGGTCTAAAATCCAAAAAGTCATTTAATCTATATTGATTACCATCTTGGCTAGTGAAGGTTGGAATTAAACCATAATCCAAACCTTGACCACCAGTTCTATAATCACCTAAACGTGTATAAGAATCAACATTAAAGAAACCGGATCCAGTTGATTTGAATCTTTCGTATCGAACAACTAAAGGACCTTTTGGTGGATTTTGTCCAGGTTTGAGTATAATTCCACCCCAATCATAGTAAGAGTCTTTTTGTCCTGTTGATAGAATATATCTGTCAGTAACGTTTGCAGATGAACCTGTAGCTTTATCAAGAGCATCATAAGTTGCTGTAGAAACTGAAGTTCCATTAAAATCAAAAACAGCATTGATAGCATAAACATCGGCAACATACAAAGAGGTAACCAAACCAGGTTTCTTTTGTATTAAATTGGTATCATTAATAATTGTTTGTCCATCAAGCGGAGCCACATAAACATTATTATTACCTGAACTAAAAATACTATTAGTTCTACTACCAGAACTAGCGGGGTCAACTAAAAGAGTATTTGCTCGAATAAAGACTTTGCTCTTAGAAGTTGGATTTGAAACTGAAACAGTTGCAAAAACATTTGCAACCATTGAACTTCCAGCACCAGTTATCTGAATTGTTTTTGCAATCGCATCAATTGTTTGAACTTGTGCTGGAACTGTTTGACCTCTTGCATAGTTTGAACCAGTAGAGGTCGTAACAATAACTTGATAATATTTTTGTTTATCTGTTTGAGATGATACTTGAACTAATGATTCTCCCGAACCTAATGACAATGGTGCTGATACATCATTTGTAAATGTTACACCAGTAAACAGTTTTTTGTACGCAAAAGAAAAGTCTGCAATCGAATTGTCGGCGACGTTAATTTGTCCAACTTTAATTAATAAAGGCTCATTTAACTCATCAGTAATTCTTACTGGTTGAAATCCAGCATCAGTTACACCATCAAAAGTTGGGAAACCAATCGATTCATTTTTAGAAATTGGGTGAACGTTAGCATATGATACTAGTGTAGTTCCTGCTGTAGCACTACGCACAACAAGAGATTCCATATCTCTTTTGGATGTATCGATAATAAAACAATCAGTAGTTGTAATAGCTGAACTAAAAGAAGGAACGACAGTTGCAGTTCTTGTTGAACCATCATAAGCAGTAATCGTTCTGGTGCTATTGTCGGAAGTAAGATTTCTTGGTCGACCTTTGACCATTCGAATCTTCATGCCTTTGTAGACATCACTGTTGGCAGAAAATCCTGTTGGAAATATAACAGTCGATACTGTGCCGCCAGTTGCATTTGTTCCATATCCACTATTTGAACCAATTGGAGTGGTATTAATATCGGTTACAGTAACTCTATAAACGTAATTGTTTGGTTCGTCTGTGTTTGCACTAGCAACGAAAAAGTTCTGTAGTTTAACTTTACAGTTACCAATAACAGTATTATTATAAACAGCCAAGTTACTTCCTGCACCTATACCGATCATGTTGATAATTTGTCCGGTATTGAGCGCCGAAAGTTCTACGTTAGCAAATTGATTTGTACCAAAGTTATTGAACATTCCATTTGCATAGATGTAATAACCATAATCGGTTGTAATTCTTTGATTAAAAATTACATCAGTTGTTCTTGGTTTTGGAATTTCTAGAATTGTTGATGACTCTCTTCCAAACTCATAACCTCGGATATATGCTTTTCCTGGTCCAAGAATTACGTTAGCATATGCTCCTGAACCATTAGCACTATCTTCAAGTGCGATAGAAAAGTCTTTGATAATATAGTCACCAGATTCATCATATGTACGACGAGCAAGTTCATCAATCAAAGGACCGTAAATAGGAGTTTCACGATTAACGATTGGAACACCATCAACAGTTTGATTTAATTCAATGAACTTAGTTAAATCTGTGCTATCTAATGGACGAGTATCTAAATGTAAAGAAACTCTATAACGGTCTGCGCCTGGCGCTTGAAAATTAGACGAACCTTGAGCAGGGTCTAATAAAGAAGTATCCTCAGTATAATCAATGATTTCTTCTGAAACCACAAAACCAACTCTTGAATTACCCTGACGAGAATATTTGTCAATTGCAACGGTCTGTGGTTGTGATTTGACAAAGAGGCCATCATAATAAAATACACCCGCTCCAATTGAAAATGCCATTGTGTTGCCCAAAGCATTTGCGCTTGCAAGATTGGCATAATAAGATACGTTACCATCAGGCCCAGCATCAGTATAAATGGTTTCATTTGGCTGAAAGTCAGCACCATACAATTGTTTAATGATAAAGGTAATTGGCTCGTTTGCACTTTCGACTGCATTGTAAGATTTTAAAATAAGAGCACGTTTTGTATTCGATGTGTTGTAAATTACTTTTTCATTGAAAGTATTTGCAGAAATATCAACGCCTTTGAATGTTGAAGCAATATTCAGGTAGTTACAATTTTGAATTGTAATTTGCCCACCAGTGACTTTTGAGCCAGTTACAAAAATATGATCACCAAATTTTTTAATCTGATCCTGTATTATAGTTTGTAGCTGTGTCAGTTCACGGGCTTGAACCGCAGTTCCTGGTTTGAATAGGATACGATTGAAATTCTTATCCTCGTCAAAATCATCGTAGTAAGGATTGACATTAAAATTTGTAGTAAGCGCCATCTATTAACCTTTAAAATCTAACAATAAGTTTTATATGTTCGGCTTGACCATCCGCACGTGTAATGGCCACCGTATTTTCAGTATACAATACATCTCCACTATAAGGCTCGAATTCAGGATTACCTACGCCGACAACCAATCGACTTGTACCTGAATTGAAACCATTTAAAGGAACACCAGTTCTAAATGTACCAATTACATTTGTGAGTTTTACTTCGTTGGAAGATTGAGATATCAAATACCCATACGCCGTTGCGTTATTTGCTGTACCCTGATAAACGTATTCATCCAATGAATAAAAAGGACCTGCAACGATTGTAATTGCTGTCGTTTGATCAACAACAGAGTTGGCATTAGCTGACGTTACTCTATCCTGTTCACCGTATTTATGGGGATTTACAAGCAGTCCATATTGTCTAAACGTAGTGTTTGATGATATTTTTCCGTTTTCTGTAGAATCGATTTCACCAATTCTTAGAGAAATCATCACACTATTTGCCGCAAGTTCTTTGGCTGGATTATACCCATGACCATATTTGGGGTCAAATATTGGTCTGAGAGACACACCCGAATTGGCTCCTGTTCCATATACAAAAACATTAGCCCTAGAAAATTGAGTTCCAATAGTTGAGATAGTTACTTTTTCTAAGTTGCCAGCAGCATTAATAGTAGGCGTAGCAACAACTCTGGTGCCATCACCTTCAATGTAAATTCTTGTTGTCAGTGACAATTGATTAGCCGTTGTATATGGACTAGGAATACCTCCACCAGCAGCAATTGTATCAGATGAAATGTAGAATCTGTTGTTTTGTTTTTCGTAATTTGTGATGTAAGTTTCTGGTGCTATACCAGTACCCGTAACAAACATATTAGCTGAAACGTTATCTAATATTTGCGTTGTTGGATTTAATATTGTAATTAAATTTGTAGATGCATTGAAAGAAACAACATTAATGTTAGCTTCGACAAAATTGCTGCCTGAATTGCTAACATAAATTGTTGTTAATTCACCATCAATAACTCCCAAATTACGATTTGTTGTGTAATCTAATAAATCTGCTGATGCTGGAACAGGTATCCACTGATCAGTTAAGAACTTATTAGACGGTGAAACTTTGTACATGTACTTCCAAAGATAACCATCTGAAGTTTTGATGTTACCATTTGAAGATGTGTAGTCACCTCTAGGTTCTACTGTAGATTTAACAGCAGAATTTGTTGTACCGTTGCGCCCATTCGACAAACACTTATAAACGTTTCGTTCGGAAGTGTAGACGTAAAATGGTTTAACATTTATTGAAGCATCAGGTTCAATAAGTTGATCTAAATTCACCTTGTCATCATATTGTTTATAGACGGTATTTGCGGTCCAATTTACTCTCGGTATAACAAGTTCAACGTCAGTTCCCGTCACTTTTTTTGCTGCCATCATATTATCCCAAATGCTTTTCTCATCATAGACGGTATCAGCAATTGTAGGAGGAGTATTTTCTACAGGATAACTTAAATGATTACCAATGTAAACATACCCAATTTCTGGAGCAGGCTCGTAAAAAGATTCTTTAAATTGAACGGCGGTTATATACGCCAAATGTTTAGTTGTAACTGAAGGCATAATTTTTTACTTTAAGAATAAATTCCTGTTTCATCATTAGGTAATTTAGTTACTTTCATATAGCTTCCAATTCTTGGTGTCATGAAACCACCGTTTGTATTTGCTTGCAAATAACAGTTGGCTGATGTAGTAGAATTAGTTATAACTAATGCTTTAATGTGAAAATAGTTTGTTGATCCGTCGCCTGCTACTGGAGTAAATAACCAGACAGGATCGGATGTAGCACTCAATACAGCAGCAGAGTTTGCAGGTCCTGGATGCTCAATATCTTGTCCTAATTCTGCACGACCACCAAGATAGAAAGCATTTACTAATTGTGGGTTTGCACCAAAACGAATAGCAAAGCCAACTGTTGCGGTTGTTTGTTTTGAGAAAAATGCATTCCATTCAATTTCATAAACACTATTAGCACTTAATAATATACCTTTACTGTTACCTAAAAATGGCAAAGCCTCTGTGCTAATTGGAGTTGCAGCGTTTGCAGTCATGTAACGATACTGAACTACAGGAACAAATCCTCTGCCTTGTGTGTTATCTACTGTTCCATATAAACTGTTTTCATAAAATTCAATCGTGCCATTTGCGGAAGATGTGCCAGCAGAATCAATTTCCGAATTACTTAAACCAAGTAAATCAACATACACATTTCCTTTGACACCAACACCACCGATAACATTAACAGTACCAGAAGAGTTTGAAGTTGATGGTAGGCCTGTTACGCCATGACTTCTTACGTTGAATATTTCTACTGAACTATTTGAAACTGCTAAATTCGCAGTAATTACTCCGCCGTTGTTTGCGTCTATTGAATTATTAGCACGTAAGAAAGCACTATTTGCATAACTGCCTGATGCATTCTGAGATTCGTATGATGAATTGGCATGAGTAAATCCTGAGTTAGCATGTATGAATGCGGCATTTGCATGTACAAACGCAGAATTCGCATAACTACCAGTTGCATTTTGACTTTCATATGATGAATTAGCGTGTACAAATCCACTATTGGCGTGTACAAATGCAGAGTTGGCATAACTACCAGATGCATTTTGAGATTCATACGCTGAATTGGCATGTATAAAAGCACTGTTTGCGTAAGACGAAGCCGATGTGCTTCCTAAGAAATCGTAATTTGTTCCATCTTCAGTGAAAGTCCATTTGTTGCTAGACTCATTCCAAAGAACATAAACGTTAGCTTCACTGCCTCTATCAATTTCAATACCAGCGTCAGTTACAGGGGTGCCGGATTGGCTTATGGCTGCATTTAGAGTAAGTATATTGTCAGCAACTAAAACAGTTTGAGTGTTGACATAAGTTGTCACTCCACTTACTGTTAAGTTACCTGTAATCGTAACATCACCAGTAACTTGACCACCAACATTTGCATCTAACGAATTGTTAGCACGAATAAATGCAGCATTGGCTTGTATGAATGCACCATTGGCATATAAAGATGCGGAGTTTGATGTGTAGCTAGGAGTGTTGGCTTGTAAAAATGCTGAGTTTGCATATGAACCTGCTGATGTTGCTTTTGCATCAGCAGTATTTGCAGCACCAAATCCAGAGTTAGCATAAGAACCGGCAGAATTTGCTCCAGTAAAAGCAGAGTTGGTGTAACTTGCCGTAGCATTTTGTGCATTAAAAGAAGAATTTGCATGAATGAACGATGCATTGGCATGAACAAACCCACTGTTTGCATAACTGGCTGAAGCATTTTGATATGTAAAAGATGAATTCGCATGTACATATGCCGCATTTGCATGAACATATGCAGCGTTTGCATTAGCCAGAGCAGCATTTGCAGCATTTACAGAAATATCAATAAGGCTATCTAAAACCCTAATTGACATTTTTTTCGAAACTGGTGATCCCGTACTAACATCAGTCACCAAAATAAATGTATTTTCTGTGTTTGAACTCGGTGTCGTTAATTCCGTTAGTTCAGAAACTTTAATTCTTGACATTTTTAATCCTATTATCCTAATGGCTGAATAGTTTCAGTCGTTAAAATATCTCCTGTTTCGGTTGTAATCTCATCAAATCCTTCGGTAATTAATCCAGAAGTAGTTTGAACAATTGTTGCTGGCGCAAGATTAGTCGTATTACGGAACATACCTGTATTAGCTATAAATGTTGGCGGTATGATGTAAGACGTATTTGTCTGCATCGTTGGCTGCCAATAGTAACTGCCATTACTTGTAATATTAAATCTGCGTATTACTCCATTACCTATCTCCGACGCTACAACTGTCAATACAACATTCATGTCATTGTTTGTTGTGGCATCAAATACAGCATTGTTTTCATAATATCTCAAGTTAGCAGCATTTGCAGTAATTGTATTTCCATACATAGAGCCATTTGCATATACAGTTACATTTTTAACTGTGCCATTTGGATATACAAAAATACGTGCATTTGCAGCTTGAATCATACCATTTGCTGGTCCCAAATATCTTCCAGCAATGTCAGGATTCGTCGCAAAGTTAATCCAACTATTTACTGCTCTTGGGTTTGGTACATTTGCTGCCGTTAAAACAAATACCGCATTTACATAAGACTGAGAGACTAATGGTTGATTGTTCTGATAATGTACCAGTCTTGAAATTACAGGACCAGATGAATAAGAACCATTAGCATATATTGTTACATTCTCGACTCTATTTTTGTCGTTCACAAAGACACGTGCATTTGCTTGACTTGTATTGGCTCCACCAAATACAATCCAACTATTAACTGCAACAGCATCAGCGTTTGCTGAAATCGAGAATACATTTAGGTGAGGTCTAAAGGCTATACTATCAACACCAATTCCATAATCACCCCACACTTCAAACGTTGCTTGTGCGCTCGTATTTGTTTCATAAAAACCACAATTAATAACTGCAATTGTCTGTGAATTTGCGACACCAGCAACAGTGATTACAGCATTCGTAATGGCATTACTGTTTGCAGTAAACGAAATATTCGCACTATTTCCAACGTTTGCCGACGTTGTAATTACAAGATTTGCCAAGTTTGTTGTGTTGGCATTGTAACCTAATGTAAATCTTGCGCCAGTATTTCCAGTAATAATTACTCCAGCGGGCGTCACATACTGCATAAACACATTAGGTGTTTGTCGAATACCATTGGCCGCATGATGAAGAACTGGACCCATCGTAACGGTAAATGCTGCATTGGTATATGAGTAAGTGGCAATGTTAAATCCATTTGAACCATTAGCAGATGAAGCATTAAAATATTTCAAATTCATGTAGACATTTGATATTGATGCCGCACCATTCACATAAATGCCATTTGAAGATACTACAACGTTTACGATGTAGTTCTTATCATTTACATATACACGTGCATTTGCTACGTTTAGAGTTGCTGCTCCCAGATTGTCTGGTGTTCCAGTGAACACAATCCAACTATTAACTGCAACCGCACCAGCATTGAAAGACACACTTTCAACACCTGGATATAAAGAAACATTCGCAATGTTTGAATACAATCCAATTCTATTTATCACCGTTCTGATGATTCTTCCTGGGATTGGATCCGTAGAAGGTGTGGCTTCAATGTAAACATTTGCCTCAGTGTTTGCTCCGCCACCCACAATTTTCAGATAACCATTCGAGTAATTGTTACCACCAAAATCAGGAAGTAAAGGTAAAACTTGAGTTATTGAATTTGGTATTGAGTTAGAAGCAACCGATGCTGATAATCCAGAAACATTTCGATATAAACCCACATCATTGATTGTAATACTTCTAATCGAACCATTACTTGGAAAAACTTCAATTGAAGCATTTGCACTTCGAATTGGATTTCCTCCAGAGAATACTACAAATCCATTTGTGTGAGCCACACCATTATATGTTCTAATAGTTCCTGTAGGATTACCTACGTTTGCTGCCACGGAACTGATTGATTTTGGTTGTGTGTTTACAATTGCACGTAAAGGTCCATTTGTTGTTGGGATGTGATATGTCAACAGAGAGAACACTGCGTTCGTATAAGATGAACCTGCAATTGAAGCAGTATTTTCAAAATATGTTAAGTCTGTATAAACGTTTGCAATTGTTGGTTTGGATTGATATAAACCATTTGCATACATCGTAACATTTACAACATGTCCTGTCGTATTTACAAAGATACGTGCGTTTGCTGCGTTACTACTTACGCCCGAGAACGTAATCCAACTGTTGACGGCAATAGCACCAGCATTAGCTTCGATGCCAGAAATTCTTGCAGTATTATCGTAAAGACCAGGATCAACAATTGTCAATCTACGAATAGAACCATTTGCTGGCCAGACTTCAACTCTCACATCCGCTGGACGATTTGTTAATCTTGATGTGTTAATTGTAAACACAGCATTCGTAAATGAATATGCTCCAATTGGGAAACCATTTGAACCGTTTGAAGATGTTGAATTGAAATACTTTAGACCAGTATATACGTTGGCATTTGCACCTATTGTTGGCGCTTCAAAATATGTGCCATTGGCAATCATAGTTACATTTACGATATAGTTCTTATCGTTGACGTATACACGTGCATTTGCCACAGCAATGTTTGATGTCGTATAACGTGGATCATCAATTGTTGTATAGAAATTAATCCAGCTATTAACGCCGACCGCATCTGTGTTTACGGAAACCGAATCTACAATATAATCATTGAATAAAACTATACCATTCGAATGACCTTGACCTTCATTCTTTGTGTAATCGATCTGATAAAGCACGTTTGGTGTTGTAATTGTAAAGACAGCATTTGTATATGTGCCAAATGCAATTGTGTTGCCATTTGAGCCATTAGATGATGCTGCATCAAAATATCTTAATTGTGTATAAACGTTCGACAGTGACGGTCCAATTTCATATGCACCATTTGCAATCACAGTAACATTTTCAATATATCCCTCAGTATTAACATATACACGTGCGTTTGCAACATTACTACCAGAACCACCAAAGGTAATCCAACTATTAACAGCAACAGCATCACTATTAGCCGTGACGGCTATAACGCCGGAGTCAGGAACAACTCTTGGTGGATCATTGGCGTCTGTGTAAACACCATTGGCATAAATGACAACACTATCAACGAAACCAGCACTATTAACCGAAGCAAATGCATTTGCCGAATTACTATTTGCACCCGCAAATCTTAGGTAACCATTTACACTAACACCAGCAACATTAGCAGCAAGTCGAAGAACACCAACTTCACTTCTTACGTTTGCTTGATAGATCACTAGGTTTTGATTTGTATTTGGGAAAATAAGAGATGCATTCCCATCATACAAACCACTATCAATTACATTGATAGTTCTAATTCCACCATTAGAACGTAGTCTGGTTGTAGACAATGTGAATATTGCGTTTACTTGATTATTAGATGTTGTCGTCATCACATCATTATTTTCATAATATCTCAAGTTTGCTGATGTAATTGCAATATTCGAACCTAATCCTATATTAACTGGCAAACCAGAATATAATCCTCTATCATAAACTTGTACTCTTATAACATGTCCTGTTGTATTAACAAAGACACGTGCATTCAATGAATTTACAGTCGAGTCGTAAGTGCCATCTAAAACAATCCAACTATTAACAGCAATCGCTGAAGCGTTGTTTGAAATGGCATTGATTTGAACTTTGTCTGGGAAAACTTCGATTTGTGCGTTTGCCGCTCTGAAAGAATCTCCACCCAATATAATTAATGTACCATTGCTATATCCTTGACCAGGATTTACAACTGTAAATGTATTAGAGTAGTAAACGTAATGTGGGTCAAAAGAAGGTATGATTCTTGGTTTGTTTGAATACAAACCACCTTCAGTTAATGTAACTCTCTTTAATGAACCTGTCTTTGCTACAACTAAAGAAAACTCGGCATTTGTGTAAGACGAACCTGCTATTGTTGCTGTATTTTCATAATAGGTCAGACTTGTATAAACGTTTCCAATTGTTGGAACATTTGACAGAGTTGAATAATGTCCTGTGTTTGCAACAACAACATTTATAATTGCTCCGGTAGAATTAACATATACACGTGCATTTGCAACATAACCAATCGTATTTCCACTGAAGGTTATCCAACTATTGACCGCTTTTGCTCCAGCGTTTGCTGTAACAGTTAAAACTCCTGTTTCACCTGCTAACCAAGTTTCCGCATTTGCGATTGCTCTAATTCCTTCATCAGCATCTAGGAATTCTAAAATACCGTTTGAATATCCTGAACCAGCATTTTCAATGGTCAATGATGTTAGTCTACCACCACCTCCACTGAACACAATGAATCCATTAGACATACCATTTCCAGTAGGAGTATTGTATGGTCCTGTCCAAGAAATATTATCAACGTTTCCACTGGTAATTAATCTTGTGTTACTGATAATGGCATTGATTGTTCTCTGTTCACCGTTGACTGCAATCTGTGAGCCGACTTGTAATATGCCAGAAGATACAGCAATGTTAAACTTAGTATTCACACCAGTTACAGCAATACTTCCGTTGCCCGTGTTGACTCTTCCTGATATTGTTAAGAATTGATCATCTTGTCTGTGATCCATTCTTGTAACAACAATATCATCTCTTTCTACAACAGCAGACTTTGTATAATCTGAGTAACGTGCAAAACCTACTGGATGTAGAAGTTCTTTTAAAATCTTTTTATATTTGTAGAATTCAACTCTTGAAGAAAGTAGATAAGAATAATCTACGTAGTAATCACTACCTTGAATCTTTCTTTCGATGGATGATACGATAGAATCTGAAGATGTCCAACGACCAGTACCTGTTGTGAACGATTGTTCAATTTCGGCTCCTGCTAAACCACCAGTACCCGTTGTACTCACGATGTTTGCTGTAGGTACAAACTGATATCCTGCGCCAGGATCAATAAGTTTAATACTTAAAATAGCACCAGCGGTTCCAAATCCAGCACCAGAAAGAGTTTCACCATCAGAAGCAATTGAGTAAACTTCAATGTTTGCACCCGACCCTGCACTGTTGCTTGTTACATTTAATGATGGAAAATTACCCGGCATGTATCCATAACCACCTCTAGGGTAACGATTGTAAATGCCTAGTTTTTTCTTTGTGTGTAGATAGGTAAATCCTGGAGGTTCAACTGAAAATATCTGATCACTGGTAATAGTATCAACTATTCTTGACTCACCATTGATATCAACAATATCACCCTTTTTTAGTTGTGAAAGAAATCTTGTTCTTACTTCACCACTAGCTGGTAAGTAATCTTCTTGAACTTGTGTTGAACCAACTGATGTGACTTTTACGTTGCCATCAATTCTTGTGTTGGCAACATCTACCCTTGTAATTCCTCCAGTTATGCTAACATTGCCAACAACCGCCGCTGCACCATAAGCAAATTTTGCTTGAGGATATAATTCTAAGTTAGGAATTGGATCAAATACAATTTCATCACCAACAGCATATCCCGAACCACCATCGTTAATTTTAAATTTCGCAATTGAACCAAAAGTTTTTGCTGTTCTGTCGGTTGAATAATATCCACCTTCAACATTAATTTCTGGTGTTGCCGTCAATGGTGCCGATGTCAAAAGAACTTTGACGTTTGTAATCGGACCCATTGGTATAGCTTCGGTCAATAAAGCATCAATAATTCTTGCATCAAGTGATGCGTTTGCGTTTGCAGCAAAGCCATAAGTCGCATTGCTAATTATAGTGTTTGCTGCAAATGACGTACCATTAAAACTCTTAATAACGTCTGTAGAAATATACCAAACGTTTGCGGCATTTTTACCAGATAAGTCGATACCATCAACAGCACCTTCTAGATAAAAACTAGAGCCATTACCCGTAATGTATAAAGGAGCAGCATTTGTAAATGTAGCACCACCATCACCAATAAGAATACTTTCAATAAGGCCTTCGTAAACTGTTTCAACCTCACCGATGGCATTTCTAAGTGGATCACCACTTACAAGTGTTACTCTATCTCCAACTTTATAGTCTTGTCCAGCAGAAACTACGTTTAATTTTCTAACCACAGAAAAAGTGGTAACTCTTGTTTCAATCAAAACATTGTTTGAATTGAATAGAGGTATAGAAACAACTTCACCATTAAAGAATCTTCTTTGTAACGATTTAGCATTAATTAATAGTTCAATTGGCAAACCTAAATTGAACGTATCCGAAATAGACTTTAAATTCGAATCTTCAATAATAGCACTAGCGCCAGAACTTAAACCAGTGACTTTTCTGTTTACAAATAGTTTATAATCAAAATTCTCATAAAAAACTTTTACATTTGAACCGTTAGATGGAGCGTTGAAAAAAATTAATTTTAGATTTTCTTTTTGAATGAAATAGTCTACGCCATGATTTAAAATAACATCATTAACATACACAGAAATCTCATCTGGATTTACTTGTTGAGTAAGATCAAATGTTTTTTGTGTACCATCTGCGTCATAGTAAGAATAGACTGATGTATTAATATTAAGCTTATTATCTACCGTCCACTTACTTGCAGAAGGTTTAATAACATTATTTTTTGGTAAAATAACGTCTACATCTTCACCAAAAAGTAAATGAAAAATAAGTTTGAATGAATTCTCGGAGCCTTTTGACTTATATAAATTTACCAGTTGTTTGAATAACAGTTCTTTATCACACTGAACTTCGTATGGTATAAGTGCGGCAAACGTGCTATAAAAGCCCGCTTCAAACTCATCCAAAGACTCATCAACATCTTTTGCCGTTTTTAATTTTTTTGCAAAGGTAACCAGATCATTCTTTTCGACACCTTGTTTCTCTTCCAAAAATTCATAATAAGCTTTTAAAAACTTAATGAATTGGGGAAACTCTTCCCTAACGAATTCGGGAACCTGTTGCTCTACAAGAATGGATGTTTTTAAATCAGTTGTCATTCTGCTTCTAATGTTGTGCTAATTGAACTTGGATCAAATTCATCAATCGTCATGATGACATTTTTTGCTGTATCTACAATACCTTTATTTAATTCAATCGAAAGACGAATTAAATCATCATCAGAGATGACTCTTTTAATTAAAATATTCGATATATTAATGACACCGGCATCATAGTCAATCGTACCTGCGTTTTCATCAACAATTTGTCTTTGTGATCTAGAATCGTAGTAAACTGTGCGAATAGTTCCAACTCTACCATCAATCACCACAGCACCCTCTCCACCAAAACCACCACCCCCACTAATTGTTACCGTGGCTCTTGTGTAATCAATTCCCCTATTTGTGATATCAATTGCTGCAATACTTCCATTAACAATTCTTGCCACAGCAGTTGCACCTTCTCCATCACCATTAATAGTCACTGTTGGCGCAGTTGTATACTGTTGGCCAGGGTTAATAACTTCAATTGCAGTGATTCCAGAGAATGATTGAGGTACTTCATCAAACTGAACCTCTCTTTCAACACCAGAAGAATCATCAACAGCAAAGAATGTTGAAGTCATTTTGTTACCAATTGTACCTCTTTTCAAAGGAACGTTAAAGCTAATTGTATAAGGAACAGAAGCAGTTAGATCGGGTTCAAATCTTTTTTGAACTCGAACTGTAACTTTAGAACCTAAAATTGCAACTCTATCAACGGAATCAATAGCATCCTGTACTCTTGATGCAACAAACTTACCAGAAAATTTATCTAAGTATGTGCTCTTATAATTTAAAATTGCATTTCTAATTGATGTTTTTAATTGCTCTTCAGTTTGTGTAGTTTTCTTGGCATCATAACTAACTTCATTGGTCAATAGTAAATAAACAAATTCTGGATCACGAATTATAGTTTGAACAGCAACAACCGCTTTAGGTTTAATAACCTCATCAATAATTCTTTGTTTTTCCGTATCGGTTAAGTAATAATTTTGTTTTGGTTTTAGTGCAACGTAAACTGTACCAAATGTTGGAGGTGTCTCATCTTCTCCACCCCACACAGAAACAGAGTCTACCGATGGATATGTTTTCTGAATATATGTTTCATAATCTTTAAATGTTACCAAACGATTTTGCGTTGTGAATTGCAAAGGAGCAGTAAATTTAATACTGTCAACAGATTCTCTTTCCGAACCACCAGTCGCTTCAGACACAGGATCAATTATGAAATCTGTTTGAGAATTGCCTAATGAATCAACCAATGAATCGGTAGCAACAAAATTGTTCGCTTTATTTGCCAACGAACCATTCGTGATCAAGTATGAAATTGTAACTACTGAACCATCAGCAATAGATTTTCCAATAGCATCATTTCCAAAATAGATATCATATGTCTGTGCTTTACCTTCTTGTAAATAAAAGACAGGAGAATACACTTCTGTCTCAGAAGCATCCGTTGCCAAAGAAAACACTTCTACAGAAGTATTACCTTGAGATGGTTGGACAGTAACAGAAATCGTCGAAGTATCAATTCCAGAATCTGGAATTTTGAATATTTGTTTTGGGTTAGTCGCCTGATTGTGAACATACGTATACGTGACCAACTGGCCTTCGTAAATTGGCAGATCAATAAAACTAAAATCAGTATTAGCTTTTGTTATAACTTTTTCAGCCAAAGTCACAAAACTATAACTCACTCCATCAATTTCATTGGAAATAAATTTGAACCCTTTAGGTATTGTCAGTGTTGCTGCTGTGCTTGTACTTGTGTTTACTGTAAAGTTAATTTTTGCGCTTGGCGCTTTACGTGAGTAAGGCACGTACCCTAAAGTTTTGGCATGTGAAACAACCGAATCACGTAACAGAGCGGTATCCATGAATGCTTCATTGGCAATCATGTTCAAGTAATATGCTTGATAATGAGTATTGTAAGCAAGAATATCTAAAAGAATATTCAGGCCAGAACCTTCAAAATCATAGTCGGTAAACTCCGACTGTTGATTAAGAAACGTCTTTAAATTTTCCTTGATAGTATCAAAATCAAGGTCAGTTACCGTTAAACGATCTGCCATTTTTATCTAATTCTCTCTAAGAAAAAGTCAATAGTAATTGGGTTTGGATTATTAATAATAAAAAAGGTCATCGATACATTATAACGATTATCATCAGGATAAGCAGTTACAGAAACATTTGTTATTTCAACTCTTGGTTCATAGTTCAAAATTGTTTCTTGTATTGCTCTTTCTATTTGCGCTGAAATAATAGGGTCTACATTTTCAAATAATAGACTTCTTAAACCACTTCCTATCTGCGGTCTAAATGGGCGTTCAAAAAAGTTAGTAGATATTAAGTTTTTTACTGAGTTGATTACAGCATACTCGTTGAGATGCTTAGACACATCCTTCTTAACAGGATGCACAGTAAAAGATAAGTCTAAATCTCTGTACGATCTTTCAGACTTGATTCTAGGATTATTTGATACTATTGTGGTAGTCATGTTTTATTTATTCAGCCTGCAAAAACATTTGGTGAACCAGCAGCAACAGCAGTACATCCCCCAATACCATCACCAACACGACCAGCACCTCTACCATTAACTCTTACGGTACTTGAGCCAGATGAAATTGCCGCAGAATGAACAAAACATGGGTCATCTCCAGGAATCAAATGTGGCGTATTAATATGACCTTGGCAACTCCAAGGTATACCATTCACTAAAACATTCGTTGAGCCTTGGGCTCTTGATGGTGTTGAACAATGCGTAATATCCATATCTCCAATTCTACATGCTGCTGGCATAATTTTCTCCTTATTCGGCAGGTTCTACCCAACCTGCTGGGTCTGATGTATATGTTGGAGTCGCAGATGCACCATCTCCAACCGATAACCAATTCCCTGCATCATCCGTATGATAAACTTTTATTGTGCCTGCGGGAGGAGCAGAAGTAAAAGTTATATAATTACCACTTATTGTGTACATTGAAGGTGTTACAACCAAATTACTTCCAGCAAAATAAACTGCAACATTATACTCTGTTGTTCCCGTTTTATAGCTAGGTGTTCTGGACATTGGTCCAAAAGTTGTTAGTATTCCATCTGCCGTAAAAGTATCTAAAGCAAACTGATATTCAATTATCGTTCTTGATGGACTGCTTGGATTTTCTTCAGCATATATGTTATTCATCAAAGTGTTTAACCGTGTAAAATACCTAGTAGGTATTAAGTGTACCTTTTGAGTAAACTCAGTTGTAACTCCCTGTGCAAGAAAAGTGAAAGTTACAGTTTTTTCTGCTGAGTCATCAGGATAAAATTTTACAATATTATTCCACCCTGTTGTTGAACTGTGTGAAGGTGCTTTTGCCGCAAGTAGTGCTGAATAACTATTGTACGTAGTCACTGGAAAATCGCCAGTTGGTTTTGCTTCTGATTCATAAAAACTAGAGGCGTTTTCATCATAGTTGTTCGTGTTTATTACCTGATAGATATCTCTTGTAGCTAAATCATCTCCATATTTTCCAGACAAAGTATAAGTTGTTATATAAAACTGCAACAAACCCACAGATGTAAGAACACAACTTGTGTTTGACATTACAGCACTAGTTATGACACCCTCTGTTGATAATCCTTTATCAACCTTAGCATTTACAAACGAAACATTAACAGGTTGTCCCCCATCAACCAAAGTTTTGGCATGTGAAAACGTCACAGTTTCTCCAGCAGGTATTACTCTAAATTGTGTACCATATGTTGATAAAGCCATTTATTACAATGTTCCTCTTTTCATTAACTCTCGAAATCTTGGCATCCAAGATTCTATCTCTTCATGATCTTCTTTTGTGTGTGGTGGCGGTGGCATATATGGATTAAACTTTATTACCGCATCAAATTTTTTTGGTATATCTTCAAAACGAGTATACGTTTTCAATTCACCATCTTCTAAAATAATAAATTCATGTTTCATGTTTAGTTCAACCTAATTATTGATCCTTGTATAGTCATAGTACCACCAGATTTAATTAACGCCGTTCCACTTGCTCTAAGGTCTAATGTTTGACAAGTAGCTTTTAATTGCTGTGTTACAGCCAACGTAGCATTCTTTTTAATCGTGCCATTGAGATTACCATCGACTGTGGCAGTTACATCACCCTTAACTGTGGCATCAACATTTTTACCAACAGTCATTTTAACATTCTTATCTACTTTAACATAAGCATTTTCTTTTACATAAACTTCGGCATCACCTTGAACCGTAACAAAACATTTGCCCATTATGTAAACACGGTCATTACCCATGACAATTTCATAATTATCTTTTGTAATCTTTTCTACTTTATCACCCGCAGGAAACCATTCTTGAAATGAACCATTACGATGTGCAAGATGAATACGTTCTTTACCGACAGTATCATCAAACTCCATAATGTGTCCAGATTCAGTTTCAGTAACATTATTGTATGGATATTTTGCTGCGTACTGTGTTGTTGGTTCAGTCCAAGCACTAGTCTCCGCAACAGGAACAGATTTAACAACGTTATCTTTACGTTCTTGAATGAAAGTATTTTTTATAGACTCTTCATCGTTTCGAGCAATTCTTGAAGTTGTTGGTTCATCTAAATTAAAAGGATACAAAGATGCCTTATCTTGTTCGGTTATTTGTACACCAGAACCATTAGTTCTATATGATTTAGATTTTGGTGCTCTTGGCGCAGAAGAAAGTTCTGCGTCTGTTCTTGGATCAGAAAAAGCTTCTTGACGATTTGGTGCCTTCAGTGGTATACTTGGAAAACTACCAAGCATCACAGGATACTGAGCGTTTTCACCATCAAGAAAAAAACCAAACATCATATCACCTTCATTTGGCGTATAGACATTCGCTGAGTTTACAGGAATGACAGGAACAGCCCAAGGTAGATTTTTAGTAGGAAGTTCCATTTTATTTGTGGCGTGCCATCCTAGACAACGCACACGACAACGACCTAACTTTAATGGGTCTTGTCTATCTTCAACGATTCCAGTCCACCAGATGAAACCATCTTTACCAGCAAAATTTTTTTTATCCATTATATTGTATTGATTGGTTGATCATATTTTTGTAAAACTTCTTTTTGTGTTTGTGTCGTTGCAAGCTTTCTATCATCATTTGTAGAATCTGTAGCGACTTCAATTATAGTAACATGACGGCGCAAACTCAAAATGTGTCGTGTTCCAATAATAATATATTTACCCCCCAAACTTCTGTCAAAATTCACATCACCATTTTTTAATTGCTCACCGAAACCTGGAGCAATTACATTTACGTTGTATCCAGAAGAAAGTTGAAAATTACCAGGCATGACTATCTTCAATCTTCTTTCCATCAGTCTAGCTAATATGGCTCTTCTCTGTTGTGTAAACAACTCTGTAGTTTCATTTTTTGAAATAGAAGTTGGGTCTCTCTTTTTTTGGTACTTGCTGTTCTTCTGATTTTTAGTGTTTACACTTAGAACCTGATTTGAATTCCAATTAGTTTTGTTTGAAGTACCATCTCTATTAATTATCTCCGAACCTTGAGCGTTTTTATTACCATGCGCCATTGAATCATATGTCTTGTCGCCAGATATTGGTTGTTCACCTAAAGTTCTAGTAATAGGATCAAATCCTATAAAAACTCCTGCATCAACACCACTCTTGATTCTTGATATTGAATCAAATTGTGACACAACTTCAAATCCTCTTGCTCTACTCAATTCAGAGAACGCTTGATTAGGTTCTAAATTTTTTGGTGAGAATGTAATGTCTAAGATGGATTCATTTGTCAATAAACGTGATAATGAAGAAAAATTGTAACCCGCTCTATTTGAAAAAAACAAAAAGTCAGGAATTTCTTTGGGGTTTAATGCTCGTTTGGCACACCACTCTATTGCAGAAAACGGAGACAAATTGTTTACGTTTATATTACGAATGCCTGATGATTCTTCAATTCGACTAATTTTGTTTAGGTCTAACCCCAAACCCATTCTTTTATCTGTTAATATTTTTTCTACGAGTTTAGAATACTTACCATCAAATGACATTGAAACTTTTTTCTGCTCTGAATAAATGAGTTCATCATCCACAAAATGTATGATATAAGATTCACTGCTATTGTTTAAATTTTTACGATGTGAAATTGAATATATTCTAAATGCTTTTTTGTAAGTGGCAAGAGAATCTTCAGGAGATTTACAAATATAAAACTGTATAGCATCATTCTTTATATCAATTCTCTCAATAAGTTTTTTAGTATCAGTAACCAAAATCTCACCTGAAGATACAGGTAAGAATAGATTGTCATAAAGATGTATTTCTTCAACCATATTGTTCAGGGCAATTGGTCCACCCTTACTTTGTATGGCAACTTCTTTAATAAAAAATTGAGTCGATTCTGCTAAGTTCATGACGGATTCACTAATTGTCTAAATTCTTCCATTACGGCCGCAACGAACTGTGGCTTCAAGAGTTTTATAGACCTTTTATTTTCATTTTCTTGCATTTCATATTCATAGTAAGTTAGTTTTTCTTTTGTGATAGTTTCTCTTATTTTTTTACCATCACTTAACGTGTAAACTGTATTACCAGTAGATACATTTGCATATACATCTGCGGTAATTCTAATTTTCTCAGAAATAGTTCTGTTATCAGGACCCAAAACAGTAGAAGCCCTCGTTGTTATCTTGTAGTATGAATGCACATTATTTGGACTTTGTGCCCAAGTAATTCCAGATTGAACAGTTGTATTTGCCGCACCATTTGCCGAATATTTCTCATTCACGTATTTTATAAAGTTAGAATAATTCAAAGGCCAATCATACTGTGGGTCAATGATGTTATTAAACATCAAAACAATCCAATGTTTTTCTGGATCATTATAATACTTTGTTGCTATTGATTCTGGTGTGTCAGAATCTTTGACATCATATCGATAGAAAGAGGCGGCGTTTTCTTCTAACGCAGACTGAAATTTAAAACGTGAAATGATATTTGTTACGGTATCAAGATTGGTACCTCTATCATCTAACGTATAAAACGTCAAAGGAAAGTTATTAAAATAATTTGCCATTTTTAACTAATTTTATTTTGTCCAAAACCGAAACCACCAGTGCCACCAGCAGCGTACATTGCTTGAGAACGAATTGAATCTGTTTTGTATGGATTGCCAAGTTGTTGTGGACTGAAATCTTCTTTTGTAATGTAAGTTGTTTCTTGGAATGAAAGTGTCATTTGAATAGCAACAGGCATACCAGTTCTACCTAAAGCCGCACTATTTTCACCAACAGTTTCATAAGCAGAGAAACCACGTGGGGCAAAGTTGACTTGCACAGATTTTAAAACGCAAGTTGCAATTGGAGGTAAGTTTGGGTTTTGTCTGCCAGCATAAAAGAATTTTATATCAAATTCTGATGGGGGTATTAACAGGCCAGTTTGTGCTGTTAAGCCACCCATCAATTCTGGTGCTTGATGAAAACGAAAACGATCAATTATTCTTTGTACTTCAAGTGCTTCTCTTTCACTTCTTGGATAGAACATAAATTCAAACTGAAATGAACGAAAGTCTGGTGCTGTATACATGAGTTCAATCATTGGATTTGTTACACCACCAGTGGCAAAATAAGCACCCAAACGTGAAACTCCAGCACCAACGCCAGCCTTTTGTGCTAACTGTTGTGCTATCATTGAACCCAAACCAGACTTGGCAGCAGCGTTCAAAATACCTTTAGTATCGCCTGCCTTTACAGCGGCAACTAGATTAGGAGCAGCAACCATTGCTTGCCCCAAAAGTTCTTCACCAGGCTTTATGTCTGTATAATTTGCAGTCGAATCAAAGTTCAACGTATCTGGCATATACAAAGCAATTGCTTCATTTGTTAATCTAGTTCTTACTAAGAACTCGGCACCAGCAGCAGTTGATGCATTCTTGTCAGTAATTGCTTTGATTGAAGTTTCAATAGTTCCTCTTTCATCTCTTAGCTGACTTGATGCTTGAGGACCTTTTATAAAACTATCAATTACTCCAGATACTTTACCAGCAGTGCTACCACTTCCGAATTTTTGTATTACAGAAGAAGTGCCTTTTGAAACTAAGTTGGTTAGTTTTTCATTGATCGTGTCAGCAAAAGTTTGTTTGCCCGCACCAACACCACCACCTAAAAATTGTGTCGATCTATTCAGAGCATCGTATATTGCTTTTTCTTCTTCTTTTGCAAAAGTTCTTCCACCTCTTGTTTCGGAACCATACGATGTATTTTTTTGTTCTCTTACAAAGAAAACCATGTAGTGGCCTTTGTCAGGACTACCAATGTCAAGAGGATATTTGAGTGTAGTTTTTTCGAATGGTGAGCCTTCTAGAGCAGCAAGCGGTCCAAATGCTCTAGGATCAATTTGATTAAATTTGATGTCTGTTAGACCGAAGAATGCCATGAGGTTTCCTGTTAGATTGACTAGATAGTATTTATGTCAAATAAAGGAAGATTTAGACCGAAAAACCCGCAGAAATACAAGGGTGATGCAAATAACATCATCTATAGGTCTACGTGGGAAATAAAGGTAATGAATTATTTAGATGAGAATCCGAACGTCATTTGGTGGGGTTCGGAAGAACTTCCTATACCTTATATCAGTCCAGTTGATAAAAAAAGACATCGATACTTTCCAGACTTTATTGCTAAGATGCGTAAAGCAGATGGTACGGTAATGACTTATATTATAGAAGTTAAACCAGAAAAACAAACTCAACCACCCACACAAAAACGTAAAACAAAATCGTTTCTACAAGAAGTAATCACTTACGAAATTAATAAAGCCAAATGGTATGCTGCCGAAGAGTTCTGTAAAGATCATGGTTGGCAGTTTCAGATTTTAACTGAAAGACATCTAGGCATCAGATAAATATAAGATGGCGAAACGACTCATCGATAGAATTAAGGAATCCCTTACTAAGTCAGGATATGCTCCACGTTCACGTGAAGCAAGAACGTGGCTAAAATCCAAAGTTCCGGCACTCAGACCCACAAAAGGGGAACTGATGCGTGACAGGGAACGATTAAAGAATCAGTCTATCATAGGTCGTATGTACTTTTATTATTATGATCCAAAGACGAAAGATTCGTTGCCATATTACGACAGGTTCCCATTGGTTATTCCAATAGAACGATACTCAGACGGGTTTTTAGGGTTGAATCTACATTACATTCACCCAAAGCGACGAATCATTCTTCTAGACAAATTGAGTACCATTTTAACTGATCATCGTTATGATGAAGGTACTAGATTTAGAATCAGTTATGATTTTTTGAAACGAGCATCTAAAATTTATGAGGCTACACCATGTATCAAACGATACTTGTCAAGTCACGTGCAGTCTCGTTTTCTTGAGATTACAGCAGATGAATGGGATATTGCCGTCATGTTACCGGTAGAATCATTTGCAAAAGCAAGCGCCAGCAAAGTCTGGTCAGACTCAGAGGACAAATTTTAATGGCATTTTCACCACAATCTTTTATATCAAATGTAAACGCAAAAGGCGGTTTAGCAAGACCATCAAGATATCAAGTGATTCTTCCTATTCCCGCTTATGTGGCTCAGTTTGTAAAGAACTCTTTGATAGAAAAAGTGCTTAATATACCAAATTCAATTATGTCGGATGTGACAGATGCAATCAATAATGCATTAGGCACAAACGAAGGTGACAATAAAGGATCAAATCCAACAATATCAAGATACTTGTCACTACAATGTGAGTCTGCTGAATTACCTGGAAAAAATTTAGTCACCGAAGATGTGAAAATTTATGGTCCTGTTTTTAAAGTTCCATATCAAGTACAGTACGCAGAAACAACGTTGACATTTATTTGTACAAACGATTTCTATGAGCGTAAGTTATTTGAGCGTTGGTTAGAAGCTATCATGCCAACCGACACAAATAATTTACGTTACCCTAAAGGTGAAAATACAAAATACATGACTGAGATAACTGTCAAAC